TTAGTTAAATGGTATAACTTCGGCTTTGTAATCCGACATTAGAAGTTCGATTCTTCTAACCTGCATTTTAATTTGCTTAGGTACTCAAGAGATTAAGAGGATAGGTTGCAACCCTATTATCCGTCGGTTTGAATCCGACCCTAAGCTCCATGCTCACGTGGTGGAATTGGTATACACGACAAGTTTAAGCCTTGTTGCCATTTGGATTGAGAGTTCGAATCTCTCCGTGAGTATATTTTTAAAAAAGTATTGACATAACATCGTCGATATGGTATAATTAATTCAGAGACACAAACAGCAATTACTCCTAATAACATTCTATCAAATGACAGGCGAGAGTTCGAATCTCTCCAATCTAATGCTAGGTAGGGTTGTGGTGTAGCGGTAGCACAAAAAAGGCGTGTCTCGTCTATGAGAATCCTAGCTTCTCAATTATTATTTCGGGTTCGTCTAACTTGGAAGGATAGCGGACTTTGAATCCGCAGATACTGGTTCGATGCCAGTACCCGAAGCCATTTTAAAAAAATTATTGACAAATTAAGAAACATATGTTATAATTAAGATACAATCAACGTTGGGAAACGTCGATTTACATAGCGGTGTAGCTCAAAGGCAGAGCAATCTCTTGATAAGGGATAGGTTGGGATTTCAAAATTCTCCACCGCTACCAATTTTATCCATGTCCCGTTGGTCAAGTGGTAAGACGTTAGATTTTCATTCTAGAGTCACGGGTTCGATTCCCGTACGGGGTATTTATTATGTGTCCTTAGCTCAGTTGGTTAGAGCGTCGCACTGTTAATGCGAATGTCGCAAGTTCGAGTCTTGCAGGATACGCCATATGGGGATTCGCTAGAGTTGGAGAGCTAGGACGGGCTGTAACCCCGTTGCGTTTACGCTGATAGTGTTCGAATCACTAAATCCTCACCATATCATGCCCGATTAGTTTAATGGGAAAACATCTGTCTTACATGCAGAAGTTAGCTGTTCAATTCAGCTATTGGGTATTAAAAAATTCCGAGGTGTCCTATCCAGATAACAAGCGCAGTTACTAAGATGGATTAAATGTAGCATAGATAATGGAGCTACAGCCGAGGGTCATTATGGGGGTTTAGTTTAATCGGAAAAACACTAGCTTTGCAAGCTAGAGAAAAGAGTTCGAAACTCTTATCCTCCATCTAGTTGATAATCACGTATGAGTTCTGGTAAGGTAGAACTGGCTAAAAAAATCTAACCTGTGAGACTTGATAGAGTCTGGCTAAAAACTTATATCAGACGTGAGGGAGAACAACACGTGGCTAAATAAAACCCGTGATTTAAATCAACTTATAATTTGGGATTGTAGCTCAGCGATAGAGCAATCGGCTTTTAACCGATGGGTCGAAGGTTTGAATCCTTCCAGTCTCACCATATGCGTAATTAGCTTAACGGATAAAGCTCTTGCCTACGAAGCAAGCAGATGGGTGTTCAAATCACTCATTACGCACCATTATTGCTCACCTAGATGGTCTAGACCTATCTCTCATACGGATGGAGAAACAGTTCGATACTGTTGTGAGCAACCAATTTTATATTATGGCGGTCTTTCTAGATGCTCAATTGAGTAGGCGCAACCAAAAAGGGTCATTCCCTAATGACCGCCTCCATTTTTATTATCATAGCTGGCGGTAGGTCGGTATCTAACTTAGTCTCATACGCTAGGGTAATGTGGTTCAACTCCACAGCGAAGCAACCAATTATATTATGCTCCATTGGCTCAACGGATAAAGCAGTCGGTTTCTACCCGAAAGATTGGGAGTTCGAATCTCTCATGGAGTATTTGAGTTAGCAGACACTCGTAAAACACTCTGCATTAGACACGTTAACAGCAATTAAAACAAACCTATCATATTGGATAAAGTTGTGTCTAGACTTGCTAAATAAAATTTTTCATGTTTATTCATGAAGACACTTGCAGGGTTTAAATACCCTGCTCTCTCATTATGAGTCGTTAGTGTAATGATAACACGGTGGATTCCAAACCCACAAATCTGAGTTCAATTCTTAGGCGACTTGCCAATTTTAAAATCAAAATACTACTATAATTTTTTAGAAAGGAAAAAATATTGAATACTTTTTTAACTTTAAACAGTCAGAATCCAGAAGATAATATTCAAATTAGAAAAATATATAATTTAATGTATCAAGGATTCTCATATCAGCTTGTTATAGGTGTTGATTCTATTACGAACCAAGTAGGTCTATTAGAACTAAGAAACAGTTTTTTCGACCTAGCAGAAAATGTTGATAACTATAATTTCTATGAAATCATTCAGCACTTCAATGTAAAAGAAACAGCCTTCAATATGAATGACGAGATAGAAGTAGATGTAGCACATCAAACAGAAAGAATCTTGTATAGCACATTATACAAAGATAGACAGATGAAGCAATCTACTATTTATTTTTATTTACCAGAAATTGATTTTTATGCTGTATGTCAATATCATAAAGGAGTTACATCATTCTTAGATGGAGATGAACCTTATCAAGAAGAAAGATTTGATGAATTTGAAACATTCAACCTTCTTTCATTGGTAGAAAATATCAACTAAAAAATTATTGACAACCAAATATAAATGGTTGTCTTTTTTTATGAATAAAAAGGAGGAAAAGGAATGAGAATTGAAACACTCACAGATGGAGTCTTTGTTGTCGTTATTGAGACAAAAGAAGTCAAGGAGGTTGATAGAGTAATTGAAAACTTAATTTATACAAAAGATGAAAGCTTTTATTCTATTGATGAATTAAGAGAACCTCAAGAACATGAGTACCTAATGTTTATTGAAACTGAATATTGGGAAAAGTATAAGAGACCTTACGGAGAATTTCTGATTGGAGATATCATCATGTATGAAGGAAAAATATATGAGATTGAATCAATCGAGACACTTGGAAATGCTGATTTTGTTGTTACAAAAGGTGGTCGAACTATTTTTGACACCATGAACATTAGAATTAATGTTTTCAGAGAATTAAGAATGAATGGAGATGAATTTAATTGAAAAGTTATGTTTTCACGCTAGTAAATGAGAGTCTTACGAGTCCTCTTTACAGCACGATGTCACCATATGAATTTATGCAATATATGGAGACAAAGAGAAACTACCTTACAGAAATAGACACAAGATATCCAAACCTTGTTGACTTTGAATCTTTCGGTAGAGGTATGACAAGAACAATGTTAGTTGTTCGAGAGGTCGCAAATCCTTATTATTTGCAAGCAGGATTCTTTACACCATATCCAAGATTGGGTACTGTGTTTCATAGAATGATTCCTGCAACACATCTTCCAGATAATATGATTACCTTTGAAGGTGTATCACAATATCTAATGGCTTTATGTAAATTGTACAGAAGACAAGAAGATTTTACAACTATGGAAATTATTAATGAGGTAGCTGATTTCCTTGAAGATTATGCAACAACAGATGTATCAACTGCAAATGGTATTATGACACTTGGTAATGCTACAATCACATTTAACCCTGCAAATAGCCTATGGGAGCAACGCCCTATTGTTGGGTATGGCTATGATACAAAAGATGCCCTAGTGGTCGCACAGGCGATGCTAGAAGCATATAGCCTTACTGGTAAGTTCAACTATATCACTGTCGCCAGAAAGATTTTAGATACTCATATCGGAGCTATCTTAAAATACAATGACACAAATCCAACAATCAAAGAATACTTGAAGTTCTTACCATTTGAAGGGTTCTCTACTACCGGAGTCGAGAAAAGCTATAAATCGGTGAGTAATGTGAGACATCTTCTAGGGGCTTTGGATATGTACCTTGCATACTTTGGAGATGAAGATAGAACTGGATATGCTTCAAAAACTTATTCAGTACAATCATTTAAAGATTCATTAAAGAATTTAATTCTTGCTTTTCCTAATTCATATGCAGGAACAGCTTCACTACCTGCTGTAAGTATTCAAACATTATTTGGAACTGTAAAAATGAATGGAGCTAAAGGTGATTCTGATGGATATGTTTATTCAGAAGACCTTATCGAAGCAGGGATTTCATTAGCTATGGTAGACCCTAGCATCGGAAACTTCTTTGCTCTTGGAATCGAGAAAATGAAAGAAGCTAATCAATTATTTGAAGACGATGTTAAGTTCTTTGATAAGATGAAATATAATTCAACTATTGAAACTTATCTAAAGGATTCTAGTTCTAAAGAAGTGGTAGAAATATCTGCTGTATTCCTTGAGTACCAAAGACTAATTGGGAATATGCAATATTTCGATGACTACGTTATTGATTATATTCGTGAGAATATTATTTTCGATACAGACTTAAACGTTGATGGACTATTAAGAACAGACAAGACATCTACTGGTGGATATGTGATTTCCGTTGACGGTATCGCTAAGATATTAAATACGGGTTTAGAGTATGTTGTGTTTGAAGAAGGTAGTAGAAAGAATACTGTAAAAGTAAATATTTCAGACTTAACTTCTGGACAATATGATTATCAATTGTATTCTTCTTATATGTCTAATCAAACTTTGAAGTCTGATTTCAAGAATAAGACATCTGGTTCTACTAATATCAATCCACATTTCGCAGGAAGTTTAATTAGTGCAAATATTCCTAAGACGATTAATGGACAAGCGATTGACCTTATTTCTAATGGATTTTTACAAGAAGCAACTGGAGCATCACAAAGAGTTAGATATCCTGCTCTTACAGACAAGGTAAAAGAGTCTAAAGGTGATACTGTCAAATTGATATTCGAAGTTAAAACGAGTGTAGCTATGACTGGTACTGTCTATCTATTCGATACAGCTCAAAACGTATTAGGAAGTACAGAACCATCATTCTCTGCAACGACTACTTGGACTAGAAAAGAAATCAATCTTCCATTGACAGCAAATATGGGAACAGCTACAAACTTCCAATTAACATTTGCCACAAATACAAATGGAACAGCCTCATATAGAAATGTTTCTTTAAAAACAATTCCTTACGAAGAATTCAGTCAAGTTTCATATGGTCGTATTTCTACAATTGAAGGATTAGGAGTCACAGCTCTTACAACTGGAAATGGTCTTAGAGCGCAAATTGGATTTAGTTTTGACTTGAAATCACAAATCAAAATTGACTATAAAGACTTCTTTACCAACAAGGAAACACCATTCTTGCAGAATCAAATTATGCAGAAGGAAATTACAGGAGCTAAGATTAAAGTAAAAGGTTCTTCAACTGGAGCATATAGCGTTGTTATTCTTAATCCAACAACAAAAGCATTTGTAACTTATGATTTCACAGAAACAGCTATTGACAGAACGATTACCTTAGATAAGGCTACTCTAACACCTTTGATTGATTACAATGGTCGAGTATCTATGTTTGTTGTAACACCTGCCCAAACAGCTACACCTTTAAGTATTACTCTTGATTATATTTTATTTGAAACAAGTTTCGATAGAGTATTAATCAAAACGCCTACAACCTATAAAGATAGAAGGGTCTTTATTACAGAATTGTTTATTGACGAAAAGAATTTAGATAGATTCTTAGAGTTAATGGATAAATTTATTCGAGAACGTGACACAACATTGTTCGATGAACTTGTAAACGAAGATTGACAACTATTCCCCACTTATGATATAATACAAATCATAGGTGGGGATTTTTTTGTTTTATATATACCTTGACTTTGCTTGAGTTATATGTTATAATTAAGTTACAAACAAGGAGGTGGTTGTATTGAAAATGAATGATATTAAACATGAGATGGTTGCACATGACATCATTTTATTTACAGAAGTATTCAAGATAGATATGGAAGAAGCTGAAAAAATTATCTTTGGTAGTCTGATTGAAGAAAACGAAGTAGATGATGATGACGTAGATACAATTAGAGACATGGTTAAAGTTATCCAAAAAGAATCTTAATAAAAAGGAGTTGTCAAAAATGTTATTGTTGTTTGGTATCGTTATTCCGCTATTCATTATGTGTCTGACAGTAGAGCCTGTGACAAAAGCCTTTGAATTACGAGTCATGGTATCAAAGAACGAATTTTTGAGTAGCTTATCTTATAATACAATAAATAAATTAGAAATGATTGCCATTTACTATGAGCTAGGTGGCAAAGTTAGATTAGATAGATATAACTATCTTATGTTCAGAAGATATTTTTTAGAAACAAGAGGGAGAGAAATTAATGAATAAAGAAACTATTACAAAAATGTATGAAGAAAAAATCAATGAAGGTATCAATGTATTGATTGCCGTATTAGAAGAATCAACTGGTCGAGAGTTAGAGGAAAAAGAAGTTCAAAGTCTTTTAGCTATCTATAAATTGGGATTTGATTCTGGTTTCCAAGCAGGTGTTGTTATTGTCGCAGAACAAGCTAACGCTATTGACTTGGGGGATAATCTAGGAGAGGAACAAGATGAAACGACGTAAAGATAAAAAATCGCCCGAACTCCATAAAGCCATTATGAAAATTTGTAAAACTTTTGACTTATCATATGAAGAAGTCTCAGAAATTATGGAGATGGGCTATATTGACGGAATAATTTTTTCTATGGAGGTCAATACGTGCAAGAGAGAGACAGAGAAAGCATAATAGAAGAAGTTAAATCTAACTTAGGTTGGATTGTAGAAATAGAAAGAGGTCTTTTAAAATTGAAAGTCCTATGCGCTAAAACAAATGATAAGATATATTACGGAGATAAAGATGCCGTTGAATATCATTTAGAAGGAAAAGAAGTAAGAAAAATAACTAAAACATGGGTGGTGTTTGAATGAAGTATAGTAAAATGAGAGAAATCTTAGATTCAAAAGGTGTTAAGGAACGAATCATGCTATTCTCTCTTTATGGTTCGCAAAACTATGATGCCGATTTAATCGGAGCAGATTATGATTACCATGTATATGTGTTCTATGGAAAAGATAATCTATTGGACAATGTTCAAAAAAGTAAAACCTATACACTTGAAAATGGTTCTGTAAGAGTACATGACGTAAGAACTTTATTAAAAGGATTTAGCAATTTAAATATCAATAACTTAGAAATTTTTGAATCAGATAGTTTATACGTTTGTCCAGAGCTTAAAAATCTAGTTGCTATTATCAAAAGACAGAATCTAGTTAAAAGAGCAATTGATACAAACAGAGAAAAATTTTCAGACGTTACTCTTGGTATCATGAAATCTTATAAAGTCAGATATGAAAAAGATAATAAGCCTAAGAGTCTTGTAAGAATGACTATGTTCTATGCTATTTCATACACACTTCTAAGTCTCGCATCTCAAGAAGATGTTAAGTTCTCAGACTGTCTTAAAGTGTTCGATAGAACGACTTGTCTTAATACAATCAAATCTATCGAAAACGATTCGGGATTTGCTAAATCTCTATTAGAGAAGAACGTTTTAAGAATGGAACAACTGAAAAGTCTTCCTGTTTCTACTTCAACTGATTCTAAGAAACGTGAAGATTTTGATAAAAACCTTAAAGAAGTTAAGGTAATGCTAGTCAGAGTTTTGGCTAGACTATAAAGGAGATAAAAATGAAAATATTGTCAATAGACCAAGCTAGTTATACGGCAGGTTTGTCTATCTTGACAGGAGCAGAAAGTAAAGATTTAATCTGGTACAAGGAGTTTCAAATGGATAAGAATTTAGACTTTCTTTCCAGAGTAGAACTTCTTGTTGACTTGATTCTTAAAACAATAAAAGAAGAAGAAATTAAACACGTAATTATTGAAGATATTCAATATCAACAGAATGTGCAAACATTTAAAAAACTTGCATGGCTTCAAGCCATCATAGTATGGAATTTAAGAGTAAGGAAAATAAATCACACAATCATAGCTCCTTCAACTTGGAGAAACAAGAATGGAATTAAAGGTAGGGCTAGAAAAGAACAGAAAGCTAATTCTATTAGACTCGTTCAACAGATTTACGGATTTGATTTAGAAGAAGATGTAGCTGAATCTATATTGATGGGAAGAAGTTTCTTCCTAGAAACTACTAAAAAGGGGAAAAAGAAATGAAGCACAGTTTTTGTTCAAATAGTCGTTGCGACTTAAAAGGTGAATGTAAATTATATGAGAATTATCGTAATTCTTTAGATATTGAAGACGGAAAAGTAGTATCGTATGTAGTTAATGATTTACAGACGGAATGTGAATTTAATAACTACACTTATTTTGAAGATAAAAATAAAGGAGAAGAAAAATGAAATTAACAGAAGAACAACTGATTGAGATTCTTGAAGTTCAGAACGAAGTATTAGCACAGCTCAACTTTAAAATTCAAGAAATGACATTGAAAAATCATGCCTACATTAATCACTTGAAAACGGAGGAAGTAAAAGATGAAAGCGGAGATGGCAAGGAAATTACTGATTGAAAAAATTCTAGATAAATATAGTTCTATGATGGAAGATTTATACAAAGAAGCTATGGCTGAATTTAGAACACAAAGAGCGCTTGCTATTAATAAGGGTTCATCTAAGTTCAGTATCTACATTAGTCCGAATCATCAAATGTCTTATGACCTTAGATATTATCAATCTAGGGCAATTATTCAATTTACCAAAGAGATAGAATCAATGGGGTATAAAGTAAGACCTATTGACAAATATAGTGGTGGCTATTATGAAATCTCCTTCTAAAAGAAGGGGATTTTTTATTGACATATTATTCTATATGTGCTATAATTAAGGTAACAAGTAAACGGTAACTTTAGTTTTAAAGAAAGGAATGTTTATAAGTGACTGCATTTATAATGATGTGTTTAGGTATCGCCATTCTATATATTGGAACTATATGGAAACTAAATGACGAATTTAAATACAGAAAGAATGAAAAGAAAAAAGAAGATGTTTTCAAAGAAGAAAATGAAGTGCAAGAGAAAGAGAACGGAAAGAGGTATTTAGATTGAACGACTTTATGAGATGGACGAAAGAACGTTCTAATGATGTCGGTTACGTCTATTTCGTAAATATAAATGGTCTTGTTAAAATAGGCAGGACTAATAATCCTAAGCGAAGAATGAAAGAACATAAGGCAGATAAGAGCAAAGTTATAATGATATTTAAAATTGAAAAATATAAGAGCTTTGAAAGATACTGTCAATCTTGGTTTAGGAGATATCGAATCAAGGGAGAATTTTTTAGAATACCACATAAGGAACTATTGGAATTTTTTAGATTGTTCGAAGATTATTCATTAGAAATAGAGAGGGAGTTTGATTAATATGAATTATAAAGTAAAAATTATGGCTGTTGGACTTAGTGGAAATTTAGTTCGAGTAGTAGAAGCTGATTCAATTACAACAGCTATCTTAATGGGAGCTAAACTTGTTCAGACATTAAATGAGGAGTACAGTTATCGAAGACACGCATTAATCGGAGTATTTGAATCAACTGGATTAGTAGACAGAGATGGTAAAGAAGTTTTTGACAACGATACGTTATTCAATATAGCCACTGGATTAGATTCATTAATTCATAAAAATGACGAAGGTGTTTTCCAGATAGCTTCTAGTGATTTGCCTATGTTCGAACTACTAGCTAGCGAAATTTTTGAAGTAAGTAAGACTCAAGGCGAGGTGAGTATTTAATGAAAGTCAAAATTATTCAAATCACATTTGATGAAATGCGAAAAACAGGATTAAAGCCAGATGTCGCATATGAAGTCATCAAAGATTTAGGCAATAGATTTATCATCAAAGATGAATTTGGAGCTATCCACAATATTGAGAAAACAAAAGTTAAAGAAGTCACTTGACTTCTTTAATTACATATGCTATACTATAAGTAAGGTTAAGGAAGGAGAAAATAAAATGAATAGATTCATTAGAACAAGAATTCACAGAACTAGACACTTCTTCACTAAAATTAAAAGGCTTTTCAAATGGCGAAAGGTAATTTGGGAGTCAGAAGATTGGGATTATCATTACTTGCTAATCTTAATGGATAAAAAACTACAAGAGATGGAAAAACTTCATCGTTACGAAGGTCATTCTGTTAACAGCGAAGAAAAGGCTGAGGAAATTAACAGAGTAAGACAAGCTATTAGTATGGTTATCCATCTAGACGAAGGTTCTTACGAACAAAAGCAAATAGCATTAAAAGAAGCTAAGAAAATTTTTAGCGAGGATGTCGCAGAACAACTTTTTGGATGGTGGGATTAATATGAAGTATGATATCAAATACGAACATTTGTTTGATGATTATTGTAAAAATCCAGAAGGAGAATACCCTTGGTACAATGATAAAAAAGCGTATCAATTTAAAACAGTTGTTAATAATGCAAATAAGTATAAGTTAGAATTATCAGATGAAGATTTTAAACTATTCTTTGAGCTTAGTTACAGATGTGACGTTAGTTGGATAATGCACCAAATGACGGCATACAAGCTATCGTTTAAAGAAGCTCTTGTTAGTTATATAACTTATTAAGGAGGATTCTTTATGAGAAACCTAGAACGAATTGATGTTGCAATGAACGCACTCACTGAAATTTGGAAACGTAATCAAGATATGCGATTCCATCAACTTGTTGAATCTCTAAAGTCTCAATATGTCGAAGAAAACGAAGCTCATTATCATGTCATCAAATCTTACAGAACAAAATTCTACAATGGTAATCCAGTAGAAGAACCCGTCTTCTCTATTGATATGTTCAATCTTGAAGATGACGAATGGATTGATTTCTTAGTTGGATTTGCGGAGAAAGGACGCTAGAAAATGTTACACCTATTAGACCACATCAAGAAGAGTATTATCTGTCATCGTAGAGGTCATTTTTGGGTTTGGAAACCACTTCACAAAGAGCGTTGTGCAAGATGCGGTAAAGTTAGAGAGAAAAAGAAATGATTATATTTACAGATATCATACAAAGACAAAAATCAAAGATTCATGAAAAGCAAGATGTAGTATTTAAGGAAAAACAAAAGAAAAACTTTTGGGAAAAAATAAAAGATAAGATAAAAAGGAGAAAATAAATTATGAACTTAGAAAACGAAATCAAACAAGATAAATTACAGGCGATGCGGAATAAAGACACTTTAAAGAAAAATGTATTAACCTTAATTGCTAGTCGTATCCAAAATAAGAAAATCGAAAAGAAAGTAAATGCACTTTCTCACGAAGAAGAAGTTCAAGAAGTATCGTCTGAATTAAAGCAAGCTAGAGATGCTTTAGAAGGTGCTGAAAAGTCTGGTCGTCAAGATTTGATTGATAAAGAGAAAGCTAAGATTGCAATTATTGAGTATTACCTTCCAAAGCAATTAACAGAAGAAGAGATTACAGCAGAGGTACAGGAGCTTGTAACAGAAGGTATGAGTGTCAAGCAGGCTATGGGTGTAGTTATGCCTAAGATGCGTGGACGAGCTGATATGAAGGTCGTATCAGAGATTGTACGTGCGGTGGCTCAAGGAGGAAAATGATTTGCTAAGTATAAATGCAATGTTAGCTAAAAATAATGTAGATAATTTTAAAAATCGTGATTATCGTGAATTCAAAGTAGAATTAGAACAAAAAATTACGGATGCTAGCCAGAGAGGTTCTGAGTTTGTTTTCGTATCAATTCCAGATACAATTGATAAGACTAGAATGTTAATAGAGATTGAAGAATCTGGCTATACTGTATCTGTTGATAATCTTGGAGAATATAAGATTTCTTGGGCTAATCCAGTAATTGAACAATCTTAAAATAATAGTCAGAAAGTGCTTGCTTTCTGGCTATTTCTATGTTATAATTAAATTAAGAAAGGAGATAAGACAAATGCAAAAAATTAAAGAAATGATTGCCAGAGAAATTGCTAGAATGGTTTTATCAGTTAAAAGTGATTCTTATAGAAAGAATAGAAAATCAGAACGTATGGTTATAGATAGAATTATTCATGAAGTTCAAGCTAGAAGATGGTGCATGGAAAGATTATTACCTTATGATGATACTTTATTAAAACAAGATGGATACCTGCTAGAGCAAATTAGAACTATGATTGAATTTGAAATAGAAGAAAAACTAAAAGAATGGGGATACTGATTATGATATCTATTCTATTGATTCCATTTGCTTTCCTAGCTTTCACTTCATTCATTACTTGTTTTGGAATGGTAATGCAAACATCGGACAATAAATTAAGAACTGCTCTTATGTTAACAATGTTTCTATTAATGTATTATACGGTAAAATTAGCACTAATAACAAATGGAGGTATTTAATATGAGTAAAACAGAATTAGTAGTAATTAGTTATTTTGATAATGGTATTTTTCACACGGCTTCAATTCAACATTCTACACCAGAGTACACAGCTCAAAAGGTTGATGATTTAGTGAAAGAGGGCTGTGATATTTTAGACGTTGTGCGATATGATTCAGAAACTCTTAAACTAATTACTGATGAAATCGTAGAAGACAACTTAGAACAACGTGTTCGTCAAGAGATTATAAATCTAGATGGTGAAAACGATAGTTTGGCAGAAGAAATTCAAAAAAATCTTCTACGAATTGAAGAACTTGAAACAGTACTAAATGAAATCATAAAAAACAAATAATAGGAGGAATTCTTATGTTCAAAAAAGGAGACAAGGTTGTATTATCGGCAGGATTTTATTTCGGACTACCAACAACAGCTATTGGAGTGGTGAAAGAATCAAACAAGAGAAATACATTTGTCTCCTTCAATGAATTCGGAATAGAAGAAGTAAGAACAAAACATTTAAAATTATTAGGAGGAAAATAATTATGAAGAAAAAATTAATTGGTTTTTTATCGGCAATTTTAATGGTTGGAGTTTTGGCAGGATGTGTCGATGATACAGAAGCAGACGTAGTATCGGAAAACCTGTCAAAGTCCGCAGATTCATTTAAGGTTCAACGTAAAGTAGTATTCTTCAATGGTATCACTGATAAGTATTTGCTTTCAGTGGAAGGACTGTGTTCTCTAGATGCTTCAAGTGCTAAGAAAATCTCAATCACCTGTAAAGTAGGAGACGATATGTATAAGAAACACTATTTAGGTCTAAGTGATAACGTAAGTTATTTTGTAGAGCAAACAGACGCTAAGTATGAAAACAAGTTCCACTATAAAGTCGTATTCCGCCCAGAAACAATTGTACCAGATATTGATTTGCAAACAAGTTTAGATAAGGACGAGTAATATGCGTGATTTTAAAGAAGAAGAAATAAAAGAATATAATGAATTGCTTGACAGATTGTTTGAACCAATAGGTTTGAATATATTTGAACTACCAGAAAAGAAAGGAAAGTGTAAAATGATTTTAAATAAAAGAGACGGCGAACTACTAGAACGTGTTGTTGGATTAATCGAAATCGGGGATACCAAATTCCTACTTTCAGAAGGTGAAGAAGTAGATGTTTGGGATTTAGAAGAATATGCAGATAAAGTAGTAGTTGATGAAATTACAGACCAAGGACGATGGGATGTTTACAAGCGTAAAGTTTTGAAGTTTGGAGACAAGTTCTTAGAGTTAACGTGGAGTCAAGGAGCTACCGAAAATCAAGATTACGGTATCGAAGATTTAGAACTAAAAGAAGTTTTTCCACATGAGGAAACTATTACAGTATATAAGTAAGGAGAATGTTTATGAATGTGAATCCAAAAGTTAAAAAACAAATTATTGAATATAATAAAGAATACTTTAAATCACTTAATAATCCTATCTTTTTCTTTGATGGAGATTATAGTTTCCTTAGTAATTTCCATGATTGTAATGTTGGTTTTATGTTTCAACACGGTGATGAAGTTAACAGTTATATTTTCAGTAGCACAGAATCTGCTTTCCAAGCGATGAAATGTCCTAGTCGAGCAGAAGAATTTATATATCTTAATCCATCAGAAGCGAAAAAACTAGGTCGCAAAGTTCCATTGCGTCCAGATTGGGAATCGTATAAATTACAGGCTATGAAGATGTGTTTAGTAAGTAAATTCGCATATAATAAAGAGCTTGCTGATAAGTTGTTGGCTACTGGAGATAGAGATTTGGTTGAAGGTAACTATTGGAACGATGAATTTTGGGGAGTATCTTGGAAAGGCGGAGAAAACCATTTAGGCAAGCTATTGATGGAAGTCCGTGAAGGTATTCGCAAGAGTCGTGAGAAAAAAGAACAATGAGAGTCTATTCAGAACAAGAGAAGACATTCGATAATGGCAGAGGTAAGATATTTGTAGTAAGGTTGTTCTGTCAAGGAACTTATGATTTCATTGTTACTGATTATTCTGGAAATAAAGTAAATATAATTACTGCAATTGATGTAGATTTTGTACACGCAAGAGTACGTGAGATGCGTGGTTGGGTCAGTATTCAAGAAGATGAAGTCAGTTAAAGAGAGATTTATTTCTCTCTTTTTTATTGACATCGTGACTACTATATGGTATACTAGGTATATAGTAAGGAGGAAATTAAATGAAAAGCAATAGCGTAGATTTTAAAGTAGGTGTTATCTTTGGATATGCCTTTTGTCAAGCGCAAAGAATTGTTGATTCGAATAGTGACTATAGATTTCTTGATGAAGAAACTAGGTTAGAACTTACTAAAAATATCGCAAATGAAATTATTAGTGGCTCAATTAAACAGGAGGAATATTAAAATGGCTAAAAAATTGTATCAGTTCCATTGGGATTGCGGACGTTCGGGTGATTTAGAAGGATTATTCATTGCAGAGGAGAAGGATATCAAAGATGCAATCGGTAAAGAGATTGCTTTTGGAGAAGTATTAGGTAAGCATAGTTGGGTTGATGGAACTTTGGAAGAAAATGATTTATCAGAGGTTGGTATTCCAGAAAATGTTGTTTTAATTTTGGAAGATAAAGTTGGTCGAACAATTTCTGGCTATAACCCATTAGAATATCTTGAAGGGGAGGAGTTTTAAAATGAGTAAAAGACCGATAGGATTAGATAATGATGAAGCTATTTACACGTTCATGCAGAATGTAGAGGTAAAGTTTTCAGAATTAATTGCAAAAATCGAGGATACAATTATTGATAACGCTGAAAACTTAACATTAATTAGTTCTTTTTCACTGGAAGGTTCTGAACTAGACCGTGATGAACAAATTCAAGTGTTGATTGCTGTATCAAGATACTTTGCTAAAAAAGGTTTTGGAGTTTCTGATATTAGAGCAAAGCAAGACGACGATGCTACACCTTATATTATAATTGAAGTTTTAATTTATTAATTTAAAGGAGAAGATTATATGAATCATACGATTAAAATTCCCATCGGAGACCGTTCTGGAGATGGTCATGGTATTCATGAAGATTTCTATTATAAATCAAATAAGCACGTTGATGATTTATATGACATTCATGAGGAATCTAAAAAAATTATGAACATTGAAGAAATCTGTAGCGACTATGAAGAATATTCGATTCCAGAAGTATATGTCAAAAAACTCGTCGAACTAGGATTTTGCAAAAACAATGAATATCATGAGGATGACCTTTTACATGCTAATCATCCAGAGATGTTTGCTGATATCTGGGTATTCTTATTAATGCTAACTGACCCAGAATTAAAAATGGAAAAAACAAATGATGACTCACAAACTCTAGGTGGTTACAGAGAAGGTAAGAAATATATTAGTTTTGTAGGCTATGGACTATTTGGTTAAAAAAGGAGATTATAAAATGCGTGAACATAAATTAGGAAATTTTATCTTGCAAAATGACGAAGGTTTTTTGAAAATAATTGATAGTACGGGTCAATCGGTAGATGTGACTGCAAACAATATCATCAATCCACTTGTTAGAAAACTAGAGCAAGCGGAAGATGAATTAGAATTAGTTAAAGGTAAAATATTAATCGACGAATATGTTTTCGAGGAAATGCAAGAACGATTAAGATTTTTAGATGCTTTAGAATATGCAGGAGTAGATAATTGGTCTGGATATGGATATGCCTATGAGCTAATGGAAGAAGACGATGATGAGTGAAAAAGTAGAAGTTGATAAAGATTGGTTAGAATATCTAGAATGTCAACACATCTTAATGAACGCTTTAGAAGTTTATGGAGTCCAAAGATGGAATAAGTATGAACAAGCCTATGAGAGAGCGAGAGTGATTATGGAATGGCGCAAGGAAAATGGGAACAACTAAAGTCCGCTATTAAAACATCTCATGAAATTAGTGAGACTGGAAAAGATAATATGATTCGTGAACGAGTTCTTCTTAGCAATCTATTAAAGATGATGGAGAGACTTGAAAAAGAAGAACAGAGAGAAATTCTTTTTGTATATTGGAATCCTACGGCACAACAAATTCAAGCGACTACGATTAAATCTAAAAATGCCCATACAGCAAGACATGAGTTATGGAAATTAAGAGGTCGCAATAACGTAGAAATTGAATTAATTGTAGATATTGGAGGAAATTAAAAATGGAAAAAGATATCTATGTAAATAAGGAAAATTTAAGAATTCAAAAATTCGTATATAAAGAAAAATATGGAGTAATGACAGCCTATGAAATTTTCTTTTTGGTTAAACGTAATACCTCTTTAAGTTTTTCTTTTATGAGCTTAGAATATAAAGGAAAGAAAGAAAGTATTTTTGAAAAATTCTTTGTTCGAGAAAAAGGAGAACTTGATATTTACAGCTTTACTTTATTTAAGAAAACATTTGAAATATCTATCTATAAAAAGGGGTTATAATAAATGTTGGATGCTATTAATATTCATAAAACAACAAAGAAAAATATTAAAGAAGCAGAAAAACGTATTGAGAGACGCATAGAAAAAATTGAAACAAATATAATTCAAGCTATTAATAGATACGAGTTTAAATTAGAATATGGACTAGAGAAAATGTTTAGTGAGCAAATCATAGAATATTTCCGTGATTCTGGATTTGACGTGGAATATAATAAGGTTAATCAGACATTAAGTATTTCATGGGAATTTAAAAATTACCCAATTAACTATTTCATTCATATGGAAAATTTAAAAGAATATAAAAAAAGTCTAAAAGTAGTTGAGGGTAAAGAATTTTCTGACATTATTGAATCACTAGACCCTTTAAAGACTAGAGATATTCTTATGGAAATCAGACATCTTTTAAAAGGAAGAAATATAAGTTTCCATTTAGAAGAATTGGATGATTATGATTATCCTAGAATTAAAAAAATGCTAGAGATGATGGGTCTTGCAGTTAATCCAAAAGAAGTAGAATTTTGTCATGATTACACAATTTATAAAAATATAGAAATTTACATTGGAGCGAATTAATTTCGCTCTTTTTCTTTACTTTGTATCCGTTATGTGGTATAATAGTATTATAAGAGAGAGGGGATAAATAAAATGAGAGAAGTTGTAGAGTTTGATTTAAGGTCAAATATAGTTAAAGCATCTGTGGATTTAATAATCTCAAAAAATGAAGACGAATGTATTTGTGTCTATGATATTGACTTTGACGAGAGTATGTCTAAAAGTGTGGTCTATCTTTTAGGAGAAAATGGATATCGTTCAGAATTAGATAATTGGAATAACGTAATAGTTTATCCTAAGTTTAAACCAATTAATAAAAGAGGTTAAGAATATGAGACGAACATATTTTAGAATTGTTTACTACGGAATAAAAGACCATTACCCATCTTGGGTTGATGGAAAATGGCACGATACACCAGAAGAAGCTATTCAAGAAGCTGAAAATAAAGGATACGAGTTAGTTGATAGGAAAACTAGAGTATATGAATATAAATACAAAGGTGTAGAAGAAAGCTTTACACGTGAAGAAGGAAAATTTATAAATAAAGATGGTTTGAAAGCAGAACTAGAAGAAGAATACATTGGATTTTCAGACTGAAAGGGGATTAAAATGATTTTACTGACAGCGATTGGTTGGGCGATAGTACTTGCAATATTTAATCTAATCCCAACATCAATATTATACCTAATTTTTAATCAGGGTTCAATCAAAGAGCCTTTCTGGGAAATCTATTTTGGACTAATCGCATCATACGCAGTATTGGCAATGCTATTCATATCTTAAAAGGAGACGATGAAAAATGACAAAACAAAAAATGGTAGAATTACAAGGCAAAAACAACACAGCTAAGGTATTTACAGAAAATATCGACTCTGTAACAATTGGTCAAGTAATCGGTATGTTGAATGAGCCATTCACAGAAAATTCTAAGATTCGAATTATGCCAGATTGTCACGCAGGTAAAGGTTCTGTAGTAGGAACTACTATGACAATTCAAGATAAGGTCGTACCAAACTTGGTCGGAGTAGACATTGGATGTGGTGTACTCGTAACAAAGATTCAAGCTACTAAAGACGAGATTGACTTTAATAAACTGGACGAAGTAATCAACAAATATATTCCTGCCGGAATGAATGTCCGTTCAAAAGCTCACCGATTCGCAAGCAAAGTAGACTTTGATAAAATCCGAACTGACTTCAACCGTGAACGTGCGGAAAAATCAATCGGTACTCTAGGTGGAGGAAACCATTTCATCTCACTAGAAGCTCATGGCGACGATGTTTATATCTTGATTCATTCTGGTAGCCGTAATATCGGTAAGCAAGTAGCGGAGCATTACCAAGATGTAGCTTTCAACCGATTATTCAATCAATCAGATACAATCACTTCTAAAATCGAAGAACTTAAAGCTCAAGGTCGTCAAAAAGATATCCAAGCTGAAATTGCTAAGATTAAAGCTAATCGACCTGTCGTAAACAAAGATTTAGCATTTGTAACTGGTCAAGATATGGAAGATTATCTAAATGACTTGAAAATTGCACAGCAATTCGCAAAATTAAACCGAGAAGCAATGGTTGATGAAATCATCACAGAGATGGATTGGGTAGTCACTGAACAGTTCGATACCATCCATAACTACATCGACCTAGAGAACATGATTCTCCGTAAAGGTGCTATCTCTGCCCAAGAAGGCGAAAAGGTAGTTATCCCTATCAATATGCGAGACGGCTCTATTATCGCTATTGGCAAAGGTAATCCAGACTGGAATTACTCTGCCCCACACGGTGCAGGACGCATCATGTCGCGCTCTAAAGCTAAAGAACAGGTTACTATGGAGCAATTTACAGATTCGATGGAAGGTATATGGTCTACGTCTGTAGTTGAATCTACAATTGATGAATCTCCATTCGCCTACAAGCCAATTGATGAAATCATGGAGAATATTCAAGATGCAGTAGACGTTCAGTTTGTTGTTAAAACAATTTACAACTTTAAATCAAAATAAGGAGATGTTAATATGAAAAAAAATATAATTAGTCAAATAGAACTAGCTTTAATTCATGGTCATGATAGTTTTAAATTTCTTTCAGATAGCGATGAACAGATTGAAACTTATAAACTAGCCCTTAAAGAAGCTTTTGAGGATGAAGAAATTAAAAAGAAAGTTAGTTATTACGATTCTTATAAGTATGAAAAAGGTGAAATGGTTCTAGGTTGTAAGGTGTTGATTGTAAAAATGACTTTAAAGGGGAAATCTTTATGAATGTAGAAGACGCACGTAATATTTATATTGAAGCTAAAGAAGAACAAGAAGCATTAGCCGAAGCAAAATATAAAGGATTAATTAAAGAGACAGATAAGCTAATCAAGAAGACTGCTAGTGATGGCTTATCCAGATGCGGAATTGTGTGTATTCCCCGATTCCGTGAAAGGTTTATCAGCTATTACAAGAAAAAAGGTTTCAAAGTATCAAATATTTCAAATTCTGTAACAATAGATTGGGAATTAGAACAAAAGGAAGAATGGTTTAAGTTTACTCATTATTCGAATCAACGTGTTAGCTATGATATTTATAGTAAGAAAACATTCGACCAAATTGCGCATTTATACAGAGATTTCCATAGTGCATTTAGTAGAGAAGAAGAAGAAAAAATGATAGATGTTCTAATTCTTTTAAAAGAAATTTATAATGGGTTGAATAATTCATTCCATTTCAAAGTATCTGGAGAAGACGATGCTTTAAAAATCGTTAGATTCATAGAAGCTATCGGATACGAAGCGAATTATGTTCATGGTTATGGTGTAGTGAATGAAAATTCTCATGAGTGGGAAAAATTATTCTTAATCACTGTATCGAAAGGATGGTTAAATTGAATAACTATAGAGTATTTTTCTTCAACCAGAAAACAAATCAAACAGATTCTTTAGTTGTAGAAGCTAGAAGTCACGGAGAAGCCGAAGGTATGCTTATTGCATATTTTGCAAGTCAAGGCATTGATGTTGATGATAGTCAAGTTGACGCATATTTAACTTTGGAGGATTCACAATGAATAAATATAAAATTACTTTCAAATATGATTTTGATGAAGATATTGTTATCCGAGATGATTACGATTCAGATTATTATAGCGAAATTGTTTATGCCGATTCTTTAGAGGACGCAAAAGATAAATTTAAATTATATAATATTGATGCAGTTATTGTTTTCGGAGAACGAGTGTACGGAGATGCTATGGATGCAGAATGGAGAGATAAATAATGTACGAAATCTTTTATTTAAACGGTGAAACAATGAAAACAAATACGGTGTTGGTTTATGCTGAAAGCGTTGCAGAAGCGAAAGATATTTTTGAAAATCATTTTAAAAATGTAGATAAGAAAATTAAAAAGATTATTCATGATGGAAAGGAAGTTGGATAATGGAACTTAAAGCCGTTGTAGATAATAAAACATTAGGAATTACAAGAGGTAAGATTTATAATTGTTGGACATTAAATATGGGGAATTATTCAATCTTTGAAGTGGATGAAAATGATAATGGCGATAATATAATCGCTTCCGGTTCAATATTTGAGCAAGTTGACGTAGTTGAATTATGAATATTATTGAATGGAGTGAGATTAAATGATTACGGCAAATGAACTTAAAATTGACATGATTAAATCTCGCATGAGTGATTTAGCTATTAAGGATTTGAACAATATTCTTCTAGGTCTTAAAGAATATATCCAAGATACTAAGTTTCAACATACTGGAGGATTCTTTAATTTCAGTAAAGAATGTTATAACTTTGATAAGTATGATGAAGACGATTTAAAATATTTGGAGCAATGCTTGAGTCTTTTAGGATTCGTCATTGTCGTCTATAAAGATAAAGATAGTTTTGTAGTATCGTTTCTATGAAAGGGAATTAGAAGTTATGTTTAGGAAAAATATGATGAAATTAAAAAGAAATCGTGCTAGAGCCATCGTTGCTTGGATTTTAAAAAATAATAATTTTGACACATTCAATACTAATGAAACAGATAGAGAGGTGCTTCATATTGCAGTTAGGATGTTGAATAAACAAACTGTTGACACCTACACTCTTCAATATGATAACATTATTAGAAAAAATTAAAAGCCGAAAGGCTTTTTTTATTTGTCTAAAAACAAGAATTTGAAGATTTACTTTTAAAATTTGAAGATTTACTCGGATTGTTTGAAGATTTACTTTCGGCAACCGTAATTATCTATCCCCCCCATCAATGAATAATTTATATAGTAATATTAGTAATAGTAAGTATTACCCTATCTTTATATTTTTATAAAAGAAAAAGGACTACAAGAGTCCTCAATCCTTTCTAATCTTATCAGAAGTAGTATAAACATCATGAATAATGAACAAGTCAGTCTTTTTATCTTTTTCTTTTACGATAGTTTTACTTGGTTCTGGAAATTCAATTTTAATTAGTTTATGAGACTCTTGTAAAGCATAAAGAATATCTCTTACAATCCTTTTACAGTTTGAATCATAGTATGAGTATCCTAAAAGATTAGAAATGTCTTCAAATGTCATAGAGCGTGTTTTAATATTTCTTCTTTTCGCCCACTGAATATTAGAACCTAAGATAAGATACGTTTTAATCAAGTTATCAGATGAAACATTGACGAGATAATTTAAAGTATCAACATCTGCAAGGAAATAGTAATCACTATCCATGATATAGATAACCTTATTTCTTTCCTCAACCAATCCAAATTCAATCAAGCGGTTAATATGATTCCTCATAGTATGATACTTAATTTTTGTTTTGAATTTAGCAATTGATAAAGCGTCTTGTGTTACATATCTAATTTGATTTTCATTATCCCATTCGGAAATTGAAATAAGCATAGCATAAGTTACATAATTAATCTTTCGATTGGACAAGATATCTTTTACTGTATTCATCTTTCTTTGATTGTTTTCCATTCAATCAATCCTTTCTAGGCAATAATGCCTAAGTCAATTATACCACAAAAATAAGCAAAAATCAATAGAAATGTAACATATATAACGAAAAGAGTTAATATTTTATGGGGTTTTAGGCAATTTAAATAGGGTAATTTTGGTAATAATATAGCAATCTAAATGACACATAAAACAATACATATGAAATGTAGCGAGAAAAGACGAGATATAAGGTGTAGTGGCTTGGAAAAATAAAGGGGTACTTAGGTATGTAAAAAATACTAGGGGGCTTAGAGGGAAATCTGGTGCAAATTAGAGATAAAATGGGGTAAAAAATAAGGGAAAAACGACTAAAAATATAACGGAGTTGTCGGTGGGTAGTGCATTATGAAGCTCGAAAATTATAGGTTCATCTGACCGTAAAAAGTACCCTCCCCACCGTTATATAATTATAGTTATGTATCGGACTTAGTAAGATCATTTTACTAACGAGTGCTGCTATTATAGTTGTATCGTGCAATGATTAAATGGGAATAGATTCCATATTAGATTGTACACAATTCGTTAGGATCATTCTTTGAATCCTTTAGTACAGTAAAGCACTACATTAACAGCCGGCGATTGCGATTACACAATTCCATTGTATCCAATCTAATTTTGTACAATCTACTTACTTACTTTTAGTAACCGATACACCTTTCCTCACTTACTTACTTTTCCGCTATGTACTTACTTTAAGTGAGATCATAAACTTATAGTACACTAATTTACTTTTCCTCACTAGCACACTTTTAGTAAGTCAATATACTTTTAGTAACTAACTTACTTTTAATACTTCTACGGTACGTGAAATAAAAAAAATTTATCAAAAAAAATTTTAGGATCATATGAACTCAAAAAATTTCATGGTCAAATGATCCTGAAAAATCATGTCAAAAAAAGACCAAAAAAAAGACTAGGAAAATTATCCTAGTCCTTGACTTTTCATTTACTATGTGAATCGTCTTGAACGATTCGAACACCGTCTAACTGATTCATGAACCGTTCTGCAAATCGCTTTTCTTCATAATGAGATTCGAAAATCAATTTCGAGTTCATCCGACCTCTTACAGTGTAGCCTACTCGTTCGTTACCTGTCATGTATACCTTTACTTGTTTCATAGTCATGTGACCTCCTTTTAGTAGTTGTCTGATTCAGTTCGTTCTATTGTCGTGATGTCACCGTTACCGTCAACGCCGACTCTGTACGTCGTGCCTTCATCGTAAGCATTGCCATCATTTGGTAGGTCAATTGGATATCCTTGTAAGGCTCTATCAATGGGCATGAAACTGTTACCCTTGACACGATAGATAGATTGTGTTAGTGTCTCGGTCTGGTGAACCGTCTGTACTTCTTGCTTGACATCTGTTTCGTGTTGTGCTTGTGATACTAACATTGATACGGCTAACCCGACGGATGCTACAAACGTGCCTGTCATTTTCATTGTCAATCATCTCCTAGTCATATGGTAATTAAAAGGTAAAGCAGGTGGGAATTATACCCACCGACTTAAACGTCCTTCATCGTAAGGTGAAACGTACTCACTTGATTCGTCCTCAAATTCGACTTCAACGCTAACCGTGACGCTTAAAGTCAAGCCGTAATTGAAAGCCGATTCAAATTCATCCGTTCCCCAATTGTTGGCAATTTCCTCTTTAGCTTCTTCAACGATATCCGACTCATACACGTGTTCCATAATGGTATCGTCTGATACCGAAATTTCACGCCATGAGTCACCTTTAACAGATAGGTCATAAGTCCATGATGGCAATTCGACGTTTTCGAGTTCGTCCTGCACATATTCGAGTAAGTCATCCCATCGGTCAAGCTCTGTAATGAGGTCAAGTGCTTCTGAGGTTGACAAGTCACCAGACTCTAATTTTTCTTGTGTTTCGTCGCTCCAATCTTCATCTGCAAGTGTGCTTAAAAAATCGTCCATGTCGATATTTCCCGATACCTCAAAATCAATGTCACCTTCTAAATCATACGAGCGAGTTGTGTCATATGTGCCAGAAAACAGTTGCGGACGTGATTCCAAATCAGTTGCGAAAATGCCGTGTTCAATAAATTCTTCCGTGATTGATTGCAAGAACGAACGGTACTTGTTATCGTCGTAATAATGCGATTCGTTAGCAATGATATTTCCGTGGCGGTCTTTGATGATGTTGTCACGTGCGACGGCTTGCAAATCCGAGTTACAGTAAATCGTGTTCTGGTTCGTGAGATTATCCCGAGCCGTTGCCGATTCCATCGTTTTGTGAATTGTCAATGTGCCTAAATCACGGGACTGTAAAGAGCCTACTAACGACATAGCGTGGTCACTAAATCCGTCACGTAAGTTCTGACAAGATGAAAAGTCACCGAGATGCGTCATACCTAAAACGTCTTGACGACGGAATGACAAACGAGCGTAAACCGTTTCTTTCATCATAGCCGTTTTGTTTTGTTGGTCTAGCTTTTCGAGTCGTGAAATTTCAAGTTTCAAATCTCTAAACCATGAAAGCGAAACTTGAATTTCATGACTAGCCTGTTTCACACCTTGACGGTAGATATCAAGAGCGTCGTCTGGAATATTGTTGTCAAGATTGTAAAAATATTCGATGACCGCAAAATGATTTTCAAATGCCATGTGGAACGATTTTTCAAGTGCCTTGATTGTCCGTGAAATTTTTTTCCATAGTTTTTGTCCGTCAACCGTTTTGCGGTTTGAAATTTCCTCTACTGTCAACCCTGTAAAGAAGTTCAATAGTTTGTCAAAATCCTCATTCCGTGACCGATTCCATAATCCCCGAGCTTCCGATTTGATGTTGCTCAAAATCCGTTCGACGATTGGATTTGATTCGAATTCAAATTCGTAAATCCCTTCTGAATCGTGAAAATCTGAAACCTCACATTCGTAATAATTAAAGTGAATCCGATTGCAAGAATCGCTATTCGCATAGTCAAGCATTGATTGTGTCAAGCCTTCATTTTCTGTAAGTCCTGCTACGTAAGTGATTACTTCTGATAATTTTTTCATGGTTAAATTCCTCCTAGTTTTTGGGCATAGATATGCCTTGTTTTTTTAGCGTCTTTTAGACGTATTTCAGACTTTTATCAACTTGTCAAGGTGCTTTCCGTTTGTTCCCTCCTCCTTTCTATATACTAACTATAACACCTATTCCGAGCCAGTAGGTTACAGAACGGTTACAGATTTGTAACAAAATCATTACAGGGTTAGATCATTTTCGGCAGCCTAAAACACGAACACGTGTTCGTATAAAAAAATGATCTCACTGGCAGCCTAAAATGCGAACATTTGTTCCTATTTTTTTTGGAATCGACGGTAGGTGAAATAAAATCCGGTAGGTGAAATAAATTTTAAAAAATACGAACATACGTTCGTGTTTGAAAATGATCTCTATGATATAGAACATACGTTCGTAAGTCATTTCAGTTGGTCGGTTTGGGCATAAAATCGCACCAGAACGAGCCGAAATATCAGTCCATTCTCATTGTAAGCGCTTTCTTTTAGAATCATTCTAATTTACATTTTGGAGTTTTCAAAAAAACGGCTCTATAGAGCCATTTATAAGAGCGCTCTCAGTTGCATTGAGAATGGATTCAACGCATAGTTGGTCATTTAAGCGCTTATAATCGCATCTCACGGGTTTATAGTTTGTTTCATACTCAAATCGAAAAGTCAAGCACTTTTTTACTACCTAATTTTCTAGCATTTTTTGAGGTCGGATTTTCACTCCATTCTCAATTAAAGCGCTTACATTTAGAATCATTCTAATTTACATTTTCAATTTTCAAAAATATCGCTCAACCATGCGGGTTGCCAAATCGCTCTGTATTGCATTGAGAATAGCTATGACGTATGATTGCCCGTCCGAGTGCAATTTTTCGCATCTGACAAAATGGCATTATGCAGGTTTATGAATAAATATGAATTTTCCATTTGTCAAGAAAAATTTTTTAGGTTCAAATGATCTCGTAATTTTTTTCTTGATTCATACTTTTTATTTTTTGTCAAGCATTATTTTTATGCAGTTTTTTGTATGAATATTCAGTCGTATTTTTATACATTTTTCTGCATAATTATTTTTTCACAATCTCAAAAAAAATCATAATTTTTTTGGTTTGTCAACATTTATTTTTAGGTTCAAATGATCTCAAAAATTTTTTGCTGACTTTACCGCACTAAAGCGTTAATGTGGTAAATTTTTCGGTAGGTGAAATAAAGACTTTAGCGCACTAAAGCGTAGAAGTTCAATGCTTTACATTACTAAAGCGGTAGGTGAAATAAAAGTTTCCTTAATGCAAAAAAGTTGCGCATGGGAAACACTTTTTAGTAAGATCATTTTTTTGGCGTTTGTCAAACTTTTTTGAACATCGCCAAATAAGTTGCACTAGGGAAACATTTTTGTACGTGGCTAAGACTTTAGCGCATTAAAGTTCTACACTGTACTAGGCTAAAGCGTCAACGTGTTAATACTTTACCGTAGTAAAGCGTTAATGTATTATAACTTTAACGTGTTAAAGCATGAACGTATCAACGCTTCACCTTACTAAAGTGTCAGAATATTTTGAATTTTCTGATTATTCTAAACATTCAGAATTATCTGAATTTTCTGACTATTTTGAATTGTTTGAATATTCTAATTATTCTGAACTTTCAGACTATTTCAAATCTTCTGAATTATCTGAATATTCACAATTTTCTGATTATTTGAAATAGTTAGAATATTCTGAATATTCTAAATTATCTGAACATTCTAAACATTTTTAATTTTCAGAAGATTCAGAATTATCTGATTATTCGAAATAGTCTGAATATTTCAAATGTTTAGAATTATCAGAATTGTCAGACTATTCTAAAGATTCACAATATTCTAAATATTCTAATTATTTTGAATTGTCACAATATTCTGAATGTTTGCAATATTAAGAATTGTCAGAATATTCAGATTGTTTTAAATTGTCTGAATATTCTAACTATTCAAAATTGTCTGAATATTTCGAATATTCTAATTGTTTAAATATTATGAATCTTCTGAACTTTCTGAATATTTTAAATTTTCAGAATATTTCGAAAAATGAAAACCGTAATCAATCCTATTTTCAATTGTCAGATTATTCTGAATTGTCTGAATTGTCAGAATTTTCTAAATATTATGAATTGTTTGAATTATCTGAATATTCAATCATTTTTAAATTGTCAGAATATTTAGAATTTTCTAACTATTCAGAATGTTCTGATTATTTCGACAATTTAAATTGTGTGAATATTCTGAATTGTTTTAAATGTGTGAATATTCTGAAAATTGAAAGTGTAATGAAAATGCGAACGTTTGTTCTTTTTTTATGAAAGCTTTTTTTATTTTATTTTCATGGCTCTGGAAGGTAATGGTAAAAGGGTCAATTTCCCCACGAAAATTCTATATAGTGCATTAACAGAAACCTAAAAATATCCCACCAACTTTTTTGAAAACCAAAAATTTCGGGCGAAATTCGTTTTTCTTCCTTTATATATATAGGAAATTTATATAGTACATTAACAGACGGGTGTAAATATCCCACCAAAGTATTGACTATTGAATGTTTTTGTGATACAATGGAGATAACAAAAGAAAGAGGGAGATTGAATTGGATTATAAAATTGCTATTGCAGGAAACGCAGAGATTGATTCAGATGATACAATGTCGATTGCTTTACTTATATTAATGAAAACAAGCGAGATGATTACGAGAATGGCTAAGAAAGAGAATGAAGTCAATAACATCATCTTCTATCTATCAATGCAACCTATGTATAAGGACTTAAACAAAGAGCTGATTAACGTATTTAATATGAATGGAATAAGATGGAAATACTTTAAGAACTCTTTCTTCCATACACCTAGACATGAGAGACAAGATACACGAAAGGGAATCATCATGTTGACTACTCCTATGACTTCAATGAAAGATATGGCAATGATGGACTTCCTTAATAACGGAAATGGTAAGAACATTTCAATTATACGTGATACGATAGTTGTCACAGACGAATTGACAAGAGCTATCAAGTATGTTAAACTAAAAGAGTCCTACACCTATGAGGAAATGATTGTACTCGAAACAAACAAACTTAAAACATTATTCTAAGGAGGAATTATTAATGAACATCGCACTTATGCAAGATTCATGGTCGCTGTTGACTGGAAAGACTACCCATGTAGGTTTGGAATCAGTAATAGCACGTATTAATCGTGACTTAGGAGTTACTTTAGAAGGAGAGCGTCTTATCACGCTAGGAATCATTCATGAGATGGCATTACATTATTACCATAAACACCTAGAAGAAATTGAAGGTAAGATTGGTGATAATGATGCAGTATATGATGACCGTAAACGTGATGTTATCTATCAAATCCTTTTACACTCTACTAAACAGTTCAATGAGGTAGCAGAAGGTCTTTCAATGTATGCTTTCCAAGGTGTACCTCGTCGTGTTAAATGGTATGAAGATATGCAAGGAGAAATCTTTGAAATTACTGATATTGACTTCAACTTCACACCGTTGTTATCAGATGGAGAAGATACTTTAATTAAGTTCCGCTATTCTAAATATGAATATAATGAGGACACAAAGTTCTTTGAATTCATAAATAAAGACGAATGGAAAAATAGTGTTGTTCATGATAATAATGTTCCATGCTATGTAGAAAGCGTAGATGACCTATATAAAACAAATTTAAAGAAAAATATCGCAGAAATCCACAAAAAAAAGTAATTTCGACACAAAAATAAGTTGTTTCAATACAAAATAATAAGTTGAAAAAACACCGAAAAAAAAGTTGATTAATCATAGAAAAAAATGTTGAGAGCTTATAGGGAAAAATAAGTTCTCTCATTACATAAAAATATGTTGACTCTCTATTGGATGCATGGTATACTATGTATAAGAACAAGAGATACTACAAAATAAAAAGGAGATGTTATATATGAAATACATTCTTACAAACGTTGTTGAAGAAAGAAGCCTTGAGGTTAATGAGCAATGTGTTGAAAGAGTTATCAGTAAGTATCGCCTACGTGACTTAGTTGGTAGAGTAATGGCAACAAATGAATCAGTTTCAATGCACTTTGAAGGTGATTGGGATTTGGAAATTACAAATTAAGAGGTGAAATAAAGTGCTTCTATTTCTTATAATATTTTTAATATTATTGTTCGGAGTTCTTCTAGTAGATTTAATGAGTCAATAAAAAAGGGAGGAATTTAATATGTCAAAATATAAAGTCGGTCTTTCATGGGAACGTAAAGGGATTGAGTCTAAAATTGTTGCAGTAGTTCGAAATTCAGAAGATGGTGAATTCGTTGAGTGTCTAATCGAAGAACGTCGTCCACATCCGTCTAATGAGTATATGGAAACATTCTATGTTCACCAACAATTCCATGATGCTCCAGTCTATGACGTTGTTCTTGTTGAAACTAACACATGGATTTATAAATTTAACCAAGAGCCAGTTAGCATTGGTCACGCACAGGAAATTATGAAACAAAATCTTAAAAATCAAATCTATAGTGATACTATTCAAATTAAAATAATTGAAAATAAAGGGAGTTTTTAATATGGCAAGATTTGAAGTTAAATATTCTGAAACAATTGTAAACATTGGATATGTCGAAGCAGAAAGCATGGAAGAAGCATTAGAAATGTTTGAACAAGGACAAATTGAAGATGTTCAAGAAGTTGATATCTTAGGTGACTTAGGTCTTATGAATATTAAAGAGGTGTAAGTAATAGATGAATGAAAATCAAAAGTTATCTAAATTTTTAAATAAAGATGAAAAGAAACTCTATAATGAATTAGTTACAAGTCTTAAATTTTTAATTAAGATTCACCCTTATATTAAAACAGATAGGATTGTTAGTTATGGTGTTGTTATATGGCAAGACCCACTTCAAAAAGAGTTTCCATCAGAATTAAATAGATTGAAGTCAGAGATTCAAGAATTGAAAGATAGAGCAAATGCTAGATATACTATTGATGAATACAAAAAGGGGAGACAGTTCTAATGGAAACTTTATTTAAATGGCTTAAAAAATTACGTGGATAAAGGAGAAAACTATGAAAAAGAATTTGCATAATACTATTTTAATGTTTTTAGCAGAGCCATCTCCATGTACTTTGATTACTAATAAAGTCACAAGAAAAGATGTCGTATTGTTATCAGAACATTATAATATGGAGTTCAATGAAACGATTAAAGATATTCAATTCGTTGATTCAGATGTCGATATTCATTACGTTCAGCTTAAATTTATTTAAGGAGGATAATTATGAAACTTAAATCTTATTGGCACTATGTAAAGCATTTGTTGTTCGTCAAGTTTAAAGGGAAGTGAATGTATGATTGATTATATTCCATATAAAGGTCGTAGACTGGATACATCTAAGAAGGTTAGAGTTTATCGTAACTTAAACAACGGTACTCTATCTATCAAACAGAATGGTCATATAGTAGGTCATGCACAAGAAGTTACTTTAATGAATGTCTTATTTATTGTATCAGATAGCGGTCACAATCGCTTCTTACGTGAAGGAGTTAAGAACGTACACGCATACGTCGAAGGCTACGTGACGGTATCTAAGAAGTCATTTAATGGCATACGTGTAGGTTATAATCCTTCTAAGTTGAATTGTTTCTTTAAATATGATACAATGGAAAAAATAACGAACGCTAGTATTATCAAAATATATCGTACTGGAAATATGTACGCAACGGGAGTGAAATGATATGAAATTAGATTACGGTAGTGGAAGTCAACCGAAGCAAGGTTATTTAACATCAGACTTTTGTGGAATCTCTTATTATGATTATATGATTAAAGACTATAAAGTTCTTGGGGCAGATGACAGTAGCTTTGATACCATTCATTGCCGTAATGTGATTCATCATATCCCTAAAGAGGATTTGCCTGTTCTAGTACAGGAATTCAAACGTCTATTAAAAGATGGTGGACGACTTATCATTTCTGAACCACGTAAGGAATTCCATAAGCAAAATTTAATCCTAGATATTATCTGGTATCGTTTCTTAAAGAAGGAAACTAAGATTAAGTTGCCAACTGAATATGTTGACTACAAACAATATCTAAAGGATTTTAATTATATTGCATCACATGATGAATTTAATAATGAAATCATCGTATTTAAGAAAGGAGATTAATTTATGGATTTAATATTACTTTTTCTTTTTGTTATAGCTATGACTCAAATTGCTATATTGATAATCTCTTTTAATCCTACTGACAAGAAAGTTAGAAAACTATTTATCTCAACATCATTTAGTTGTAAGACTATGAAGGAAGTCGAATCTGAATTGTATGATAGATTATCAAGAGTAGTTTCTGATTTTGAATATGACATAAAAATCAATTGGAATGAGAAACGAGAAGAATATGATGTTTTAATTTTAGCATATGAAAGAAAATAAATGATAAAAAGAACGAATAATCTTTAATAAACTATTGACTATTCGTTCTTTTTGATGTATACTTATATTATAAACAAATAGGAGGTAATCATATGGACAAGAAATCACAACACTTTGTTAGTTTATTGGTTGCAGTAGCTTCGGGTATCATGTTGTTCTTTGGGATTTTCATTGGTTCTATTATGACCGACCAAGTGGTTGAAGAATCTTCTTACAGTTTGACTTACAATATCCAGAAAATATCATCTGATGCAGAAGTAGTCTTTGGAGAATCAACTGTCAAGGGTATTGGTGAAGATGAAATGTCATTTAAAGCGACTGACTACTCTGTTGGTGATAAGGTTCGAGTTTACTTTGATGAAGATGGCAAGGTTGTTCGGAAAGTAGAGGTGGATTAATATGTTTCAGTCAAAAAAGAAACTGTTCATCTGTGTCGTGAAATATCTTACAGAAGACAATGACCCTATGAGTAATGAGAAGATGTTGGTTGTGCCATGTGAGAATAAAGAGAGTGCAGAAGCTTTCGAAAGACATTATCGAAATAAATTCTCAGACACTCAGCTTATGCAGATTGATATTGTAGAGTCTTCTATTTATAATTTATATCTTGAAGGAGCGGATTAATATGGATGCACGTGAGAAAAAATACTATCAAGGCAATGATATTAATAGTACAGCAGACGTAAAAGAATATGTTCATGAATTATTGAAAGATAGTTTGACATATGAAAGAGTTGTTCAAATCAAAGCATGGGAATTCGAAACTCTTAATAGCCTATTTGCGGAAGTTCCCGTTCAATCTTTTGATGATTTCTGTCGCACAATAAGTCGTGAGAAACTTATTCGTTATTTAGAGTTCAATCTTATCAAAGCAGATTTCTGGGGTACTAATCAAAAGATTATTGATGAATTAAATAAATATTATGCTTGGTTAGATACCAGAGGTTCTAAGAAAAAGAAATAAGGAGTGATTAATAATGGAGCGTATCGTTACTCATAGAGAAGAAGATATCATTCGTAACTGGCTAGAAACAACAGAGGATATCTTTGACCGCATTGTATTAGCAGAACAAATGCAACCAATTGTAGATAAGTTCATTGATTCATTCTCTTATAATGGAGACATCTATCGTGGCATCAATAGTTCACAATTGAATCTAAGAGATAACATCATTGATATGCCCTTAGCTTCTTATACTCATGAAGTAAGTTTAGCAAGAGAGTTCCGTGGTTGGAGTGAAGAATCAATGATAGTAAACGTTGATGCTAGAGGTGCTTTTAATCTAACCGTATTCTTAGAACATCTCTTGATGTATCATGAATTTTATGACTTTACCAATCAATCAATGATTGAAGATAGAATCGTATCAGAAACGGAAGTTTTATATCCGTTCAATAAAGAACTTATTAAAACAAATCTAATTGATGAAGGGGTTGCCTAAATGGAAAAATTCTGCAAAGGATATGATATTGCTAAAGATATTTGCAAAAACTACAATACAACTTTAGTTCTCAATTCTTGGAATGATAATTCATTTATCCCACATATAAACGATTATGGGCTGTTAGAATGTTTCTTAATGGTATCGCCTCACAATTATGATGAAGAACACGCACTGACTGTCTTACTGCATGAGATGGGTCATATGATAGACCTAAGAGAAAAAGGTTATAAGATTTTTATGAGAGAAGATATCAAAACTTTAGAGAGAGATGCTTGGATAAAAGCCTTTACTTCTTATGAGTTATATGATATAATTAACTTAATAGGAGAATACAAGCACAATCTAATTGCTAAAGCTCTTTCAACATATGAGTTTACGCAAGAAGAAATCGACCACGTTCTCCAATATATTCCAAATTGAAAGGAAATGATAATCATGACAACACCAGAGATTGTTGTAACGGGTCTTGGTCTATTGGGAATTTGCGTGTTTTGGTTCATCGCTAAACGTGATTTAAGTAAGATGCCGGTATTGGATGATAGATTCTATCTTGTGGCACGAACATGGAAAGGTGAAGAACACATCTTCTCTGGAACTAAGACGGGTATGCTATCAATCATTGAACGTGATAGCGACTACGCCGAGTTCACAATCTATACAGCAGAACGTTACGACGCTATGATGGAAGAACGAATGAATGACCAACCTGCCCGTCCTGTACGACCTAGCAACATAGTAATAGAAGAAAGACTCTGGGGCAAACAGCGTGATTAATCCTCACATCGTTGAGTATTCATCTGGTACGAGTGTTGAAATGAACGTTATGAGTTACTTTCGTTCATTTCATGCTCTTATCGAGTATCAAAGATTTACTTATACAATGAATGATGTTGACTACATTGTTACAGGTATTTATTGTAGAGAAACAAAAAAATACATTTATAAAGATGGAGAGTGGATTTAATGGAATTTATCGAATTGGTAGCAACTATCGTAGTATCTGGATTAATCGGATTAGTTGTAGGGATTTCAATTGGTAACGGATTAGACTAAGGAGTGATTTAGCTATGGTACTATTTCAATTAATTATTCTCTTAATGGTTATTTCATTAAATATCGTTATTCAAGTAGCTGTATGGGAAGAATTGAAAAGAAATAAAGAGAAACAAAAGGCTAGAGCTGTTGCTCTATTCCTTGCACAAACTTTCTTCTTATGTTATTATATTTGGGCAATAGGCGTATATTTTATATTAAACTAAAACAAATAAAAGGAGCTGTTCAAATATGATTATTTTATTAGTTCTCTTTATTCTTATGTTTCATTTATTCCTAACTTATGCAATTGTAGTTGAATCCAAAGAAGGGAACTTCCTTCCTATTTATCCATATATAGGATTAAGTATAGTATTTTTAAATATTTATATTGAAACTTTTAAATATTTATTTTAAATTAATTTTATGTATGTATTGACATTTGGTTAAATAGATGGTATAATTAACTTATCAACTAAAGGGAGATGTTAATATGACAACATTCAACAAAGCAAAAGCAGAGCAAACACTTACTACAATCGCACGTAACTTCTTACAGAAAGAGTTTGGATTAGAACTTACAGTTCCAGTAGAAGTATCTGGTCGGATGAAGAGTGTACTTGGTCTGTTTTACTATAACCAACAAAAGCAACCTGTATCAATTAAGATTGCAAAAGGTATCGTTGTTGAAGAAGGTCGTGAAGTTGATGCCATTGAAACATTGAAACATGAGTGTGTACACTACGCATTATGTGTGATGGGATTACCGTTTGATGATAGCGACAAAGAGTTCATTGATACGTGTAATCGCTTAGGAGTGCCACTTACAGGTACTTGTAAAGGATTTGCTGACCAACATCTATGGGATTGCAAACACGGTCTTAAAACACTCGCCAAGAACAACATGAGATACCATGAGAAAGGTCATCGCTACCGTAAGTGTGGTTGCAAATTGACTTACCGTGGGAAATTCACTCGTACACAATTAGAAGAAATGGGGTTGTTATAATATGAAAGAGTTTCCTAAGAAGTTCCAAGTCGGAGATATTGCTTATCATATGTCAAGCCGTGGTATCATTACTAAATGTGAGGTTGTCAGTATTTCTTGGCAACCTTTACGGGCTTGTTGGAATTATACTTTGGTTGAGTATGGTTATCAAGATGAAATCATTAGTTATGAAAAAAATCTATTCACAGCACAGGAGGTAAAGCGATAATGGATTTCAATACATTGTCACGTAAAGAAAAGGTTGAGGTGCTTGAAAAATTATTCAAGCTCTTAGCAGAAGAAGCAGAGAACAGAGCATTGAGCGCTCATTACAATGGTTCTTTCAATGATGGCGGAGCTACTGCAATTCTTGAAGAAGTGGATATATATAAAAAAGGAATGAATATGGAAATTCCCAAACAATGGGAGAAACATCTTGCCAAGTTAGATTCAGAGTATGATGAATATATCCGACTCAAAAATAAGTTCGAAGGGAAATGATAATAATATGATTACAGCTATTATTCATACAATCGGCTTCATGTTTTACTGGTTATTAATATCATTAATTATAACACCAATCGTCAATAAAATGTTTGGAAATCCTTTATTCGAAAACTTTTGGGCTAAATATTTCCTTACTTTATTTCTAACAATTATTTTAAGTTTATTTGGATTAATTTAGAGAATAGCCTTGTGTTATTCTCTTTTTCATGTTATAATAAGGTATACAATAAGAAAGGGGATAGACAAATGAGAAAACACTTAGAGCAAATGACAAGCAAAGAGGTTTCATTCTTAAAAAGAAAGGTTATTCAACGTCTTCTATCAAGAGATATTGAAGCATCATTCCATTTCAATGAGCGTCTCATTGAGAAAAATGTTGACCCTAAATCTATCGCAAACCTTGCCGAAGGATTCGATGTGATTGAGTTCGAGAAACAGGGTCAATTAAATAAAGTCGTTCTAAGAACTAAACACTGTAAAACTTCTGATTTGGTAATTGTAATTACTCTAGGACGTACTAACTTTATCAAGACAGTATGGCTCAATAAAGCTGATGACTTACATGAAACTTTGGATTTAAAAAACTACAACTCATTTGATGTTATAAAAACTTTTTGTTCAAAAGTTGTAGAATTTTAATAAAAGGGGTTGTAAAATTAACCCCACCATGTTATAATAAGGTATAACCTAAAGGGAGGAATTAAACATGAGACAATACAAACAGTTCGGCAAGAAAGAATTTGAATATGGATTACGTGGAGTTCTTATTCGTAATCGCTTAGGATTCCTAGATGAAATTACATTCGAATACCGTAAAGAGAACCCTATGACATGGGAGCGTATGTATACAATCAGTACAGCCAACCGAGCTGTTAAGGTATTGGTCTTTTCTTCTATTGACCTTAGAACTGATACAGTTCGTGAACATGGAGAGGATGCCGTAAGACTTGTAATGCGTTGGGAAACTAAGAATGGAATGGTTTACAAGTCAGTTAGTAAACATTTACGGATTGAAACCTTGTTTGATAATATTGAGAAATCATTGTTGAATATCAAGAAAGAAGTTTTTGATTTAAAGTATAAAGATTTTAGAGGAGAAATTTAATTTAATTATCTTTCTCTGGAGCTTGACTTTTAAACTTATAAATGGTATAATTAACTTAACAAGAAAAGGGAGAGTGTTGAAACATGAAAAAATACAACGACATTAAAAAAGGCGTAAGTGAATTACTTGATATCCGAGGTGCTTCTGGTCACACAGAGAACGTACAAGAATATGTAATCAATCGTCTTTCAAAAATTGAAGGAATTAAAATTAACCGACACGGTGGAAATATCGTAGCTACTCTTTCGAATAGCGAAGAAGGTATCAGACTAGGAATTAACGCACACATGGATACAGTCCATGCTTTCCGTGATGACCGTAAAGTTTATCTAGATGTTCTAGAGGGCGATGAAATCTTATCTACAAACGATGCTTGTCTAGGAGCAGATGACCGAGCAGGATTGGCTCTAGTATTGGCTCTAATGGAAGACTTCTCTGATTCATCACACCGTATGCACCAAACATTCGAAGGAAGTCTCATTGCTTGGATTACAGTAGATGAAGAAATCGGATGTATTGGAGCAGAAGAACTATCACGCATGGGGTTCTTTGAGAACTTAGATATGTCAATCACATTTGACCGTCGTAACGAGCGTGACATCGTTTGTAAAAACTTCTCTGGTGACTTCTGCGACGTATCATACGCTAAGGCTTTCGTCAAAGCAGGGGAGAACATCGGTCAAGTATGGCGACCAGTAGAAGGCTCTATCTCTGATGCTATGACTAGTTCAGAAGCAAGTGTCAACTCAGTTAACTTATCAGTAGGGTATGACTCAGAGCATACAACTTATGAGACTCTGAACTTACGCTCACTATATGACACTTATCAACTTGCTCATTCATTCATTGAGATTGTTTGCCAAGAAGAAATCAAAGCATACGAATATGTTGGTTGGTCTTCACGTAGCTATGGCTACGGTGGTAACTCTTACTTTGCAGATGGTGATGGTTATACTGAATACTCTAGCACGAAGTACGACTTTGATTACGGTGAGAAAAGCACTAAGGCACGTATGAATACAACTTCTGATGGTGTTGAATTCGAACAGAACTACTACGGTGAGAATGACCGAGAGTATTCTGACTATGTAAGCATGAGTCATGATGAATTTGTGGATGCAATGGCTGATTATCTTTCTCAGAATCCATCTGCTTATGATGAACTACAACGTAAGATTACAGCACGTTCTTACGGGGAATGGTAAAAAATAAAGTCAGACTTTAGGGTTTGACTTTTCTATAAATGTATGTTATAATATTAATATAAAACAAATCATAAAACAAAGGAGACTATAAATATGTCTAACGTTACTAAATTGGGAAATTTCATTGATGAAAACATGGAGCTAACAACTAAATTATTCAAAGGTTCAGAAGTTCTTTCTTCAACTAAATTAGAAGAAGTTCCATACGCACCACGTAGTCATAAGAACGAAGGAACGTATTTGGTTAAGCTCTCCAAAGAAGAAGCAAATACAGGAGCTTATGAGATGTTCCTTGAGCGTTTAGATGATGCCCTGTATGGTCGTACTCATACTGTTGCTATTCCTACTCTACAAGAGTTTATGAATCGTAAGTATGATGATGGTCGTAAGATTGGTAAGCAATTAGCAAAGGATGGTTGCCCTAGTTATATGATTGACCAGTTCAGTGCGATTGAAATTCTAGAAGAAAAAGAAGTCTTGCTCACTATCTCTGGTGCTTCTCAGTTCGTTATTGGTGTAAGTGCTTTCTCTAATAACCAATGGGATTCATACTCTGGTAGCTCATGCTTAGACGTTACCAAAGATGAAGGTAATCAGATTCACGTGTTAGGTCTTCTGACATCTCCACGATTCTTTGTAGCATTTACTCATGAGAATCATGAAGAACTTAATAACGTTGATTCTCGTCCACGTATCATGGAAACACGTGTTATTCTTTTCGAAGATGACAATGGGAATCTTCACTTTAACTCTAAAGCCTATGGTCAAGACAATAAAGCTAAGGTTAAGTTGAAGAAGACATTACTTGAAAGTGGTTTAGCTAAAGGACTATTAAACATTAACATTGATGAAGACTACATTTACCGTGATTCATCATCACCAAATGGAGTTGATTCAGATACAGACGAATACTTGAGCGATATGTCTAAGAACGGAACAGACCTCAGAGCTAAGATTTTCAAGAATGTATTCCAACCAGTTGAAGTTGGTGTTCGTGGAGCTTATGATATCGAGCTAGGTCAGTCATTGCACGTATCTAAGAAGTCAGAGAACGAAGACATCGTTACTTGCCCTTGTTGTCGTCCATATGTCGATGGAGAAGTACAGACACGCATAATGGTTGTAGCGGACTTCCATGACTATCGTAATGATAATGGTGGTACTCTGAATGGTGTTGAGATTGATTTAATTAACAACTGCCCTGCTTGTGATGGAGAACGATTTGTAACAATTGAACGTCATGGTCGTTGGCATGGTGATGATTACTTGGTTAGCGATATCCCTTCTACTTGGGGAGACCGAGTTGTTGTTACTAAGTTTGAAGACGGTGTAGTTAGCTACGAAGACGGTTGGTACATCTTAGACAATCAAAATACTGTCAAGATGATGCGAACTTATGGTCTTTACGATGAAGGTACTTTCCATGTTGCAGGACAGAACTTCATTCTAATTTATGACCACAATCAAGAAAATTCAGAAGTATTTAAGGAGTATGTCGATAAAGTTGAAACAAAAGTAAACAAGTTATTCTTTTAATATAGAAGAAAGGTGATGAAAATGATTGTATTATCTGTTCTCATTTGGTTAGTGGCGATTGGACTAAGTTCTTTCGCCCTTAATGTTGCATACTTTAGAGGTAAGCAGTTAAGAAACAGCAAACAGTTAAAACTTCTTATGGCTGATTTTGATAATTATAGAACACCGAACGCAGGAGTACCAAATGATAGACACAATCCTTTAGGTGGTATCCTATGGAAAAATGTATATCCCAATACAATTGATGGCGATATGCCATGTCGCCTTCAAAAGTTAAACAGTATTGAATTGACTAGAGAAGGCGAGAAGTTTATTAAAGCAAGTGCCAGTGAGCGCAAAGGAGTCATTGACTGTCGCCCACCAAAGAGCAAGAGAAAGATTGACTATCTATTTTTAAAGGAAAGAGAGTACAACTAATGAATGAAAGACAGCAAGAGATTCTAGATAAAGTGAATGGATTAACAATTGAAAGCATTGATATGAAAGATGGTGACTTTGTACACCTGTATTTTGAAGGTGGTATGCGTCTAAGGATGGAGACATATGTAGACCCTATTGACCCATTCAACACGCTCACAGACCTATTTCTAGAGGAAAAAAGAGGTCTTTATAACCATTACCATGAGATTGATAGTTATGATGCCTTTGAGTTTGAAGACGTTGGAATTGATATCCCCGATGACGAAAAAGAATTTTGAGGGGAGGTGAATAATATGGAGAATGGATTACTAGGTACAATCGTAGGTATTGTTAGCACATTGCTTATCTTAGGTATTGCAATGTTAATTAGAACTAAGAAGGTTTCTGTTGAGGAATTGGAACAAGGTCGTGACTTTGTTTTTGGAACAACTAAAATGGCAAGAGAAGAACTTCTTAAAATCTTTGAAGCATCCGATGAAATCGTTGACTTTATCAATAAGAACTTCCATGAAGGTGAGAGTTTTGGTCGTGAGTTAATGGAGTATGTTGAAGGACTTAAAGAAGAAAAACAAGTTATTGATATCGTGCCAGAAGACAAGAAAAAATAATTTATTTTTACAGACCTTAATTGGTCTGTTTTTTTATAAAAAGGTATTGCTTTTATTTCCTACATATGCTATAATAAGGTATAACTTAAAGAGAGGAAGATGTCTATGTATCAAATCAAATATATTGTCATTGAAAGTAGATACATGAAAACACCTATTCATTTGCCAATAACAATGGATAAAGAAAAAGCTCTTAGAATATTTAAAGACCTTAAAAGTAGAGAAGATGTTGAAGATGTTATCGTTATTAAAGTAGAAGATGTAACAAGTGAATTTGATAAATTAGATAGTTGACATTGATTAAATTGTATGCTATAATAAGTTATAACCTAAAAAGGAGATGGAAAATATGGAACACAAAACTTATAACGTTGATAAATTCTACAATGAAGTATCTGGTGTATTGCACTTTATGGGTAAAGTTAAAGCGGTTGTTCAGAACGAGATTATGTTACTGGAAAAAGTTCAAACACGTACAACTGGTCAAGAAATTAAACTTACAAAATTCAAGCGCTATACTAGCGACATTGCGAAGTTTTCAATTGACTTCTCTGATTACACTGTAATCCTAGCAGGATTCTTCACTGATAAGTCAGAGTTAAATACGTTAGATTTATCATTAACTCAGTTTAAAGAATACCATGTATCTCTCCAAGAACTTATTGAAGCTCAAAATAAATTTAATTATGACTTCATCTTTGAGGATGCTTTATACGATGAAATGATGAATGAGACATTATATGAGGAATTTGACTCTGCGATGGCTTTTGTAAATCTTATGGCTTACAAATTTATCTACTCATTACTATCGGGTCGTGAATTCACTTTACAGAATGGTAAATCATACCGAGTAGATATCGAGACTCGACAGTTTGCTTCACGTGAGATGCCTGTATTCACAAATCTAGCTGATGGTAAGAAGTTGAACTGTGCTACTAGTGCTTTTGTGGCATTGATTCGAAATGAAATTGAAACTGAATTAACAGAGCAAGAATTAAACTCAATGATTGACATTGCATTAGATACACGTGACTTTGATTGGGTTAATAAATTATTAGAACAAAAAAAGAACTTGACACAAGCTCAATGATATGATATAATATTACTTGTGACAAACTAAAAAGAAGAGAGATGATAATTTTGAGCAAAACATCTATTAGAACAATCGGAGGGAATATCTTTGATTTTAAAGATATCCTCTCCAATAATATTGATATTTATGATTGCTTAATCCCCCTATCGAATATCTGTCGATTCGGTGGACATACAAATACTTTTTACAGCGTTCTAAATCATAGTTTAGAATGTTATAAATTCTTAGTAAATGAGGGAGTAGAAGATGAATTAGTTTTGCTACACGCATTGATTCATGACTTTACAGAAGCATTTTGTGGAGACATGGTTAAACCTTTAAAGATTGGTTTGAAGGAATACAATGATATTGAAGAAGAAATTCGAATTGTTGTATTTAAACACTTTGGAATTAGTGAAGAAGAATATCTAGCTACTCATGAGTTGGTTAAATTTGCTGATAATACTCTTGTAGCAAATGAACTCAACCAAATCAAAGGTGAAACAGATGGTTGGATTATGGAAGTAGTTAAGGAAAACTATCACTATGTAGATGTAGTTCCTATGGTAGATAAATTCGTATTGATTGAAGAAGTAAGGAATCTTGTTTCTGAATTAGTTGATAAACGTGGAGAAAAATAAGTCATAAAAAAGCTTGACTTATTCTTCTTTATATGTTATAATATTATTAGTGGTTAAGACCCACACTTTAAAAAAGAGAGGGAGTTTTTAGTTAATGAGTAAGAAATTAGAACAAACAGAAGGTCGCTTTAAGTTATTGGGAAACATCAAGAAATTTGCAGAGGATAAGAACATTCGTTCCGCCGAAGATAATCGTTGGAGTTCTATTAATCTTCAAATTGACACAGGTGACGGTAACTCACCTAGCGTATCTGTAATGGGATTCAAGCCAGATGCGAAACGAGAAGTGACTTTGTTCAAAGCTCAGAAAGGCAAAGAAACACAACGTGTTAAAGTAAAAGCTACGGAAGTTCAACAAGCAATTAAGAAGTATACTTTGAAAGATGGATGGCAAGTAGGTGGCGGAGTTACTATCCGTACACCAAAATTAGATGCAGAAGGCAAGGTCGTTGAAAAAGATGGTAAGACCGTCTACAATGAAGTTAGTTTAACATCGAACTTAGCTGTAACGCAATTAAAGAACTTGCTAAACAAGCGTTTCAATCGTGAAGATGCACAACCTGTAGGAGTAAGTGTAAGCGGAGATGTTAGCTTCTATCAAAAAGATGCTGATTCGGAAGTTCGAGTTAACTACAACTTGAAACGTATTACATTCCTTGAGAATCCGTTTACAGAAGAACAGATGAAAGAGAAACCTGTTCATGTATTCGCTACTTCTGGTGTATTTGATTCTTCTATGGAGTTAGAAGATGGTCGAGTAGCTGTAAACTTACGTCACATTGACTTCAAGGAACAAACCACTACTGGAACTTATGTAGTAGATGCTAACCATGAAGACGAGCGTGTTCGTAAAATTGCAAACACTTTGCTAAACTCTGTAAAATTTGGTGCATTGATTAAGATTGAAGGACTTATTATCAATAAACCAAATATCGTATCTGCTCAACCAGTAAGTGAAGTAGAAGAAGGCGAAGAAGAATTTGACTTTGCTGAAATGTTCGGTGATTTCTCTGATGAAAAATCTGATTTCGAACGTACAACTTATGATGGATATATTTCAGAGTTACAAATTAAACGTGTTCTTGAGTTCAAACGTGATGTCTATACAGAAGACGACTTCATGCCACCAGAGTTGGAAGAAGAAGATTTGTTCGGTGATTCGGACGATGACGACGATGACGACTTGTTCGGTGAATGATTATAATTATGCTCCCTACGGGGAGCGTAATACTTTAGATTTAAACGGTAAGAATAAAAAGGGAGATTATTAAATTATATGAATTTTTTAAATATTGTTGTTAACAAACCTACGTTTTACTTGGAAGATTATGTCTGGACAATTTATGGAGTGCCAGGAGCAGGTAAAACAACTACTGCTTTAAACATGGTTGCAATGAACTATGGTGGCGGATATGAGACTGCTCTATTGCTAGCCTTTGATAAAGGTTACAAGACAATGAAAGGTGTTCACGCACAGCCAGTAAATGAATGGGATTTGTTCTTGAAGCAGGTTGATGAAATCGTTAAGAATAAAGACAGTTTACCTTATAAGGTAATTATCTTTGATACAATCAGTAAAGCATATAACATGGCTGAAAAATATGTACTACGTGAGGAAAGTAAACGTGTTCGTAAGCGTCTAACTAAGATGTCCGATGTTCCTTATGGTGGAGCTTACACGATGCTTGACGACGAGATTAAGAACGTTGTGGAGAAGCTACAAAATGCAGGTTTTGGTATCGTATTCATTGACCATGATAATCACATGGAAGAAACAACACGTGAAGGCGACAAGTACACTTTGATTACTTCTAGTCTGTCTAATCGTGGTCGTCGTTATATCTTTGGTCTTTCAGATGTAATCATGTTCTTGGATTACTCACGACACAAAGATGACGAAGGAAACCTTTACAGTGAGCGTAAGCTACACTTGGGCAATGATAATACTTTGGCTGAAACTAAGAACCGTTTCAAAAATATGCCTGCAACAATGCCTTTAGACCCACAAATGTTCTTAGACGAAGTTCGTAAGTCAGTTGAAGCTGAATATGATACCGATGATAGCTACGAAGAAGCTCAACAAGAACGCTTAGATAGTAAAGAAACAGAGTTGACAGAAGTTGTCGAAGATGTTTCTGATGGTCGAAGCCACGGAGAAATCCTTGAAGAAATTCAAGTGAAGATGAAATCTCTTGATGCAAGTGGTAAGAAAGATGTCATCGAAAAGATTAAGAGTGAGTACAACAGTACAAAACTTAAAGACTTCTCAGTTGAACAATTAGAAGATGTTTTGTCAATGTTTTAATTTTAAATAAGAAGGAGTTAATAGCTCCTTCTTTAATTTTTTGAAAAGATAGAAAGGAATGAATAAATAATGAAGTATATTTTACCAATGTTTGCAACAATTGTAACTGTAAGTATTATTGGAGTTTCTACTTTTACTAACTATACAGATAATAAAAAGCTAGAAGCACGAATTGATTTACAAAACAAAACAATCCAGACAATCTCCAAAGAAAATGAAGACATGGAGAAGACAGTGGATACGCACGATGCTAAAATTAATACAGGTCATGCTAAAGTTGATGGATTACGAAAAGTAATCGAACAAACTCAAGATGATTTGAAAAGCTATAAAGATGAAAACTCTCTTTTAAAGAAAAAGATTGTTGAATTAGAAAAAGAACTTAATTAGAAGCGTAAGACTTCTTACGACGACTCTAAGAAGGTAAGGGTTAGTATCGAAAAAGATGCAACCTCAAAGAAAGAAGCTAAGTCATTACCAGTTAAACAGGTAGCTGACGACAATAATTCTACGGGATATCCAATCGAAATGACTGCTTACACAGCATTTTGTCAAGAAGGTTGTACTGGTGTTACGGCAACAGGGGTTGACGTAAGCAATACAGTATGGTATAATGGTTATAGAATCATCGCAGTAGATTCTAGTTTTATGCCGTTGGGAACAAAAGGACAGATTAAATTTAAGAGTGGAGAAACTATCAATGTAATAGCAATGGATACTGGTGGAGCTATCAAAGGAAACAAGATTGACTTCCTAGTATCTAGCCATGAAGAAGCTATTCAGTTTGGCAGACAGTCTGCAACTCTAATCAAAAAGGGAGAATGATATTATGTTAACATCAAAAGAAAGCGCACTTTTAGATTACTTGTTAATGATTTTCAAGAACGAAGATGTAATGAAGAAAGCTACAATTATGGAAGTTCCGAATACTGATTACAACATCGGTAAAGATATTAATGGCAAAGTATTCTTCATGCGAAAAGTAGAAGGTATGCACGTAGCCGTAAATCCTTATAAGTGGATTAACGGTCTGGCTAATGCTATCGGTCATGGAGTTGCGGGTCTGCCATCTGTTGTTGAATTTTCAGAAGACAATCCTTTGAAAGTTTCTAATGCGGACGAAGGTAATAACTATAACTCAGTAGAAGAAGCTCATGTCATTTTTGATATCATTGAAAAATTCAACGGGGATACAGAAGGACTTCAAATCGAATCAGAAAAGATTTCATATTGGGTTCGATTCAATGTACATGTTGATGGAGACGAGTTCCTTACAAATTATATCGTATTCGTCGCAAACATTACAGAAGTTGAGGAAGATTGGGAAGATGATGATTTGAATGACCCATTTGGATATGCTACTTTTGATGATGATTTGGAAAAAGAAGTCGAAGAATTAAAAGAAGCACTTGAAGATGATAAGATTGAAAAGGCTTTTGAAGACTTAACACTAGGAGAAACTAAAGTATTAGCTTCTTTCGGTGGTGAGGGTGTTTCTAAAATTGATGTAGGTGGAATCCTCAAGCAAATGCTTGAAAGTGAAGACCTTCATAGTTTAGAGCTTTCAGAACATGAACAGATTGCCCTGTCAGTAGCAGGTCTAGTAGATGAAAAGCAAGAAGCATATGGTAACTCTGTTGATAAGTCTCAACGAATTATCGCTATTCTTATGGAAGATTATAAGAATGAAGATGGAACTTACACTATTCCAGAGGCTCTAATTCCACACCTGTTATATCAGATTCGAATTATTGATAAACAGAATCGTGTGTTCTCTAATCCAGAGCATGACTTGATGGATGAAAGTCCTTATCAAGATATTCTTGGATACTCATTACTAATGCTTGCAAAACAACAAAAAGAAAAACAATAATTGACTTCTCATTCCCTATGTGCTATAATAAGTATATAGGGAATTTCTTTTATAGGAGGGATTAAATTATGAGAAATGGTATTAGAAAGTTTTTAGGAATGAAATATTCTGCTGAATCTGGTTTCAAGTATTTAACCTATAAATTAAATAAAGAACTTTTAAAGACATCTTTGATTGGCTATCGTTTCTACTATTCAAACGATAATGGTCATGAGATTAGTCTATATTATTTCAATAATCTGATGACTATGAAAAGTGAAAAACCTCAGTCTCATTTTTATATTGGTGGAATGAGAACTTCATTAAGACTATTTTCAATGTATGTAAAGGGTGCTGTAAGAGTGGATTTTGAAAAAGAAAGTCACTATAATCTATTTACTAGAAATCATAACTGTGTTAAATTTGGCGATGCTCGAAACCTCAATTTTTCTATTTCGGATAAAGAGAGTGGAATATTAGTTGGGATTGACTTAGAGAAAATATATGAAACTATGAGCCACATATGGTTCGGAACAACTGATGACTATATTGATAGAATTTCTCATGATTCAATTAAACCTTCAATCACAAAATCAATTCCTAGTGTTGTGTATAACGGTAAACCTATATTTGTAGCACTAACAAATGAATGGATAGATTGGGAAAAATTTTACAATGTCTCTGAAAGAAATAGCGAGATTAAATTGATTGAAAGTTCTTTAAATGAAATTGATGACTTCATCTTGAAAGACCTTGAACAGCATCTAAACAAAAATATATCAGATGAAGTAAGGAATGATATAAAGAAAACTATCAACGCCTATGCTGAAAAGAAACAAAAAGAAAAGTTAAAAGAAGAAATTAGAAAGAACGACGAATTGGCTATCATTAGTCTTAAAACAGTAAAGAAAAACTATTTAGAGGAATAAAGGAGTTGTTCATCAATGATAAAATTCTTTAAATCTATTTTTGCAAAAAATATTCCTGCTTCTGATTATGCTAAAGCAATTGTCAGACATTCTAACAACACATTGATTAGTAGCGGATTTAATAGATATAAATTTTATTATCACAATGGAGAGATTTCTTTATTCGAGTTTTTAACAACACCCGAACAATTCTATCCCGTTGGTCATAATTTTTGTTATAAGATACTATCATTAAAACTTGATGGGTACTTGGTTGGTATGTCATATAATGATAGAGTTAACAGGTATAACTCAGATATAATAGGGAAACAAAATCTATTTACAACTCAAGACCAATTTTATCTTTTTGATAAAGATGATAATGAATATGTAGTCCTTATAAACGTCGATGCTTTAAGAAAAATATTTAAAAAATATGAAGAATCTGATAAGACAGAAGGGTTCAATATTGGAGAATATCTTTTAGAATTCATCATTATTCAACCATCTTATGCTATCGTTCACTCTGACAATGAGGGATTATACTACAAGCTATACGATGATTGGACTAAGACGGACTCAAAAGGAATGAATGGTCTTGGTGGTCATAGAGTAGCACAATACTATGGCAGAAACCGTAATAAATTTAAAGAAAGTTTAACTAGAAGACCTCAAGTAGAAAACCTAGCGATAAAAAGAATTGAAGAAGGAAATGCAAATGAAGACTTTATCTTAGATGAATTAAAGAGCTTCTTAGACAAAGACCTGTCAGATGAAATGAGAGAGAGACTTCAAAAGACAATTGATGATTATACTTTTGAAACAGAAGAAGCTAAACGACAACGTGAAATTGTTATGAATGATATGAAGGCTTCTGTTTTAATCGACACTGTTAGAAATAATTATTTAGAAAAGAAAGAAGATGATGCTCATGGCTAAGAAACAGCCTAGCCAAAAAGATGAAGCGATTAAGTTAATTAAGGAGCTACATGGAATACGTGTAGTTCCTAAAACTTTTCTGACTGAACTTGAAACCTATGTTCAAGGTGAATATGACTTCTTAGAAGGTGAGTTTGTAAATTCATATGAATGGGATACAGTTATCCTAGCATATAAACAATCCTACAAAGGTATTGAATGGGCAAAAAGGAATAAGAACTTTAAGTCTAATTTAAATATGTTAAGATATACCTTCAAGATTGTAGAAGAATGGTTGCCGAAAATGAAAGCAAGAAAAAATTCATTGGACAAAGCTGAATCTAAAACGAATATTGAATATGAGAATATTCCAGTAGAAAGATATTCTAAATCAAGAACAAAAGTAGATATTACAAGATTTATAGGAGATGATTAAATGGGAAAGTATTTTGTAGTAAGTGATATTCATGGTAACTATAACGCATTTCTGGAGATTTTAAAATTCAGAAAGCCAGATGAAACAATTGTTTTACTTGGTGATTATGTTGACAGGGGTAAAGAGTCTGGGAAAGTTCTTGAAAAGGTTCATGAGATATTGACAAACGAATTCCCTTCTGTTATACTAAAAGGGAATCATGATGATATGTTTACAACAGCCTGTAAGTTTCCTAGAAGTCCTCAAGCCTATTATCATATTGAGACTTTCAACAGTATCAGTCCTCAATTATATGATAAAATGTACGCAGGAGTTCAAAATTATGAGTATGAAAGCCTTCCAAGATATGTTAGAATGTTGGCTTTACTTCCAGTTTACCATGAGACAGAAGATTTTATCTTTGTTCATGCAGGATTCGATGACAGTCTAGACGATTGGAGAAAGAGTGAGTATGATACATTCTTTTGGGCAAGAGAGGAATTCTATAACTATCCTCATAAAGATAAGAGAATGGTTGTTCACGGTCACACACCTATCGGTTTAAGAGGGTTTAAAGAACCAACTGTCCATATGAACAAATTAGATGTTGATGCAGGTCATGATTGGTTGTACGGTGTTCACTTGGAAGATGGGCAATATATTGGATATGATAAAGTTAAAAAGGGGAATGATTGATTAATGATGGATTTGAAAAATGTATCAAGAGAAATGAAAGAAGCATATTTGGTAGCGAGTTTATATAAAAATAGCACCTTGCTACGAAGTTATGATGAAGAAAAACTTCACGCTAAACTGTTTGAGATTAAAGCATGGCAATTCTTTTACTATGTAGCCCGAAAACTTGCAAACCGTGGAGTAATAGATATTGATGAAGTGGCTGTAACTCAATATGTTTATGAGAATGGTCATGAAGCCATCCTTGCAAAATATAATGAATTCGGTGGATGGCAAACAATCAGTGATGTAATGGAGATTTTGCCTTCAAATCAATCTATCAATGCTAACTTTGATGCTTATTATTCAGAATTAAAGAAAGACTTTTCTCTAAAGGATTTAGCTAAGTTTTTTGGTGAAATTGTATACACTGAAACTGATAGATACTCACCTAAAGATATGAATTCGGAAGAACTATACGCTTATTGGATTGATAAGTTAAATCGTTCTGCAATCGCAAACTCAACAAGTAGCGGTTTTGAAGAATCAAACCTCTTAGATGGACTAGAAGAATATATTAAAGACTTAATGGAGAATCCAGAAATCGGATTACCTATTCGATTCATGCCACGATTAAACCGTACTTTAGCAGGTTGGTTACAGGGTAAAATGTATTTTGCAGGTTCATTCTCAAATGGTGGTAAGTCATCAATCATGTTTAAAACTTTAATCATGTCATGTATTGAAAATAAAGAAAAAATTGTAGTAATCGCAAACGAAGAAGGAGAAAAAGCCTTTAAAGAGAAATTATTCGTCAATATCATGGGTGAAAATGGAATCGCTATTGACCGTTTCAAATTTAAGTCTGGTGATTTCAATGATGAAGATATGATTAAGATTCGAAAAGCTATGGCTATCATCAATGAATTGGTAGGAGATTCAGATACAAACCTTGTTAAATTTATTTTCTTAGAGAGCTTTACAGAAGCATCTGTTGAGAATGTAATGCGTCACTACTCAGTACGTGGTTATAACTACTTCTTAATTGATACTCTTAAAGTACCAGATGGAGCAGGTGGAGACGCACGTTGGGCTAGACTATCAGAGTTCACGAAGCGTATTTATCGCCTAACCAGAGCCGAAGCAGGAGGACTTAACGTTTGTACAGTCCTTACTATTCAATTACGTTTAGCGAACGCTAGACAACGATTCTTGACGATGGACAGCATTGCAGAGGGTAAGCAAGTAGTAAACGAAGCCGACGCTTTCATTTGTTGGAGAGACGCTTATCCAGATGAATATGAAGGTGAGACGAATGAAGTTACATTTATTCATCGTGAGCATGACCCTTTAAATCCATTAGCTGATAACAACGGTTGGGTAGAAGAAAAGAAAAAGCTAGACACAAATAAACACTATGTGTTCATGTTCATTCCTAAAAACCGTATGGGTGGGAATACTAGTAATACACGTGAAGTAATTGTTCTAGAGGTTAACTGGAAGTTCGGTTCTATCCGTGAAGTAGGAATCACTAAAACAATCCTATTTGAGTAATATAATAAAAAACCCTTGACTTTTGTTGGGGGTTTTGTTATACTTTAGTTATCACATAAAAGGGAGATGTTATATATGGAATCCACTCGAATCAGAAACTTTGAAAAATTAATCTCAGACTTAGGGTTTAATGAAGCTCTAAAAGCATTTGACCTCATGCGAAAAGAAATGGGAGAAGAAGCAGGTTTTATGCGACAAGGCGGAGAACCTTATTATTATCACTTAGTAGATGTATCACAGTTCTTATTAAATTGGGGTATTCGAGATGAAACCATTATCACATCGGCTTTACTTCATGATTTTATAGAAGATGTAAAAGGAGCTAATCATTCCTTAGTTCAAACACTTCATGGTAAAGACGTTGCAGATGTTGTATTATTAGTAACTAAGAAACATGGAGTAGATTATAAGACAGATATGATAGAGATGCAAAAATACGTCGATGGAATTTCAGAAGACTTCCGTTCTGCATTAGTTAAGACAGGTGACTTAGTTCATAATTTTGGAACACTTGGAGACACACCTTTGGAAAAACGATTACGCAAAGCAAAAGAAATGGAAATGTTTTACTTCCCGTTCCTAGAAAAATGTGCTACATTATATCCACGATACTCTAATTTATTCTTAGGAGCTAAGACAACAATTGAGCCACATTTAAAAGCTCTTAAAGCTCATGCAGAAGACATGGAGAAAGCAACAGAAAAGATTCGAGAGCTACAACGAAAAATATCTGAACAAACTGGATATTAAACCCTTGACTTTCAAGGGTTTTTTTGATATAATAGAAGTATGATAGAAAGGAGTGACATATCTTGGACTTCTCCTATACAAAGGAATATATTATCAAGAATGAATTGATTGAAGACATTCTCGAAAAGATGGAATGTGAGCATATTCGAGAATCAAATAACTACTTCTCTGCTTCTTTACCAGATAAGTTCAATAGTGATAGCAGGGGTACGATTAACATTTATAAAGATACGTTAATTTCACGTATCTGGAGTCGTGGAGTAAGTGGAGATATCTTTCATCTAATAGCATATGTACTAGAGCTAGAGGATACACGCAAAGCCCTAGAATGGGTAAATTTAGAGTATAAGATTACTCAGAATTCAAGTAACTATTCAAGCCCAACAAACGTAAACAGTTGGTTGAAATTACTTCATAGTAGAAGAAAGAAGACTGGAAAGAACGAGCCAATTGATGATTCCGTTCTTTATAAATATGATTTCGTTAATGCTATGCCATTTTTAAATGATGGAATCTCAGAGCAAACACAGATTGAATTTGAGATTGGCTTTGATGAAGAAACTAAAAGATATACTATTCCAATCAGAAATGAAGACGGTAAATTGGTAGGAGTAAAAGGCAGAAGAATTAAAAAGGATGCTTTTGGTGTATGTCATAGCGCAATGCCAGACGCTAAATACATGTACATCGAAGAAATGGATAAGTCTCTAGAGCTTTATGGACTATATAAAACTTTAGACCATATTTTAAATGAGAAAAAGGTATATGTATTTGAAAGTGAAAAATCAGTAATGCAAGCATGGGATTTTGGAGTTAAGAATTGCGTAGCATTTTCTGGTTCAAACATTTCAATTCAACAGGCTAGTAGATTAAGACAGTTAAATATGCAAGGCGTAGAAATCTTTATGTGTTGGGATTCAGATAAAGACCTGTCTCAAGAAGATAAAGAGACGGTTGATTTTATGAATCGAGAAAAAAGCGTAATGGGAATAGAATTCAATCTTGTAAGAACTTGGGAAATGGAGCATGAATATTCATCTCCTACCGATTACGGGAAAAATATTTTCTTGCAAACAGTTGAGAAATATGATACAATTAATGCAGGGAATAACTTCATGCTTAAACAAGAGGAAGAAGAAGAATCTGGATTCTCATTTGAGTTAGAGGAATTACTATAAAAGGAGATTTTATATGAATGATAATCTTATTCTATTAGATTTAAAGAATACTTTTAATTGGGCTGAATCCTATATTAAAGGTTCTAAGGTAGATATTAATAACTTTGGTCTTAAATATCAGAAGGGAACTAATTTCGTTAATGAGATTGATAAATTCATTAATGAAATGCAGAATAAAGTTTATATCCCCTTAACTGATATGGATTTTCAAGAACTTATTTTTAGTTCTTTTACTCTTTATATGGGTTTGAATAATAAGGCTGAATATTCAAGCGATGAAGTTGCATTTATTGTTGGGATTGTTATTCTATCACAGGGTCATCGTGTATCAGTTAACGGTTGCCGAGTCGAAACATACTCGAAAGTATTTTAATCAAAACTGTTGACATCGACTTCATATTGTGGTATAATATATATATAGCAAAGAGAGATTAATTATCTTTGACTTTTATTTTAAAGGGAGTAGATATTATGTTAGGTGAACAAACGGTATTCAGTAATTTATCAGAGTTAAAAACGGTCAAGAAAGGTCAATGGATTGTTGTTCTTGGTAAAGAAGTTGAAACAGTAGAAGAAAAAGTTAAGATTGTTAATGGAAAAGAAAAACTTGTACGCACTAAGCGTAAAGCTCCTAAATCTTTCACTTTTGTTGTAGATAATGCTACACGACTTGAAGCGAAGAAAGAAGCAGAACATTTCGCTAAGGTTGAAGGAATGGTAGTAGAGAACGTTTACAAGTTGAAGTAACCACTAGGGGAGAAGACTATTCTCCCCATTTTATTTTATGCAAGAAGAAAGGATTTTTTAATTGTTAGTAAACAAGATTTTAGAAAGTAGAGGTTTTGATGAATCCGTACTTGATACGAAGCGACCTAATTATAATGCGGAAGATTTACTTCATTATGATGAAGCTATTGACTTTTTAAAACGTATGATTCTCAGTAAAAAACCAAAGTATGTAAGTTATGATGTAGATATTGATGGATTCTGTTCGGGAACTATCGTATCACAATATCTTAAAAAAATTGGTTTAGATATCGTCGATGTATTCCATGCAAGGAAGGATGGTCATGGTATCGAGAAACAGCTAGACCAGATTGATATGGATAAAGGTGGATTCTTAATTATTACTGATTCATCTACAAATGATAATGAAACATTGTCATATTTAAAAGAGATGGGTATTGAAGTATTGGTTCTAGACCACCACGAAGTTGATTCAGATAATGAATTTAAAAACGGCACACCAGATGCAGTAATTATCAATCCAATGTTACAGGATTGCAAATATCCAAATAAGGATATGGTTGGTGCGAGTGTCTGCTATACCTTACTAGAATCTTTTGATGATAATAACATTGGAGCAGGTACAGAAGAATTCCGTGACTTAGTTGGATTCGGTCTTATTGCCGATGTAGCTTCTATGATTGAACCAGAGAATAGATTTTTTGTAGAAAGTCTTTTAATGGAACAAAATAATGCAGGAATTAGAGCTATTATCCATGATTTAAAGATTGACCGAGAAGATTTAAATACTCGTTCGTTTAGCTATAAGATTTCTCCGTTACTAAATGCTTGTCTAAGAACAGGCAAAGAAGAATTGGTCTATCGCTTCTTCAATGTCGAGAATGATGTACAAATGATTCTTATTGTAGAGGATATCAAGAATCAGAAAGCAATTCAAAAAGAAATTGTAGCTAATATTATGGATAAATTGGAAATCATTGAAACAAAGAAGGCTGTAATCGCTCAAAGTTCAGAAGCAATTGGTGGTATTACTGGATTGATTGCAAATGAATTGACTAAAAGATATCGTAAACACGCATTTGTATTTAACGATAAACTTAAACCTTCTGGTTCTAGTCGTTCCTTTGATAATGCTAAGATTCTAAAAAGTGTTGAAGGTATTCGTAGCGTTTCATATGCAAGAGGACACCAAGAAGCATTTGGTATTGAGATTCATAGTATTGAAGACTTTGTGAGAGACGTAGACAAGCATCTGAAAGCTGATAACAGTAAGGGAGACGTATCGTATGACGTAGAGGTATCAAGCCTAGATATGATGGATATGGACGACCTAGATAAGATTAATAGAATCACAGGCAAACATTTCCCTAACGCTGTTATTAAAATGAAATGTACAGTTCTTGAAACTAAAGAAGGAAGAAATAAAAACTTCCATGAACTTACGACAATGGAAGAAGTTGTATTGATGGACTTTAGTTATTCGGAAAACAAATACGCATCAATTGATTATTTCTCAGATATTGAAGTAATCGGAGAACCTAACGTTAATATTTGGGTTAATCCTAGAACTAAAAAGAAAACAGTTAAACTACAAATTATTATTCAAGATTTGAAAGAGGTTTGATATATGAGAACAAGATATTTCGTAATTGTAGAAGTAGAAAATGATAAAACTAAATACCTTATGTTTCGTAACAAAAAAGCTGTTAAGGCTTTTCTAAAGGGAGAAGTTAGCCACATTGACATTGACCCGACTGCAAACAATACTATTACAGGTGTATTCTTAGCCAACGAAGTTATCTTTGGTAATATTGAAGACTGTACAGAAGAATTTGATTGTTACATGGGCGGTTGACATACCGCCTTTTCTATGATATAATTGGTTTATAATAATCAAGGAGGTCATATTATGAGAACATTTAAAGCAGTAGTTGAAGTGGAGTTTCATGTTTCTGATTCGCTATATGAGAAATTCGGTAGTGATGAAGTAGTTCAAAGTAAATTCGAAGAACAACTAATGTGGGAACTTAAAGCCAAGGAATACAAACCGAAAGTTGTTAAGTTAGAAGAAACAAAAGATTCAGTCAAACAGAATAAGAAAATCAAGACTGAAATTGATAATATTATTGAAGATTCAGAAGAAGCGACACCACCTATTAAGAAAAAACGGAAACGACGTACCAAAGCCGAAATGGAATTGGCTAGAAAAAACGGTGAAGCATAATTTTATATAAGGGAGATATGATTTAATGACAGATAAAAAGACTTTAGTTTTAAAAGACAACGGTAATCGTAAATTAGAATTTGATGAAAAGCGTTTACGAAAGTACATCGGGAATCTTTTCGAAGGACTGCGTGTAGAAGAAGAACTTAAAGACTTCTATACTAATAAGAGTGTTCGACAAATCAAAGCAAAGGAGAATATTGATTTTAAAGATATTAACTCTATTTTGATTGAGAACGCTCTTGAACTTATTGACGAAGTAAAGAATGATGAAGGTAAGGTTGACGTTAATAAGTTAGGTAATACTGATTTTGACAAAGTAGCTAAGCGTGTATTACTGAATACAATTTACAAGCGTTCCTCTAAAAACCGTAGTTATAATGTATCTAAGAAATACGGAGATTTTGTAGGTCTTGTAAATTCTCTTGGAGAAAAATCATTATATTGCTCTAAGATTCTACGTGACTATAATGATGAAGAACTTGCTAAAGCAGGTCGTATGATTGTACCAGAACGTGACGAATTACTTTCATATATCGGTCTATATCATATGTCAGACCGTTATATTGTACGTGAAAAAGACGTTACTAAGTCTATCTTAGAATTACCTCAAGAACGTTACTTGATGATTGCTTTAGCTGTCTCACGTAAAGAGAAACGCAAAGTACGAATGAATGTAGTACGAGATTTGTATAATGCTCTATCTCGACAACAAATTACTATGGCTACACCAACATTCCAAAATGCAGGACGACCAGATGCTCAAATGAGTTCATGCTTCATTCAGACTATTGACGATGATTTAAAGAGTATCTACAATGGTCACAGTGACTCTGCTGATATCTCTAAATTAGGTGGCGGTATCGGTAAATACTACGGTAAGCTACGCTCTAAAGGGTCTGATATCCGTGGTAACAAAGGAGCTTCTAATGGTGTTATTGGTTGGATTAAAGGTGACGATAATACAGCAGTAACGGTTGACCAATTGGGAAGTCGTCAAGGAGCTATTGCTGTTTATCTGGATATGTGGCATGGAGATATTCTAGACTTCTTAGAACTACGCTTAAATACTGGAGACTTGGCTAAACGAGCGCACAATGTATTTACAGGTGTGTGTATTCCAGATGTATTTATGCGTCAAGTCGAGAAGCGTGGAGATTGGTATATGTTTGACCCACATGAAATCCGTCAAGTTATGGGATTCAATCTAGAGGATATGTTCGACAATCATAAATTAAATGAAAATGAAACGCCTAACGAACGTGACCATGCTTTCACTTATCACTACTGGAAATGTGTAGATAATAACAACTTACGCAAGCAACGTATTCCTGCAATTGAAATCATGAAGAAGATTATTGTTTCTCAATCAGAAGCAGGACTTCCTTATATGTTCTACCGTGATACTGTTAACCGAGATAATCCTAACAAACACGCAGGTATGATTTATTCATCTAACCTATGTACTGAAATCATGCAGAATATGAGTCCAAATATGATTACAGAAGAAATTAAAACCGACGACGGTAAAATTATTCGTACAATGGAATCTGGAGATTTCGTTACTTGTAACTTAGCTTCATTGGTATTGAATAATATTATTGACGAGACTAAAACTCTCAAAGAAAATGAAGACAATATTCGTCACGTTACAGCGATTGCAGTACGAGCTATTGATAATGTAATTAGCGTCAATAACTTGCCAACAATTCAAGCTGAAATCACCAATGAGAAATATCGTGCAATTGGCTTAGGGGAGCAAGGTATCGTAGCCGTTCTTGCTAAATATGGTATCTTCTACAATAGCGATAAAGCCGTATCTTTCATTCGTGAATTAGAAGAAATGATTATGGCTTTCTCAATCGAAGCATCTGCTTTACTAGGAGAAGAAAAAGGCTCATACAAAGTATTCGAAGGCTCTGAATGGAATACTGGAGAATGGATTGAGAAGCGTAAGGGAAGTATGGTAACAGATATCTGGGAACGTTACGGAATCAAAGATAAGGCAATGAAAGCTATGCGTAACGCTTGGTTACGTGCTATTGCACCTACAGGTTCTACTTCTGTTCTAGCAGGCAGTACAGCAGGAATTGACCCATTGTATGATATCATTTTTAAAGAAGGTAAGAAGAACTTCTTATTACCTGTTGTAGTTCCTTCTTTAAATGAAATGACTTATTGGTTCTTTGCACCTGTTCATAAAATGGATTACGAAGGTAATTCTGATTTAGGATTCATGTGGAGCGTTCTTCATAATGAAGTTCGTCAAGTATGGGTAGACCAAGCATCATCATTTAATATTTATGTTTCTGATGAAATTGGTGGTCGTGACTTCTTAACTATTCATATGGAGATTTGGGATAAAGGAATCAAGACTTCTTACTATACTCGTAACCATGATGCCGATAAAGCCGATGAATGTTTTGCCTGCGGAGCATGATTAAAAAAGGGGTTGCATAAACCCCTTTAATATGTTATAATATAATTATCAAGTGAAAAGGAGAATGATATTATGAAATACGAGACAATTTTAAAAGAGAAGAAATCTTCACGTAAAGAGGTATTTATAATCAGTATACAGGCTGATAGTAATGATGGAGATTATATGAATCAAAAAACAATTATCAATAAAGATAATATGACAGATGAAGTAATTGATTTAATTGAAAAATTTAAAAAAATTGAAGGTATTAGTTATGCCCTAAATCGCGTCTACGAAGGTGAAGATAATGAATATGGAATTGAAAATGATGACCTATTTAGTTATATCAATATTCCTTTTACTGATTGGGGAATCTGTCACACTCTAGAGGATTTAGTCGTTGAATATGTTGATGAAAACGGCAAAATCTTCGATGTCGATTTCTATGAAACATATGAAGATGAAGACGAAGAATCGGAGGAAGATTGATGAAATTTCTTGACACGCTTTTTCTAATTCTTATAGTTTTAAAACTATTTGGATTAATTGCAATCAGTTGGTGGTGGGTATTTACTCCACTTTTAATTGCTTTAGGAGCAAGTATTCTGGTAGCGATTATGGTACGAAAATAAGAAAGGAAATAACAAATGGAATTAAAAAAACAAGTAAGATTATTTAACGAAGATGCACCAAATTTAGCGGAGACTATCCTCGATGAACATTCGGGGATTCTCTATTGGGATGAACAAAATCCTGCTTATTATAATGTGTATCATGAATTAGTTGGTAATTTCTGGCATGCTCATGAAGTAAGTCTTAAACAAGACTCTGCTGATTGGCATAGCAGAATGAGTGAGGAAGAAAAAGATTTCTTCAAGCGTGGAATTTCTCAGTTGGTAGTTCTTGATTCAGTAGCAACGGTAGCAGATGGAATGTTCTCTGCCTACATTAAAAACCCTGCAATCAAGGCAATCATGGCTTATATCGGTAGTCAAGAAGCCATTCACAATGAGACGTACACTTATATCACAACTACTTTCATGAGTCGTGAAGAATCTCAAAAGGTATTCGAGACACCTAAGACAGATGAACAGATTAAAGAAGCTAATAAAATCATTCTAGATGTCTTTGAAACATTCGCAACAAATCCGACAGCAGAAAACTTAGTACGTGGTCTTGTAGCGATGGCAATGCTTGAAGGTATTCGATTCACTAATGGTTTCACACCGTTCTATTTACTAGCACGTAATAAACGAATGAAGAATAGTTCTACTTTAATCACATATATTCAACGTGATGAAGTTCAACATTCATATTTCCAAACTTTAGTTGTTCGTCAATTGCTTACAGAGTTCCCAGAACTTAATAATGAAGAACTTACTAAATGGATTTATAAATCATTCCGTGATGTAGTAGCTAAAGAAAAAGAGTTATCACGTTCAATGTATAAAGATGGATTCTTAGGTATTGATATGGTTGAGCTTGAGATGTATATTGAATGGAGAGCTAATCTAATTCTTAAAAACTTAGGTTTGACAGAAATCTTTGAGACTAAATCAAATCCTATGCGTTGGATTAAAGGATTCGATAGCGAAAGCATCAACAATAAGAAAGTAGACTTCTTTGAAGGTCGAGTAGATAATTATACTAAGGTCACAGGAAGATTTGATGACCTGTGAGAGTTTTAGTAGTATATGAGTCAATGAGTGGAAACACGTATTCTTTTGTGAATCGTGTTTCTAAACTCTCTAATTGTGATATAGCAACACCTAGAAATATTCATGAGTATAATCTAAATGATTACAGTAAGATTTTAATTGGTTCACCAACCTATGCCAATGGAAAAATGTTACCTAAAATTAAAAATTGGGTAATTGAAAACAGAGAAGAATTAATGAATAAAGATGTTTTAGCTTTTGGTTCTGGAATTACAATCTATCCTCATTTCTGTAAAGCAGTTGATAGTATTAGTATGATTCTTGATGATAAAGTAAAAGAAAAGATAAAGTTCGAGTTGACATATAATCCTAGTCATGAGGTTGTCAACGAGAGCAAATTGTATAATTTTTTAAAAGGAGATAATTAATAATGGTAAAAGTTTTAACAAAAGATAACTGTCAGTATTGCAACAACTTGAAGATGTTCTTGCGAATGGGTTTAGGTGGAAGTCTAGACGATAAGATTGAGTTCGTTCATAAGGAGACCAATGAGGAAGAGTATGAGAAGTTAAAAGAAGCTCATAATGTTCAGTCAGTACCTTTTGCTGTCGCTGATAATGGAGACACACTTTCTATGTCACCTTTTGACCCTGTTAAAGCAGAGCAATTTATTAGTTCACATTAATTTGAATTAAGGACTTGCAATGCAAGTCCTTTTATGCTATAATAAGGTATAAACAAAAAAGGAGAGTGGTTCTTAATGGACTTACAACGTGAAATTAAAAACTATCTAAAGCATAACCTAACAATTGAAATACGAGAAGAAGATTTGAGAACTGATACTGGAAAAGAAGTTTTTGTAGAACTGTTCATCGAAGGCGAGAGAATTAGCTATGACAGTATTTTTGTAATGGAAGACTGAAAAGGAGGAAGATTGAATAATGAAAGAGAAAAAAGAAATCGGAGAAGTTACTCTAATTAATAAAGAAACTGGTGAAAAGGTTCTAACATTTGAACCATTTAAAATGAAATCAATTGAACCTATTACTTCTCCAGATATTATTTTCATGGGAGCAGATGGGCTAGAAATTATCAAACTCAAAGCAAACGGAGATATCTATGTAAAAGGTAAATTAATTGAAAATGATTCAGAGGTAGTGGATGGATTGCGCTCATTCTTACTTTCTCATAGTATCCGATGAAAGTATTGGAATTATTCGCAGGAACACGCTCAATAGGAAAAGCTTTTGAAGAAAAAGGTCATGAAGTTTATTCTATTGAGTGGGATACTGTTCACCCAAATATTGATTGGTATATGGATATATCTAAGATTACAGCTCAAGATATCCTTGATAGATTTGGTCAACCAGATGTCATATGGGCATCGCCAGATTGCACTAGCTATTCGATGGCGGCGATTTATAGACATCGTACCAAGAATCCAATTACAGGCAACCTAGACCCTGTTACAGAGAAAGCTAGAACAGCCGATGCCACTCATGCTCACGTTATAAGATTAATAGAAGAACTTAAACCTAAATTTTATTTCATTGAAAATCCACGTGGAGGTATGCGTAAAATGGATTTTGTTCAAGGTCTTCCAATATATACAGTAACTTATTGTCAGTATGGAGACACAAGACAAAAGCCTACCGATATCTGGACAAACCATCCAGACCCTCAATTTAAGCCTATGTGCAAGCGTGGTATGCCTTGCCATGTACCTGCTCCACGTGGCTCACAGACAGGAACACAGGGCTTGAAAAATGCTATTGAGAAGTCTAGGATTCCAGATGAATTATGCAGACATATTGTTACTATATGTGAACCATATTTTAAGGAGGAATAATTATGAATTATGATTTCAGTTCTGACATGGATGAACTACAAGAAACAATTAGAGAACTTTATTATCTTCATGATAAACTTAAATTGGATTATAAAAAAATTACCGCAGAAGAAGCTAAGAGTATTATTGATTCTGGAGAATCAATTTATTCTCTATGCAGAACGGAACAAGATTGTTATAGACTTTTTAAATATAATAAAAAAATAGAGCTTGACGGATACTATGTATTCTTTAAAACTTATAGCACTTGGTATCAAGAAGAAGATATTATTTTTAAAAATAATTTTGAAGCAATGGAATGGTACAAGAAAAGAGATGATGATTAATGAAGTATCTTGAGATTCATCGTGATGTATTTACAATGGACGAGAAGTATTTTCTAGCTCACTGTATTAGTTCTGATGCAAAAATGGGAGCAGGAGTAGCTATTAAATTTAATAGAGAATTCAAATTAAGTCACCTAAGAAATGAAACACTTCTAGTTGGTGGTTGCGTTAAGTCTGGTAGAATTTTAAATCTCATTACAAAATTAAATTATTGGGATAAGCCGACACGATATGATTTTAATACATCTCTAAAGTCGATGAAGAATTGTGCTTTAAAGCATGGAATCAAGTATATTGCAATGCCTCAAATTGGTTCTGGGCTAGATAGATTACCGTGGTCTGAATCAAGACAAGCAATCGAAAAAATATTCGAAGATACGGATATCGAAATCGTAGTATGTTTTTATTGACATTGCTATGAATACGTGTTATAATTAAATTAACAAATAGGGAGACGTAAAAATCTCCCTATAATTATAAGGAGGAATTATCATGTTTAACAAAAAAATCGTAGTAACAGACCATGCAATCGAGCGTTATAATGAGCGAAGCCGTTCAAAAGGATACCGTGGACGTACCACTTATAAATCAATCATGAATGACTTACGACCAATGAATGTAATGCGTATTCAGAAATTAGATAACGGAGCAATTAAAGTATTCACACGTGGTAAGCGTGAGTTTATCTTAGAAGAAAAGAAAAATTGTTATCTCCTACGAACAATCATCCAAAAAAACCGAGATAATTTCGAACCTTCTACAATGCGTAAGGTATGATGATATGAAGAACTTCGTGAAAGTAATTAAATTAATGTTCTATCTATTGATGACATCAATCCCTTCTAGAGATATTCGTGTAAAGTATGCGACAAAGATTATTAATCTTATCGACTCTATGAAAGGTGATTAAAATGAAAAAGTATAAGGTAACTTATAGATATACTGTTTTATTCACAGATAGCGAACAAATGGCTAGGCAGTTTACTCAAATAAGTAAAGACTGTCTATTATTTGTTTACAACGAAAAAAGAAATTTATACCAAAGGAGCAAATTCGATGATTAATGCAATTTTAAAAATGGATTTAAATAAGAAAATTGGTAAGAACGACGGAACTTTAGGTCGTGTATTAAATAAAGATATGGCAATGTTCAAAGAACACACAGAAGGTCATATCGTAATTATGGGTTACAGCACGTTTAAAAATGATATGAAGGGAATCCCTTTAAAGAATCGACACAACATCGTCATGACTAGCAAAAAGGATTTACCAGATGTAGAAGGTGTTATGTTTGCCAACTCTATGATGGAAGCAATTAGTCTTGGTATGGCTTTATCTTCTAGATACTTCCCACAAGAAGTAAAGAATATCTGGATTATTGGTGGCGCAAGCGTAGTTAATCAAGCTCTCTCTAAAGGATTTATTGATAATCTATTGCTTAATGTTTATAGTTATCATGAAGATGACACATTCACAATCGGTCTTGAAGATTCTGTTGAATTAAAAATGTATGATGACATGGCAAATGTTTGGGGAGTAGAAGATGTCCTTATTGATGGATATAAACTGGAGTCAAAGAAACATTATTTCGATGAAAGTAAATCAAAAGTAATTCCATCTACGCTATTTGTTTTAAATCGAAAGGGGAATGAATTCTTATGAAGGTAGAAGTTATTTCACATACTAGAGACACTTTAAACGGATATGAATGTCCGACCCATATTAGAATTACAGATGGCATGGGAGAAACTATTGACGTTAGAGTTGAAGATGATACGACTTTCTATCATCAATATACACCTTATTTAGATTTTGACCATGAAAAACTTGATTAAATAAAAGGAGTGTGTTATAATATGGTTATAGGAGTAACAGGTCATAGACCAGAAAAACTAGGCGGTGATTATTATGAAGTAAATAGCTTAACTAATATTGAGATTGTTCAGATGATGATGCGTTTTATTCTCAATAAAGTTTGTCACGACCCGATTTTAGGAGTGTTTAAAACAAACGAAAAAGTTAAATTAATTACTGGAATGGCTCTTGGAGCAGACCTTCTTTTCGCTGAAACAGCCTTGCTTTTAAAGAATATGTATCCAGACAGATTCATTTTAGAATGTGCTGTACCATGTTATAATCATACTTCAAGATGGCAAGATAAAAAAGTAATCAAAAGATATAATGAAATCTTAGAAGAAGCTGATAGTGTTAAAATTGTTTCGGAAAGAAACTACGATGACTATGTAATGCAAATCAGAAATGAATATATTGTTGACAATTCAGATGTATTACTTGCTATATGGAATGGTTCTAAAGGCGGAACTAGAAATTGTGTTGAGTATGCAATGAAAACAGATATAGAGATTCAAAGATATCACCCAACAACAAAATCGCTCAAACGTATAAAATAAGGAGGAAATTATTTTGGCACTAAGTTATATTAATCTTCAAAATGCTTTTAACAATAAGAAATTTACAACAGAAATGAATGTAGAAATCAATGATGAATTTTTAGAAAAATATGGTCTTACGAACGTTCACTCTGCTTTATATCAAGTAGTCGTATTGAACTATGATTTATTTAAACGTAAGATGACTGATATTGAGTCCATGGAAAATATTTCTCAGAATCTATCTAAAGTTCCACTCTTTAAGATTGGTGAGAATACAAGAAGTGACTTGTATTGGAAGGTTCGTGAAAATAAAGAAATGGAAAATAAATTTTGGACTAGAGCAAATCGAATTAATCGTTCGAATTACTCATACGGTGTCGGAGGAGAAACATTAGAAGAATACAAAGAAAAAGATATCAAGATGGAAGACGTTCTCCCATACTTTGAAGATATGGTGATTCATTATGGATATGAATATGAGCAGGTAATTGAAGAAGACTCTCTTGAAATTATTCAGTATCTCTTATTAATGCAACATGGAGAAAAAAAGAATATCTTCAAGAAATTCAAGCGCCAAAGTGTAAAAATTAATGCTGACTTTAATAATCTTCAAGTTGAGAAGTTTTCATTCTCTGGTTCTGGAGCAAGAAAGAATATCGTTCGTAGTGAACAAGGCGATGAAATCTTCTTTGATACACGACCTACTAATGATTGCAACGGATATTCTACTCTATATGGCTCTGCAATCCCATTTAATGTTGATGAATTAATCGCAAATGGTAATAAGATTTGGCAAAAACTTGGACATTATCTCAAAAAGAATCCTCATATTTCAGAAGATGGAATCTTAAACGTTTCTAATCCTTTCATTATTATTCGAGAATATAAAGATAAGGAAACAATCATTTCTCAATTAGACGCTATTCCAGAAGGAAGTCTATACGATGACCACCATTTAAAAATCAACATCAAACGAATCTTCAATAAAGATGTTCATAAATCAATTCGTGATGTATTTGGATTCACACGTAAGATTGAAGAAACTTTAAGTTCGAATACAGAGAAATATCTTGGTTATAATGTTGGAGATAGTAATTATAGCGGAGCTATTATGCAATTTGGAGGAAAGATTAAAGTAATGCGTGAAGAATTCGGAGATGTTTCACATGATGAAATTTTTAACGATGAAAATTATGAATCCTTCAAAGAATATGCAGAAGAAATCACAACCATTCAACAACAGTTACGTCGATTCTACTACCATCAACGTGTAGATACTAGCTTTATGGGATATCTTGAAATCTATAAGTTTGCACGAAAGAATCGTATTTCATTTATTGATTATATCAACTATCTTAAAGGCTTAATTTGGGGAGAAGGAATCGTATCTTTGAATGATGCTCAGACATTGCTTCAAGATTACTGGAGAATGGCACACGTTTTAAATATGAACGTTAAGAGATTCCCAGAGAACTTGAAAGCGGAACATGATAAAATTAATATTCGTCATTCATTCTTGGTTGCAACTCAAACAGATAAAGTTCTTAATAATCAATACTCTGACTTTAATGAATACTCTTATAAAGATTATATCATGACTTTCCCTCATTCATCTGGAGATTTAATCTCAGAAGGTGCGGAACTAGGTCATTGTGTCGGTAGTTATGTAACAAAGGTAGCAACAGGTCAAACTCGTATCTTCTTCTTGCGTAAAAAAGAAGAACCAACTAAGGCTTACTGTACAATTGAATTAAGAGATAATCAAATTACTCAAATGAAATTGAAAAGTAATCGACCTTTAAATGACGAGAAGGCTTTAGAGTTTGTTGAGAAATGGGCAGACAAATATAATGCAAAGGTTGTGGGGAAATAATGGTACTAATGAAACCTCAAGAAGTGACTCTGATTTATCGTCGGAGTCACGTTGGTTTCTTCATGAGTGAACGGAGGAATCAAGGACGGAAAAAGAAAACACTACTAACAGTTAGTTATGAAGTTGCTTCAAATATCGTCAGAGAAGGTCGTGGAGTGTGGATTAATCAATCTGCTATCTATCTCATGTATACAAAGAAAGACATCCGTAGGGCTGTATATATTCGTGATGAAGGTAAATGTTTATATTGTGACCGAGACTTGCAATATAAAGAGTTTACAGTAGAACACGTTAAGCCTAGAAATTATGGCGGAGGTTATAACCTTAGAAACTTGGTCTGTGCTTGTAATAAATGCAACAATGGTCGTCAGTATAAAGGTCTACAGCGTGACTTATATCGTAAATTAAAGAAGCAAACACGTAAGAAATTCAGTATGAAAAAAGTCATTGACATTGACTTCTAAGTATGGTATAATATTATTATAGTGATGAAGGTCACAAAACATTTAAAGGAGAAGATAAGATTGAAGAAAAAACGTTTTTATAATACAGGTGAAGTAATTTTCCTACACGAAAAGAAAACAACAGGTAAAGTAGTACGTGTTATCCCGAAAGACCTTAGCATTGAAGTTCTTTATAAAAAAGTTCTAGAAGATGGTAAGGTTGAATCTGTTACCGAAACATTTCTTCTTGAAAATGTTGACAAGTACCGTCCTGCAAAGTTTAATGTGAATGTTAAATATATGGAAGGTCAAGATAAAAAACTTGTAATTGAAAAGAATGGTGATTGGATTGATGTTTATTCTAATCAAGAAGTATCCATTAAACAGTTTGAGCAAGGTAAGATTCCTCTAGGATTTGCTCTTGAGATTCCAAAGGGATATGAAGCCTTCTTAGCACCACGTTCTTCAACTTTTGAAAAGCATGGAGTAATCGTGGCTAACAGTTTTGGAATCATCGACAATCTTTATTGTGGCGATGAAGACGAATGGAAATTATCAGTTGTAGCATTACGTGAGACAACTATTCCTAAAGGAGCTAAAATTGCTCAGTTCCGATTGATTAAGTCAATGACAGACCATGATGGAGCTAAGTCAATTAAGTTCAATGAGGTTGACACGCTTGATAATGAGTCACGTGGCGGATTTGGAACTACTGGAGATTAATTATGGGAGGATTACTGTTATTGCTATTCTTCTTAATTATTTTTTCACTATTCAGTATGTAAAGCTCATTAATTTGAGCTTTTAAAATATAAAAAACAAACTAAAAGGGGTTTTTATTAATGGAATTTAACGAACTAGTATTAAGCACAAGCCGAGAGATTATTTTTATGACGGATATCAACCAAGAATCAGCAGTTGATTTGATTCAACGAATCTCATTGGTAAATAATATTGATGATGAAATGGAACGTGCAACAGACCATTTAAAAGACTCTTATAAACGTGAGGAAAATCCAATTGTAATTCGATTGAGTTGTGTTGGTGGAGAAATTCTTAATGGATATAACATCGTAACAGCGATTAAAACTTCACGTACACCTGTCGTTATCATTGCAAGCGGAATCATTGCTTCTATGGGCTTATATATGCTTGCGAGCGCCCATCACCGAGTAGCGGATGAAAGTACGGAGTTTATGTACCATCAACCATCTGGAGGTCATATGGGTACTCCAATTGAAACACAAGTTAGTATTGACCGAATCAAACGAATGGAAGAACGTTATATCAGCTTCTTAGTCAAACGCTCTGGCGGTAAATTGAATAAAGAATACCTACGTGAACTTTCTGATAAGAACGTAGACCATTGGTTCTCTGCTCAAGATGCTCTTGATAAATGGGGTATCATTGATGCTGTTATTACTGATGATGACTTCTACAATGAAGAACTTGACGATGATACAAAAGACGAATTGATTCAAGGTCATGCAGAAGAACTCGTTGATTTACTTGAATCTCTTAGCACATTGACTGGAAATAAATACAAAATTATTATTGATGAAGATAAGGCAACCAAAGAAAAAGAAGGGGAAACTGAAAATGAAAAGTCGAATGACAAAACAGAAAAAGAAAACAAAAACAAACTTCTTGGCTAAGGTTTCAATTGCATTAGTATTGGTATTGATTGGTGTCGCACTGGCTGTTACAGTCGGTGTTGACACACCTACTAAAGAAAAAACTTCATTTTTAAAAGAAGAAACAACTCTATCTGTTTTTGATTATCAGCAAGAAATTGAAGGCTCTATTGATATTCTTGGAACTGCGTATCAGTCTATGTACGATGACTATTCAGTACAAAACTTCAATGGTATGAGGGAATCTGTTGATGTTGCAAAAGAAGCAGAGCGAAAGTTCGAAGCTGTCAAAGATACACCGAAAGGTTATCAAGCTAGCCATCAATCATTTGAGATTTTCTTCTCTAAGCAAAGCATTATCAATGATAAAATTATGAATGGAATCAACAATCAAGATTGGACTTACATGTATTCAGAAGAATTCACATCTGATTTAGATGAAGCAAAACGCTTGCTAGATGATGCAATTATGAGTTATAATGAAGCCCTAGACAATCAAGGAGAGGATTTGGACGCATGAAAAAATTAAACAACTTATGCCTACACGCTTATGTTTGGTATGATATTAAAACACGTGATGCTTGGGAAGAAATCGAGAAGAAAGTATTCGTTCATAAATTTTATATTAAACTTAAAGTTTATAAATTTAAAGCTAAGATGAAAGGACGAAAATAATTTGAGTCAAAACACTGGAAATCTACACTTCTTAATCACATTACAAGATATTGTTCATGAAGGTTCTCTAAATGAGCAATCACGTGGTAATTATGCAGATGGTCAAAGTGTATTCACTAAAGAAGTTTTTCATGTATATGAGACTTACGAACCAGATGATGTAATGATTTCAAATATCCGCAAACTTGCATGGAAAAGCTCTATCGGAGAAATCTTATGGATTTACCGAGACACAAGTAATGACTTAACTTTACTAAAAGAAAAATATGGTGTTGGCTGGTGGGAGTCTTGGGATATTGGAGATGGAACTATTGGTCAAACATACGGTAAAATTGTTAAAGATTATGATTTGATGAATAAACTTCTGAAAGGTTTAGAAGAAAAGCCATTCGATAGACGACACATCTTGGACTTATGGCAATATTCTCATTTAAGCGGTGATAAGGGAGCTTACGGCTTACCCCCATGTGCTTTCATGTCTGTTTATAGTGTTGAAAAAGTAGGAGACGAATTCCTATTACATGCAGAACTTCATCAACGTAGTTCGGATTTCATTACTGCAAATGTAATTAATAAAGTTCAGTATCATGCTCTACAAAAAATGATTGTGGGTCATTTAAGAAGTGTTACTGGATTGAATTATAAAGTTGGTAAATTCTCACACGTTGCAACGAATGTTCATATCTATGACAGACACTTTAAATTAGCAGACCAAATTCTGGAACAATTCTCAGAACGTTTAAATACAAAAGAGCGTAAAATGCCAGAGCTTATTTTAAAGGAAGATAAACTATTTCATGACTATGAAGTATCTGACTTTGAATTGATTAACTTTGTTCCACTGTTCGATGATATGGAAAGACCAGAAATCTCAATTTAAAGGAGGCTATAAAATGGTGGCAGAAATCTTAGGTACTTGGATAGGCGTTATGATTTTAATTACAGGGGCAATTATTCTGACAGCAATAATGGTTCAGATATTTAGCACTTTCTTTAATTATTTTGAAAAGGCAAATAAAGAAAAATCTTTAGCAAAAAAGATTAAATACTATGCTGTTTGTTTCTCCATGATTGCATTAATGGCTCTAATTGTAGTTATAGTTTGTACGATATGATTCAATCAAAGGACTTGACAAGTCCTTTTTTTTGTGGTATAATTAAGTTATCAATGAAAGGAGTTTTGTTTTATGAAAAGAATTCAGTTCTTTACGGGAACAATGGACGCAATGAAATCAGCTACTTTAATGATGCGTCATTTTAATTACAATAAAAAAGGCTTGAAAACATTAGTTCTAAAGCCATATAAAGATGGACGAGATGGAGATAAGGTAATTAGTCGTGCTTTTATCAATGACCCTATCAGTGCTTTGGTGATAAAAGAAGCAGAGGAATTAGAGTGTTTAATGAATCTTCATGAATACGATGTTATTATGGTTGATGAAGTTCAATTCTTTGATGTTGATTCAATTAAAGTTTTAGAATCTCTTTGTTACTATCAAGGAATCACAGTTGAAGTATATGGATTGCTTACAGATTATCTTGGAAATGCTTTCCCTGCTTCTCAGAGATTGATGTCTTGTGCTAATGTTCAAGTAATCAATAGCCTATGTAAATGCGGTAATGAAGCCTATTATAACATGAGATTGTTGAATGGTAAACCTTTCTTCGGTGAAGCACCTCAAATCGCAGTTGGAGATGTTAATTCAAACGATGTTATTTCTTATGAGCCTAAATGTGGACGTTGTTATTTAGATGCTAATATTGATTGGGATTTGGATAAATATGACAAAATGATGGAGGGATTTAAGAATGAAGAAGAAAAATAAACCTAAGACTATGGGGGAAATGACCAAGAAACGCACTTCTTGGCACATGAACCCCGTTACAAGGGTTACTAAAGATAAAAAGAAATACAATAGAAAAGATAAGCATAAGAAAGGATATGAATAAGATGAATATTCGAGTCGGTGATTACGTTATGTACAAGAATGAATCTTTCCGTGTGAGAGAGGTAGACTTCATGCGTAATCTTATTTATGTTTTAGATGTAAAAAATGGTGAACTTGTAGGATTGAACAGCGAGAAAGTAGTTCCTTTAACAAGAGGTCAGACCTATTTAGGCGAGAACAAAATAAAATTTTTTGATAATTGTCTTGATAAAATCAATATTTTAAGTTATAATAAAAGAACGGGAAAGATTGAAGCGTTAGAAGATTTAATGGCTTTAGTTACAACATTGAAAGGAAAGTGATTGAATGACTAGACCTGCAAAGTGGGAGAATATTCACAAACATGATATGCTGTCAAATTTGGTTGTTCCAGATTCAACAGCTCAACCGCATCAATATCTTGAACGATATAAAGAGTTGGGAATGACAGCTTATTCATTATGTAATCATGGAGTCTTAATGAACTATGGTAAAGCGTATGATTTAGCTGTGGCAAATGGTTTAAAACCAATTTTTGCAGTAGAAGCATATATTTATAAAGATAAAGAATCCGAACGTATGAATCACCAATTGATTATTGCTAAAAACAATGATGGACGAAAAGAATTAAATAAATTATTATCATATGCTTGGGAAAATAATTTTTACAATCGACGTAATCCTATCTTTTTAGATGACCTTTTAAATCTAAATAAAGATAACTTCATCATCACGACAACTTGTATTGATAGTTTCTTATCTCGACATGGAGATGAAGCAGTAGAATGGTATTTAGAGCCTGTAATTGAACATTTCGGCAAAGATAATGTTTATATTGAGATGCAATACCATGACGCAGAAATTCAAGCGGAATACAACAAGAGACTATTGAAGTATAAAGAGAAATATGGTTTGAAGCTATTCTTTGCTTCTGATAGTCATTATGTATATGAACATGAGAAAGAATTGCGTACACTTTTCCAACAATCAAAAGGTGTATTCTATGATGATGACGATGAAAACACATTCTGGTTAGATGTTCCTAGCATTGATATGATTTATGACCGATTCGCCCAACAAGGTGTTTTATCAGAAGAACAAGTTACAGAAGCAATTCTTTCTACTTCTGAAATTGTTGATAAGTGTGATAATATCGTATTGAATAAAGACATCAAAATGCCTAGTTTATATCCAGATAAAACACATGAAGAAAAACTAGAACTTTTGAAAAAGATTATCATTAAAGAGTGGAATAAAGAAAAAGTAAACATTGATTCATCCCTTCACAAACTTTATTCCCAAGAAATTCTTCGTGAGTTTTCAATCATTCAAAAGACAGCAATGGAAGATTACTTCTTGTTCAATTATAATATCGTTCAGAAAGCTAAGAATGATTATGATTTACGTCTGACTCGTACAGGTCGTGGTTCTGCCGTATCATTCTATTTAAATAAGCTATTTGGCTTCACAGACATTGATAGAATCGCTTCTACTATTCAGATGTATCCAGAACGTTTCATGTCCGTAGAGCGTATCCTAGAGACTGTCAGCTTGCCAGATATTGATTTTAACATGGTAGAAGACGAACCAATTGTTCAAGCGTCTAAAGACATTCTAGGAGAAGAACACGTTTATCCTATGATTGCTTTAGGAACTTTAAAAGATTCATCTGCTTGGCAAGTATACGGCAGAGCTTATAATATTCCGTCTAAAACTTTAATTGAAATCTCTAAGAACATTGATGATTACCGTTCTAATCCAGAATATGCAGAAATGATTGAGAAATCAGAAGACCTGCAAGGTGTAGTCGATTCAATCTCTATCCATCCTTGTGCTTATTTACTTTATCCAGAAGATATTAAAGCAGAGGTCGGACTAATCAAAACAGTTGATACTAAAAAAGTAGTACGAACACTTGCTCTTATTGATAGTTATTATTCAGATGTTTACAAATTCTTGAAGAATGATTATTTGAAGGTAACTGTTTATAAAATTATCTATGATGTAGCAGATAAAACAGAGCCAGTGCCAACTGTAAAAGACTTGTTAGAATTTGCAAACTCAGAAGAAGGAAAAGGAATGTGGAATATTTATAAAGATGGAATGACAGTTACTCTTAACCAAGTTTCAACAGATTCCGCAGTTCCTCAAGTAATGTGGTATAAACCTCAAACAATTGCAGAACTATCGCACTTTGTTGCAGGTATTCGTCCATCATTCAAATCCATGAAACAAAAGCTCTTTGACAGAGAAGAATTTAGTTACGGTATTCCAGAGTTTGATAAATTGCTAGAAACAAGTGATAACTTCATTCTCTATCAAGAAAATATTATGGCTGTTCTTCAATATGCCGGATTCCCTGCCGGTGAATCTTATGGACTTCTTAAACAAATTGCAAAGAAGAAAGGTAACTTTGAGTTGATTAAGCAACGTTTCTATGATGGATTCATGAACGCAAGCGGTCTAAGTGTTGATGAAGTTACACGTGTATGGCAAATCATTGAAGACTCTGTTGGATATGGTTTCAACTCGTCACACAGTTACTCTGTATCGGTTGATTCTCTTTACGGAGCTTACTATAAATACAAGTATCCTGCTGTTTACTTCTCAACTATCATGGAACAATTTAAGAAGAAACCTATCTTCCAACGAATTGTAGGAGAGCTTAAATACTTCGGTCTTGAGCATGGTGGATTGAAATTTGGATTATCTCGTTCATCTTATTTCAGTCAAGGTAATACAATTTACCGTGGAACTTCTTCTGTTAAATCAGTAAGTGGTACGACAGGAGATAAACTATATGAAATCTATCAAGAAACTGGAAACATTGAATTGATGGACTTTGTTGATTTATTGATTCTTTTAAATGAACATAAGATTAGTAAGGCGGAAATTTTAAAACTTATCTATGCTGACTACTTTTCTATGTATGGTGGGAGTCAGTACCTTAAAAACGTCTGGGAGCGCTTCTACGGCATCATTAAGCCAGAGAAAGGTCAAGCACCATTCAAGGTCGATGGAATCAAAGAGAAGAACCGTCCTGTTCGAATTGAGAACCTAAAAGAGATTGTTTATAAAATGGATAAAGAAGAAAGAATTTCAGACTTAGAATTAATCCGAAATGAGTATGAAATGTTTGGTCAATTAGATAGAACTTATGATACATTCACTAAACGTGACTTCTTAGTTGTTGATACATTGACTAAATATACTAATGCAATTGTTAAAATTCAGTCAATCAGAACTGGAAAAATTACAGAGGTAACTGTTCGTAAGAGATATTTCTATGATGATAATAAGAAAGCTCGTATCACCAAAGGAGATATCATCCGTGTCCAACGTGTTGCTAATGAAGAAATTAATCACCCTGTTGAAAAGAACGGTGAAACTAAATGGATTCCTTCTGGAACATTTAAAAACTTCTTGTATACATGGGGAACACTAAAAGTAAAAGAAGATTGAAGATAAGGGAATAGGAAGGTTGACTTTCTATTCCTCTTATGTTATAATTGAATTAACAAATAGAGATAGAAAGGAAGATGAAAAATGAAAATCAATCTAGATAAAGTATTGAAGATTTGTAATGATATGAATGTTGCAATCGGGGCAAATAACGATTCCAAGAATACAATCTGTAATCTTGCTAAAAGATATATTGTCATCTCTCCTATTGAATTTGTAGAAGTTTCTTCCGATGTAGGTTATCCTATTCAAGAAGTTGCGGACATTATTATCTTACACGAATTAGGTCATTTTATGGCTATTGATTATCAAGATGAAGACTTGGCTCTTTTAAATATGAAAGAAATTGGAAAAGATAGTTCCAATGCTATGGATATTCTTTACGTTGAAAATAAGGCTTGGGAATATGCAGAAGAATTATTTAATAACCACTTTCCAGATGGTGATTCTCTTTTGTTTAAAAGAATTAAAAGATACGCTCTAGATACTTATGTTGAAAACTATCTAGGGAATCTTTGAAATATGTAAGGAGGGATTACCCCTCCTTTTTTTAATAGCGATAGGTTGCTACTACGACTGTTCCGCCACCCGTAATTGTAGTACCGTCTGAATCAAGGTCAACCCATGAACCAGATGCTTTACTGATATAGAACTCTTGTTCTACTCCTACTTTAAATACATCCATAGGATGAATAGTAGAATCAGTTCCACCTTTCCAAATATTAGAAGTACCTGCTAAGGTAGGACTATAAGTTGGATAAGCTGTATCTGTGTCAATTTCAACGTGAAGGTGATTAGCTCCACCATAAGTTCCAGTAGAACCGTAGTGAGCAATAACAGTACCTTTCTTAATTGTTTGACCGTTACTTACAAGAATCTTAGACAAGTGAGCCATACGGATAACTATTTTTCTAGCTCCTGCTTTAGCTCCATTGTGAATATCTACATCATTTACGCTTTTAGCGATAATAGTATTACCCATTAAATTATCATAACCACTTGCTACAATAACCATGTCGAATGAAGCGATTACTTCAAGATTAGCTCTGTCTGCATCCGTCATATCTACACCATAATGAGTGAACCCCATTTCTGCACGATATGTCGCATTTTTATAACCTGCGGTTACTCTTGCTCTGTTCAATGGCAAAATTGCTTTTTGAATCATTTTAACATTTCCTTTCTTAATACTCGACTTAGTTGCTGACTTTGTTTTAGTTACTTTTTTTTAGTAAGGTACTTACCGTATGCCCAAAGACCAGATTTAGTCTTTAGCCAACCATCCTTTTCCTCTACGATAGTAACTATCGTATTTTTCTTTAACTGTTCTTTTACAGGAAAATTATTCCCTGCTCCAGTTCTAAAGTTAAGAACATCAACATTTACATATCTTAAATCAGTTGGTTTAGCAGTTGCTACAACTTTTTTACCATCAACATATTTAACTACTTTACTTCCTGCATTTTTAGCTTTCAATGAATCCGCATTTGCTTTGCTTGAGAAAGCTCCAATTTGCTTACCTTTTGAATCAAATACTTTGTATAAAGTACCAGATTGAGTAGTTGTACTAGGCTCTTTTGCAGGTGTTTTAGCAGGTGCTTTAAGCTCTGCATAACGTTTAGCAATTTGGTCTTTAAATTGTTGTGAACGACCTTCTGCTCTAATACGATGTGGGCAATCTTTACCGTTCATATCATAGTGATAATAAACGTCACGACCATCCAACCCTAATTCAATTAAAAGTTTTGCAACAAATTCGATTGCGTTCTTTTCTGCATCTTTATATCTTTGTCCTCCAGATTTAGAGTAACAAATTTCTACACTGACACCGTTTCTGTTACCATTACCATTAGCTCCATCACCACAAGCAAAGGCATTGCGGTTATAAGGAATACCAATGAGAACTTCCTTATCATCGACAGCGACATGGAATCCAGTTACGCTACTATTAGTTTGCATATACTTGATTTCATTTTCTGCGCTTGCGTCGTTAGCCGTGTTGTGAATTACTACGAACTTAGGCTTCATTGCATAGGGAGCTTTTAATGAATACTTTGATTGGTCTAAATATCTCTTAATCACTTTGTACGCCATTTTTATCCTTCTCCTTTTTTAATCTCAATTTCCGTTTCAAAATGACCTTCATCAATACCCTCATTAACGGTATCAATTATTTCATCTTCATCTGGAATACCATCTCCATTTAAATCGTTTTCTACTTTTGCCACTTCAATTTTAGTTTCCTTATATTGTTCGGCTATATTTATACCTGTTATAGCACCAACAATTAAACCAAACATAGTGACCATACCTTCTGCTACAATACCTGCAATTATATACTTAATACAAATTACAGATACTAAAATCAGAAGAACGAGAACGAGAACAGAAAACTTCTTCTCGTTAACGCTCATCATCTGAATCTGTTTCTTCACTTCTTAACCCCCTACTCATAACGTAATAACTAAAGCATATTACGAATGAAGCAAGTAGGAATATAACACCAAAGAACACTGTTCTGTTCCATGTTTTAGAGAAGTCAACTGTTACGACGACTTCAATTTCTTCGCCTGTATAATCCTCAACTATGCTTTTAACATAGGTCTGACTTCTTACATTCTCAATGCTAACTATTTTTGAATCTTTTACATTCAATCCAGAATACTTATCTTCTACATCTCTAAATTCAATACCTCTTACATAACTTGTTAGATTTAAAGTCTCCAAATTTTGTGGAGATGTAAACAAGTTATTGAAATCATTAGTAGACTCGATGTTTATTGTTATAATTAAAATAACATTTCCCTTATAACCTTCAACGTTACCAATATTTAAATAGGCTTCTTTGAACACAGTTGAATCATCTTTACGATTTATTTTAGACGTAAAGAAACTACCTTTTCCTTGAGTTACTAAATTTTCAATAATCGTCTGTGGCAAACCTCTATTCACTGTCATTTCGCTTTGGTCGATATCTGGTGGAGCAGAATTAATAATGCTACCGCCAGAATCAACTATCATTATAGAGCTTATAGTGTGTTTTTGTCTTATTGATTCAATATCCTGTATTGTCAACCCTTTTGATTTATTTAGGTCGTCATTAACATCATCTAACTTTTGCCTCATTCCACTATCTATGAAATCATTGTAGGTTGCTATTCTATCAACAGAATTAACAAATGTCAAGTTTACAGATTGGGCAACAATCTCTGATATAGATTCTCTATAATTTTGCTGTTGAGTGAAAAGAAAGAAAAATACAGACAGCAACGTAACCAGAATGATTGTTAAATTTATGAAACCGAATCTTCTAACTATACCTGTTCTTGTATTGATTACCAGTCTTTTTTTAAGTCTCTCTAGCACTTTATGACACCCCTCTTTCTATATCACTTTCCACTGAAATATTGGAAAACTAAACTTATCAAAGAACCTATGATAAGCATTGTTACTCCAATTACAACTTGATAAAGTTTGTTGAATTTATCTTTTTCATTTGTTGATAAAGTATTTTCAAACAAAGAATCTTTACCTCTAAGGTCATCTACATCTTTCTGTAAATCATCTATCTTTTCTTTCAGATAGGCAATTTCTCTGCTTAGTTTTTTGTCAGTATTGGATACATACCTCTCGAAATCGGAAGTAATCTTAGTTAAATCTTCTTTAATCTCTAAAATTTCTTCCGTAATTCGAGTGTCATTTTCCAATCTTAATCTTTCTATGATGTCAGATTTCTTATCAAGGTCTTTAATTAGACTCTCAACTTTATATTCTGTGATTGATAACTTTTGAATTATATCATTAATTCTATTTTCTTCCAAAGTCATCACTCCTTTTTAATTATAAAAATTTACCGCCATAAATTGAATAGTTTGTAGCCTTCATTGGTTTAGGAGCAGAGAATCCAGAACCCTTATAAACAGTAGCCGAACGAATTACAGCATGATAGTTTAGATATCCTCCAGATTGTTTTCCTTTAATAAAGACTTGCGCTCCATCAGTTGCTTGAACCATACCTTTTAATCCATACCAATAGCAGTCTTTAACCGTAACATTTGTCAAACCATGAGCATTGATACCGAAATAATCTCTTTCAGAACTAGCTCTTACAAAATCAACTTCTGTAACGTAAACTCGTCCTGCGCTATCTAGGTGCATTGCTCCAGTTAATGATGAATCGTTATCATCTCCGACTTCAATGTTAGGTGTTCCTACTTCTGCAATTCCATAGAATCTCAAGTTTGAGAAGTAGATAGAACCTACACTGTTTGATTCTACTCTTGCACTATGAATTTGGATTTCTGAACGGCTCTTAAAGTTAATACCTCTAAAGATAATTGAATGAGAAGACATCATAGCTCTAGCATTAATAGTTTCCGAATATTTTCCAGGTCTTATATTAATATAGCTTACTCCACTTTCAATAATATGAGGTAATTCTTTAACAGCTCGACTGATTGTTTTAAATGGTCTTGAAGAACTACCAGAGTTACTGTCACTACCATTCTTAGAATCGACATAAACGTTGATTGCGTTACCCTTGATAGGTCTTGCGTTGCTAGTAATACCTAGACCATGATAGTTCATGATTTGCGTTGCTAGGGTATTTACAGGCAATCCTTCGAACACTGAATCAGTATATGCTTTCGCTTGATTCAATTTACTAGTAGCATCTGTTTTTGTTTCTCTTGTATTGATGTTAGATAACAGAGTTGAAATCTGACCATCAACATAAGTGATTGTGGCACGTTGATTAATCATGTTTGTGATTGAAGTAGCAAAGTTAGGGTCATTAGCAAGTGCGTCACTAAGTTCCTCAAGAACCTGTTTCAATCCGTTAACAGTATTAAGCAAGTTATTAAGTTTAACATCGGTATAAGTCTTGCCGTCAGTAAGAGCTTGCGTGGCTTTAGCTTGTGCGCCTTCTGTCGTTTCTAGTGTCTTTGTTCCATTGCTTTCAGTAAGGAACTTAATATCAGTTCCACTAATAGTAAGACCATATTTATCAACGTTATTTAAACGCTTATAAATCTTCATTGTCTTAGCCGTTGCATCAACATATGAAACCATATCATTATCTGTGTTGACGGGAACTCCACCAGTTGTAGTTGTTACCCTATCACGATTAATTAATTTAGCTCCTTGAATTACCAAGTCACCAATCATTGTATCACCATTTACAGATACATTTTCAAGATTTAACTCTGTTCTTAAATCACTAATGTCGTTCATTGTAGCAATCATTACACCGTTCCAATAAACTCCGTCTGTCTTCATCTCAATTACCTGTGCGCCATTCTGTGAAGATAGACTAATATCTGACATGGCACTCATTAAGATTTGTCCTAAACCATAAGTGTTTTCAATTGTGAAAATTTGACTTTGGTGAGACATAAATCCGATTCTAGCTTTTCTATCAAATGGAGCAGAAGCAACAGGATACCATGAAATCCAACCCATATCAAATTCATTACCCATAAGTTGAATTGCTTCATCACCAATAATAAACTTGAATACTGTTTCAACACGTGGTAAGTTTAAATCAATAGCTCCTACGTCGTTTGCATTTAGAGCTAAAGCTCCTGTCTTACCATTAACAGAAGTAACAGCAGAACCATTATTTACTATTTGTTGAAGTACATCAACTTTAGCAACTAAAGCATTAATTGTATCTTCAAAGAATTCAATGTCTCCGCCATCTCTCAATCTATAAAATCTCTCGATAGGGTAAAGAACTAGACCTCTACCATAGTAAGTGATTCTTTTGATGATATTGTCCTGTGTTCCGTTAAAGTAAACGATTCCTAGTCTATAATCAACATAGAATTCATCATCTGCTAGAGACATTACTTCTCCATCATTTTCTAATTGTCTTTCGAACATATCTTCAATAACTACACCATTGGCAGATACAGGAAGTTCATCAAGAATAACAGAATTGTTTAATACTTTTAGATTTTCAACCTTTTGAATAAAAGGGTCATCACTCGTACCAGAGCGATTAAGAACCATAATTGGGTCTACGAAATTATCTAAGCTATAATTAGCCATTTATTTTCCTCCTTATTTTCATTTTTTTAATCGGAATATTCCGATAATTGAATAGTCCTCTCTATAATTTAACGACTATTTTCTTTCATTTTCGTCTGTATTTCAGACAACAAAATTTTAATATCTTCGAGATTGGCTTTGGCTGATTTTTTCTTTTCATTAACATAAATCCTTACAGCCATATCTCTGATTGCTTCGATTATCATTTTTCCAACATCTCCAAACGTTTTGAAAGTTTATCAATTTCAATAGAAAGCTTCTCCGTTTTCTTCATTTCTTCTTGCAATGCAATATGAAGAATAGAAGCATATGACTGTGTAGACAAGGAAGTTTTTTCTTCGTCTTTATTATTATTGTAAACAAAATAATTAGCGATTCCTGTCTTGTCTTTTTCAAGAATGATATCAGCCATGATACCAATTTGTTTTTTACCGTGTTCTTTTTCTTCTAAGTTAGTGTATTCATATTCATAGATTGGCATATTTTTTACAAATTCTGTAACTAATTTAGAATCAAAACCACTTGATTCCTTCGTAAAATCATCATATTGAATTTCGTTTATATTTTTAATTTTTTCTTTTAATCTACTATCAGAAGTCGAGTTAACCGCCGCATCTGTGTAAATAGTTCCCCATCTAAGAGTAGATGCTCCTAAGTTTACATTACCAGATTTTAGGGGGCCGAAAGTACCACCAGAGAATCTTACAACCCTGTTGTCAATACTGTATCCAGTCGCCGCATTATTACTCCAGTTGAATAAAATATCACCATTTGATTCTAGCAATAGTGTTTCACTACCTACAGAATAATCTGGATATGATGCAACAGGAACATTCAATTCTCCGGCTGTGATTTGGACGTTACCACCGCCACCAATTTCAAGAGGTACTCCACTTGTAGATACTGTACCATTAGCTCTAAATACGTTTACAGAAGTTCCATCTGAATCCTCTACAATTATATTGAAAGTAGTTTTAGCATAAAAATCCATATTAGTTTGAGCTAATAATTTCAAAGAACCTCTAGGCTCTCCCGTTGAAGCTGTATTTGTATTATTTAGATTTGTATATCTCAAAAAAGTTGTGTTATCTTTAGGACTGTGAAGACCTAAGCTATCTCGTCTAGCAAAAACATGCAATGCAGTAGTTAAATCATCTAAAGGGCTTAATCTAAAAGTTACCTCGTTATTAGATGCTACACTTGGTTTAGAGAAGAAACTAGCTCTACCATGTGTAATACCAATGTCGAGAGCGACGTTTGCAGGGTCAATACCAGTCGCCAGAGGTTCTGGGAAGGTATTAATACCTACGGCACTGTTAAGCGTATCTAGGAAGAATAAGGGCTGTCCACTTGAGATAGTAATTGTTTGAGTGAAACTACTACCGAATCTATCAGTTACGGTTATTTGAATATCATAAGAAGCTGTATTGGCGAAACTAGTTGTTCGAGTTGCTGTGAAATTTGTTCCTGTAATCGTTACACCAATGTTTGCACTCGCAGAACCATAAGTTCCAGAGCTTGAAACTTTACTCTTATAAGTTAAACTTGTAATAGAGTTTTTTACAACTCCTGCAATGCTAACAGGTGATAAAGTTCCTTTGAAGTCAATTGTCGTTGAAGCTTGGAAATTATCTAATCGAGTTGCTTCACTTGACAGAGAAGGTGCTTTATATGGTATAATATTAACTGTAACAGTTTTAGTTCCCTTATTACCACGACTATCTTCAACAGTTACAGTTACAGTCGCATTAGAACTAGCATTTAAAGTTCCGATGTTTTGCGTTCCTGTTGTTGTAGAAGTTTTTGGCGATGAAGCACTTGTACCACTGATATAATATTTTGAAATTGAAGCACCATTCTTAGCCACTCCTGCATTATAAGTTACTGATACAGTTGATTTACTTTGAACTATATATTGAGCATTACCTGTGATTGCTGTAATAGCCGTATTTGAATCTGCGTAAGTTACAGTTGTTGGAGGTGTAGGGTTTGAATTGACAACATATGCTTTATAAGTTGAACTAGTTCTAGGATTCCTTACCTGTGTTCCATTATAATAACTAGTGACTTCAAAGTAATATGACACGCTATTTGAATTAGGTGTTTTACCATACATATTATTAATCTCAGTAGTCGTAAAACTCATTGAACTACTCGCTTCTACGTTAGTCATCGTTTTAATAGTTGTTCCACCCATTATTAATTTTACAGTATGTTTAAAAGCTGACATACCTTGATTCAAACTGAAAGACCTGTCACTACCAATGTTGAAATTACCTGCGCTTATAGTGGTAGCATCTGGAGCTGTAACAGTTCCTGTCTTATTATCCGAGCTACCTATTGTCGTTGAACCATCTTTTGTCGTAATTATAATTTCCGTACTCTTAGAAGAACCTTGCGCAAGAGCGTCAAAAACGTTCGTATGGAACGCACTTCCAGTAAATACGACAGATGTTCCAACACCTGTGGTAGAACCTACTTGAGTACCATTAACCTTAACTACTACGTCATGGTCAAATGAACTACTGAATCTAGAAATAGAAACCTTTAAATCATAACCTGCTGTCCATGATGCAGAACTTGTAATTGAACTCGCTCTAGGGATTGTGTCAAAAGTAGCTGAAAAAGCACTTAGACTTATTCCTCCAAAGTAAAGCCCACTAATTGATGCGTCAATTGTAATTGATTTTCTACCATCTGAATTATGAGTAATTGTTCTTGTTCTTGTTGTAATCAAATCTCCAGATGTGCTTGTTGAAATGCTTACATCAGAACCACTATATGTTGTTCCATCAATAGTTAATGTATATGCGTTGGTAGAGTCACTAATTGACCAACCACTTTTACAACCAAAATAGAGTTTTACTTCTATGCTTGTTGTATTATTTGCAACAGATTGACTTGTTTCTGACCAAGTTACTTTTAAAAAGTAACCTCCGTTAGAACTCCAAGTCGTCTGACTTCCACTTCTTGCCATTATTATTATCTCCTTTTTTTCTTATTATTCTAAAAATATAAAAGGGGTTTTTCAACCCCTTGAATATTATACGATTATATCGTCGTCTGGTGTTGGTAGGAAAGCAATTCCTGCTCGTCCTCCACTGTTAATTCTCAACATCTTGATAGTACCAATCGTGATAGTATCTTCAACGTCAAGCGCTTTTACTTCCGTTGTTGCTCCATTCAGAGTGAAAATCTTCTTCATAGTTCCTGCAACGGGAGCGTAACCTGCGAATTCTTTAGGTGTAATTACAGTGTAGTTTTGAGTTGTGTTATTTGAGACTCTTAATCCAGTTCTATCAAATCTTGCACTAGCTGTATACAATTCAGTAGGATGATTAGACCATTGTAGAGGTGTTTTACCAACGTTTACAATTAGATTAGTAATAGTTGTATCTGTCGCAGTTCCCATACTTTTTAGTTTAATAGCCGACTTAGTTGAAGTAGCTGTGAAAGTGAATGATAGTTGTTGCCAGAATAAGTCATCTGCTGTATTTGCAGTAGCACCAATTACCCAACCAGTTGTAGTTGTTGCAGTATCTGGGTCTAATGAATATTCTACTGTAAGACCTGCTTTAGTAGCAGTTTTCTTAACAAGACAACTTACAGTGTAATCTTGACCAACATCTGTCTTGAATGATTGGCTGATTGTTGAGTTTTGTAGAACCCATCCAGAACCAGAACCAAGAGATTCTAATTCACCAAGTACAACGGCTTCATCTGGGTCTTGAGGTTCATCTTGTACGGTAGTTACTCCGTCTCCAAGAGCTTCAATAGTCCAACCAGTTGTTCCTGCCCAACCAACAGAGTTTAAGATTTTGTTTGCTCCACCACCAGTAGATACGGCTAATGAAATAGCACTATCAGTTTGAGTTATAGAACTATATTCCGTTTTAATAGCTTCAAATCCATCTGCAACGAGCTGTTTCAATGAAGTATCTAAAGCTGTGATAGCTGTGTTAAGAGTTGTTGTATCAGCATATCCATATTGAGATAATGCATCTGGTGTCAAGTATGCAGATAGGTCTTTTGTATATGCAGTTGAAGACCTTACAGTTGAGATGATTGAATCATCTGTGATTTTCTGTTCTGCTTCTTTAACACGAACCATAAGAGTGTTTGTATCAGTAGGAGATTGTGTCCAACCAGTAGTTCCATTTCTCTCAACTTGAATTTCACGATAATAGATATTACCATTTCTTGTAAGATATGGAGCAACTCTTAGATATCTACCAGTAAGATTTTTAGGAATTCTGTAGACATATCTTTTCCAAGTTCCATTTATAGCTCCTGCTTCTACTATATCTGATTTTTTAATCGGATATGTTGATGCTACTGTTCCCAAAGCATCTTCTGCTCCATTATACATTCTAATCATGATAACAGTATCTGTGTCTGCCAATAATGATAAGTCCATAACTTTCATATCGAATGATAGGAAGTAAACATCATTTAAGAAGGCGTTAGCTCCTAAATCAACTTCCTTAGAAGCGATATATGCAAAGTTATCGGCAGTCTTACCACTTACAGAAATATTCATAATGCTAGAAGTTGGCTTATCTTGTTCTGCGTCAGCTATAGTAGCATAACTACCAACGTTCTCCCATAGTTGGAAATCATCATTGAATGTTGAGTTACCGATTAGGTTAACTCCATCACCATTTCCACCCTCTTTGATAGTTGTTAAGTTTGTAAGACCTGTTAAAGTCGTAACAACAGAAGCAGTCCATCCAGTTCCAAATGAAGTCAATGGCGTACCAAATGATACTGTCATTTCTGGAACATTGATTTGAGGATATTCCCAAACACTGTCACGTTTACCTAAGATAATTACTACCTTACCACTTGCATTTCTGGCAAGCATGACTTGTTCCATCTTGTAACTACCTCTTGAAGAATAACTAGCATTAATAAAGGCAGGTGTATTATAAGCATAGAATGAAACTCCTAAATCAATCAAACCTTGAACTCCAGAATAGTTAAATCCTTTAATATCAAGTTTTGTCATTTGGTTAGTCATATCTAATCCTGTTGTAATCATCATATATCCAGTATACGTCGCATTAGGAAGTCTTTGATTTAAAACATCTTTAAATATCCCTGTGTTGTTTGTTGTGCTAATTTCTGTTTTGTTTACTTTAAGAGATATAGAATTACTCAAAGAAGTAATTGAAGATTCAGCACTTGTCAATCTTGGAACAGTAGCTTCTGGTTGGAAGTCTGTTACTTTAGGATGAACAACGAACATATCTGTGCTTGTTCCTGCATTATTATAATTTAAGAATCTCAATCTCATTTTCTTAGTGTTTTGTGACATAATGAAAGCTGTATTAACAGGATTTGTTCCAGATGAAAGACCTTTCATAATAGAAGGGTCAGTTCCATAAGGGAATACATATCCAACCATTTTTCTCCAAGTAGTAGTCTTAGCTCCTGACCAGAAGTAAGGGTTATTAGTTGCTGTTCCTGCTAATCCCGTTGCTAAAGTTACAGGTGTGACAGTTCCAGTTGAACCGTCATTATTAATAGCGCTAATACCAAAGTAACCAATACCTACTGTAGTGCTTGATTTTACCCAAATAGCAAACTCATAAGCTCTTGTAGGCTCTACTTCAAAATCAGCAGAAGTTACTTGAGTTGAATCCGTACTAGTTGCTTTTAATGAAGGAACAACAACACCGTTAAAATCAGTATCTTCAACAATTAATGCAGATGTGACAGCATTTGTGAAAGACCATCTTTTTACGGGAGCTGTAACACCATTTATAGATACGTTGTTTACCAAGTTACCATATTTACTATCTAGAACAAAGTCTAAATCAGTTTGAGATACCTTCGTTACAATTGAAGCACCTAAGTTCGTAATCGTACCTTCGGCAGTTGATACACGACCTGCTAAATTAGTACCTGCTGTATCGCTGTAAGCTCCAACCTCACTAGCAGTAGTAGGTGTCATCTTAATCCAGTTTGTACCGTCAGAGCGCTTTAATACGTTAGGTGTGACAGATGTATCTGTCCAAAGTCTACCGTTTAAATGAGCAGGAGCAGTAGCCTGTTTAAAGATTGTACCTTCTGCGCCTACTTCGCTAGCTGTTGTCGGTGTTGCATTGACCCAAGCAGAACCAGTAGAGCGTTTCAAGATATTAGGTGTTACACTAGTATCTAACCATAATCTTCCGTTAAGGTGTGCAGGTGCAGTATTTTGTTTCAATACTACTCCTTCCGCACCAATTTCAGAAGCGTTTGTAGGAGAAGCGTTTACCCAAACACCAGAAGTGTAGGTTTTTAAAATATTAGGTGTTACGCTACTATCTATCCACATAGCGCCTTCTACCGCAGTAGGAGCTGTCGCTTGTTTTGGAATTGTAGCTTGCTTTTTAGAAAGTTCTGTGTTAAAATTAGTTATAGTTACTCGTTGAGTAATTTCATTACCTAAGTTTGTGATTGTACCTTCTGCTGTTGATAGTCGAGTATTTAATCCCTCACCTGCGCTTAGAGCATAAGCTCCGATATCGCTAGGACTTGTTGGGTTAGCCTTGACCCATGCAGAACCATCCCAACGCTTAAATGCGTTAGGTGTTACAGAAGTGTCAAGCCAGATTGTATTTAATGCAGGACTAGATGGAGCAGTTGATTGCTTAAACATAGTTCCTTCTTTTTTATTTAATTCAGTTGTAAAATCAGTAATCGTAACTCTTTGACTGATTTCGTTTGAAAGGTTTGTAATACTACCCTCTGCTGTTGTTACTCTAGTTGTTAACTGAGTACCTTCCGTAGCTCCGAAAGCACCGATTTCAGCAGGTGTTGTAGGTGTTACTTTAATCCACGCACTACCACTCCAACGTTTAAGAATGTTAGGAACTACACTTGTGTCAACCCAAAGTTGACCAGTTGCAGGACTTGAAGGCGCAGTCGTTTGTTTAGATACTACGGCTTCTGCTCCGACTTCGGCAGGTGTAGTAGCACTAGTTTTAATCCAACTTGTACCATCTGAACGATACATGATATTAGGGGCTGTAGCTGTGTTTAACCACAATCTTCCACTTAAATGACTAGGTGCTGTTGATTGTTTGTAAACAACATTTTCAGCTCCGACTTCACTTGCAGTAGAAGGTGTTACTTTTACCCATGCCGAACCAGTCCATCTTTTCATGATGTTCGGTGTAAATCCTGTATCAATCCATAATGAATCAGTTGCAGGAGCAGTAGGAGCAGTAGATGATTTAGGAACAGTAGACTCTTTTGTAGCCATCTCTGTTGTAAACGTCGTACTAGAAACCTTCTGTGAGATTTGTCCTGCTTGAACAACTAATTGAGATTCAGCAGTATCGACACGACCTGCAAGAGCATTTACATCAGATGTTTTTGCTCTTAAAGCAATCTCTTGATTGCTTTGACTAATAGCTGTTTCATTGTTTGTTAGTCTAGTTGTTAAACCGTTCATGTCAACAGTGTATGTTGTTGTTGATACTTTATTATTTAAAGCTGTGTCAATTTCACTGAAAGTATAAGTTCCAACTTCTCCTGCTGTGGTAGGTGTAACTTTCAACCAAGTAGTACCATCTGAACGATATAATCTATTTGGTGTGTTAGTTGTATCTAACCATAAGCGACCATTCAAATGTGAAGGAGCTGTATTCTGTTTGAACATAACAGGTTCAGCGCCAACCTCCGCAGGTGTTGTGGCACTTGTATTTACCCAAGCTGTACCATTAGAACGTTTTAAAATGTTTGGTGTAACGCTTATATCCATCCATAGTCTACCATTTAAATGAGTAGGTGCTGTGGTTTGCTTATAAATACTTGTTTCTGCTCCAACCTGTGAAGCAGTTGTAGGTGTAGCTGTAATCCAAGCTGTTCCATTCCATCTTTTTAATTGGTAAAGACTTGCATTAGAAATATCTAACCAAACTTGACCATTAGTAGGATTTGTAGGAGCAGTAGCAGATTTAATAATAGCGTTCTCTTTATTATTTAAACCATCTAAAGCGCCTTGAGCATTAGTCATAGCTGTCTGAGCATTATCAATGGCTGTCTGCGCTCTTGTTAGAGCAGTTTGAGCATTTGTTAAAGCTGTTTCAGCAGATGCCTTAGCATCGTCAGCAACTTGTCCGATAATTTCTCCATTGCTAAAAGCATTATCAGCAATAAATTTAGCTTCTGCAATCATATCTTTTTGTTTTGTTGAAATAGCACTCTTATAAATCTCACGTTGATTGTAATAGTTGATAATTTTATCTCTGAAATTATCTCTAGCAGTTGTACTTGAGAATGAATAAGTTGATGTCATATTCGCTAAAATATCGACAGCAATTTTAGGTGCGACTCCATCTAACTCTTGATATGCTACTGTATAGTTCGTAGAACTAACTGAGATTGAATCTCCAAATGCAGTAAGCTGTGTGAATTCAGATATAATTTGATTCCACAATTTTTGCAGTTCTCTTTTTTCAACAGGTGTGATTTTCATGTCACTAGAAATATCATTGATTCCAGAGATAGCTGTTTGAGCTTTTGAATCTGCTCCAATAGCTACTGATTGAGCGCTTTCAGCAATTGTTTTAACAGGTTCAATTTTAGCAGTTGTGATATTATCATTAGCTTCTTGCAATGTTTTACTCATTGTATTTAGAGCTGTTCTATAAGCTGTAAACTTAGCATCAACATTAGCTTTTTCAGTTGAACTTACTTTGCTATCTGTAATAGCTGTATTAATAGCTTGTTTTAATAATACGTGGGCGCTATCGTAATCTTGTTTAGCATTGTAAAGATTTACTTTAGGTGTTCCCGTTAAACTTGTGTTAGAGTAAAGACTAGTAAACTGAGCATCAATATCAGCTTTCTCATTGTCAAGAGTTTCTAAATGAGTAGCGATAGCTTTTGCTTCGGTTGCACTGATAAGAGAATCTTTAAAAGCTCCGTCAACATAAGCGTCAAGGTCTGTAATCGCATCAGAAACATCATCAATAGCTTGACCAATAGTTTCAATGTCTCTACCTGCTAAATTACCAGATAAGATATTGATTCCTCTGACATTAATGTTACCATCGTTGTCAACATAGAAAACTCTATCTCCACCAGAATTAAGCATCTCAATACCTTTGTCAGCATTAATTAAGATTTGTCTTAGATTCTGACCATCAATTCTAATACCGTCGATTGAATCAAGATAAACTCCTTGACCTTCGATATTAGCATTAACAATTCTCATGTTAACCATTGAGAAATCTTTAGCTGTGAATTCACCTTCAATATCAGCAGAGAAGACATCTTCCCAACCATTTACTGTTGATTTTTGAATTACAAGACCATCTTCTTGAGTCAAGTAAACTTTGTTTTTATCTCCACGGAATAATAGAATACCGAACTTGTCAGCTTCACCAACGACAGTTGCTTCTTCGACTAAACCGATTTTCATTACCATGTTTCCGTCAGCATCAGAAACGACACCTTTGTTCCCTACAAATTGTAGGATACCATCTGCGTCACCAATTGTCAAGTTTTGACCTGTGATGATTTGTCCGTAAAGTCTTTCAGCAATAATCCCCATAGGTGTGATTGCATTTTTCCAACTATTACCACCATCTTTTGTGATTGCAAGCAATCCGTTTAATAGTACAAGATAAGTGTTGTCTGGGTCATCTGGGTCACGTGAAAGAATACCACGGTCTGAGACCTCAATAGATGAATAAACTCCACCTTCAATTTTATTTTTAGTTGCATCCCAAACGTTTTCCAGAATAGCTCTAACTTTATCGTTAGCGTCTTTACCTTTATTCCAATCACCTTTATTAACTTGAATACTGTTAGCAGATGAATTAGCTTTATAGATAAGCTCTAGGAAATTATCTTTTTGAGATTTATTTCTTGAAACATTTGTGATTGTTACGTTAATTTGACCTGTTTCAAAATCATAATCAACTGTACTAATATTAGCTGTTACATCTAAATCAATTTCTGGAACTAACAGTCTGAAAGAATCTCCGATTACTAATTTATCCCAATCTCTTTGACCTTCGATAAGTTCAAGGAAGTTGACAATATTCATAGTAGCTTCTAACTTAGGTTCTTTCATTCTTTTGAATTCTTTTTGACCTTCTTCTAGTAAATCTTTGTCGTCAATAATTGATTCATTGCTATATTCTTTTCTGATAATAAATCCAGAACGTTCATCTAGTAATTCTGGCGAGAAATTTTCTTCAAGGCTTAGAAGCGCTTTAAGTTCTCCCATCAATCCACCTTCTGCTCCGTACTCGATAAATCTATCAGTGATATAAGAAGCTCCTGCAATTTCAATTATTCTCGTTTTTACATTTTCGATTTCTGCTTGTTTACTTGCAACAGATAATTCTAATTCAACCTTAGAAGCGATTAGTTCTTCATTTGCGTTACCACTGTTCTTAGTAAGCCAAATGTCGATAGCATCTTTAACTTGTTTTAGTTTAGTCTTTAAATCATTTAATTCGATATTTAAAGGAATGATTGATTTTTCAAGTTCATCAAGTTCTTCGATATAATTAGAAAATGTAAGTCTATTTTGTTCAACTAGTCTACTATATTTTACGATAGCTAGAGCTAATTCATCTGACATATATTTTGAAGATGAAATAACAGCATCTCCATTTTCAATATCAATTTCAAATCCATCTAAGAAGTAAGAGAAATCTTCGATGTAGTTTGTTCCCGTAGGATTTACTCTATTTACTGTTAGATTGTCAGAACCATAAAGAACCAATTGAGTAGCCATAGCTAAACCATCTTCTGATTTAGTTGCCTCTAACAAGTAGTTATCATGACTAACAATCAATCTTGAATCATCATTATATCTTTCTTTTGAATACATATTGATTTTAGCATTTTCTGTATCGAATTCTACAACAGCTTCGAACTTAGTTGCTAATTCATATACAGCTTGCAATAGATTACCATTATCAAAACTGAACATTCTGAATTTAGAATCTAAATCTCCGTCAACGACACCAGTTGACCAGTAAGTTTCATTAGAGCTATTTACTAAAATATTTAAATAATCAGATAATACTCTAGGTGTATCTTCACTATCAAAACCTCTAACTGTGACATCAGCCATTTGGTTAGCGGTTGAATAACATTTGTATGTTAATTCGTCTGTATCAGCGCTTCTAGCACTTGGTTGCATCATGACGAACCAATGTTTTTCTTCTCCTAGTTCTAATCTAACAAGAAGCCTAACACCGATTTTGTCAATGTTAGGATTTTTGATTTTCTCTCCATATTTTTCAACGTAGTATGGAACTGAAAATTCAAGCTCGTAAATTTCTTCCATAGCTTTTTTCAGCTTAATATCTTTAGCTTCTGAAAGTCTTGTAATAGTCTTTCTATCTTGTCTAGCTAAATATAGAACAGGTTGAAGCACTTTTAAATCCCAATTAATTTCGCCCATACGTGATTGTTTATCTAAATCATTATTAGCTGTAAAATCAATTGGTTCGAATTGTTCTGCCATTTTATTCCTTGTCTCCTTTTATTCTTAAAAAATTATAGATACTTTTCTCTGTATCTTATATTGATTTCACAATCACCTTCAATGAAGAATCTTGTTTCACCAAGTTCTAAATCAAACCAATAATTATTGAAATCATCGTATCTTGAAACGACAAATCTATTATCTGTTTCAATGTATTTATTTACTCCATCGTAATAAATTGTTTCATCTTTTGTTATTTGGGTAAAATGAAGTACATCACCATTTCTAATATTGTTGATTTTTACTTCGCCATCTTCTAACGTTTTTTTTACCCATAGTTCGATAGATACTGGCTTATCCCCTCTATTATTTATTGTGAAATAGCTCGTTTTTTCGTCATTATTTCTACTTAAAACTTTTAGAACTTTATAATTTCCGTATAGGTATGGAGAGTTTGAAACCATGTTTACAGTTATATAACCATTGATTCCATTGTGTGTAATCTTTGTATCACCCTCTGGCATACAATAGATGACTCGCCCTTCTCTATCGTCTACAAACTCTAAAGGCTTGTAGTATTCGACATCTAACCATTGCTTTAAAAGACGTTCTCTAGCTGTATCAATTGCACCATCAATAGCTATCGTCATAGTGAATTTTCTAACACTACGTTCTAATCTTTTAAAATATGGATTGCTTCTATTTCTTACCTTATCTGTCATTACTTCCCTTGATGGTAATAAATCTTCCTCATATAACGACGAGTCGAAAGACGCATGGAGAACTCCCATACGTCTTGAATCGACACCATCATATATGAAGTGGATATAATGTTTGAACAATTTATCTCACTCCTTTTTTTCTTAGAAACTAATTCCGTACTTGACACGCATTTCTTCCATGATTTTAGCCATAATGTCTGGTACATTTGCGCTATTTGTTACATCTGGGAATGACATCGTGATATTTCCGAATTGGAAACTGTTACCAGAATTTAATGAAGTCTCTGGAATCTTTGTACTAGTTAAACCAGTAAGCATAGCCGTTTGAGAAAGAGTAGAAACGCTAGTAGCGTTAGCTTTAGGATTGATGTCAGAAGGTGTTGTACCTTTATTCTTATCAATACTTGCACTCAAAGAAGCCATTAATTTTTCTAATTCAGAAATGTTATAAAGAATGTTATCCTTCAATACAGTTCCTAAGTTAGCAATTACACCCTCTAATGAAGTAGACAAGTTTTTAAAGTCTTCTGGATACTGACCTAGTAAACTTCTAAACGCATCAGAAGCTCCACCATTCAACTCTTTAATCATTTCATTAATTTTAGTAAAGTTACCTTTTGCAACATCTTCTTGGATTTGACTCCAAAGTTTAGTGTTGTTTGCAATGTCGTCATAGTATTTATTGATAGCTTCACGCTTTTCATCCATGATTTCATTGAATTTATCCATTTCTTCATCAAGAGCTTCTTTTTGTTTTTCAACACTTTCTCTTAATGCTTCCATATATTTATTTTCAGCGTCGATTCTATCATCGTATTTTTCGTTTTCTTTATCTCTGCCATCATTGATTGCTTCAATTTGCTTATCATAATCCCATTGAGATTGTGTTTCTCCGATTTGTTCTTGAATATCTTTCAATTCTTTCTTCAAATCTTCACGCTTTTTCTTAGCGTCAAATGAATCATCAAGTCCTAGTATAGCAATTTTGTTTTTAAGTTCGGCTTCTTGTTCATACAATTTAGTCATAGACTTAGTATGAGATTCTTCCGATTTTTGACGTTCCATTCCTTTAATTTTATCATCGACCATTTTGTTGTAGGCTTCACGTTCTTTATCAATTGCTTCTAGACGTTTAGCAGAAGCCTTTTCTTCTACTTCCATCATGTTGTCAATTTTTTCAACAGCTTCTTTATATTTTTTCTCTCTAGCTTTTTGAACATTGTCAAGAGCTTTTAATTCTCCGTCTCTCATGTTCTCAAAGATTTGCTTGATTGAATCAACAACAGATGATGTTGCTTCTTTCTGAGCATTTTTAAGGGCTTCTTTATTTTCATATTGAGCATCTTTTAAGTCTAGTAGAGCTTGTTCGGCATCTCTGATTTTCTGAACTAGTTCATCATATACAGGCGTACCTGCTTTTAGTCCTTTTAGTTCTTTTCTATATTTAGCAACAGCATCAGCTTGCGCTTTAATCTGTGCCGTTAGAGCTGTGTTCTTTTTAGCGATTAAAGGTGTTAAATCTTTAAGGTATTCTGGCTTATCGCTTTGGTCTAATCTACCAATTTTAGTATCATAGGTTCTAATTTTATTAGTTTGTTCTCTCATTCTTGTTTCAATCTTTTTATCAAAACTAGCCAAAGATGAGTTGAATACAGTGTTCCATAACTCTGTCATTTCAGCTCTATAAGATTCCAAGTTCACTTTAGATTCACGAATCATATCAGCGATTTGGGATTTTTGAGCGCCACTATATTTTCCTTTTGATTTATATTCTTTTTCCAGATAAGAAAGACGTTTCTTCTCAAGATTAGCCATATCTTTTACATTATTTCTAGCTTGAGTAGTTTCTTTTCTATACTTTTCACTGTCAGTAGAATATAATCCTGCTTGAGTTTGATTAATCGCTTTGTATGATTCCTCTTTAGATTTTTCACGACTATTTTTTTCAAGATAACCGTTCAATCTAGCAAAGTATTCAGCATAAATGTTTCGTGTACTTTCTTCCATTGCTGTTTTCAAGTCACTCATTGTATCATCTAAGAAGGACTTCATAGCAGGTGTTAAGTCTTTACGTTTTCTTTGTTTTACAAGTTTAGCCATAGCTTTCTTTTGTTCATCTAGAACACCTTTAGTTCCATTGATAACATCTGATTGAAGTTTATTCCAATTATCGTAACCAACAGTCCATAAGTCAAGTCTTCCTTTGGCTCTATCAACTTTTACTTGTTTTTTAGAAATATTTCTTTCTAATTCAGAGCTTAATGATTCAAGCCATTCCATCATCAATTGATAACGTTCTGCTTCTTTATCATAGATTTCTTGAGTTTTTCCTTCGATATCATTTTTAGCGTTATACATAGCTTCTTGTGAGTTAGCTTGCTCCGTTGCACCGTCACCAACCATGATGCCACCAGAACCTCCACCAGAACCTCCACCATAAGTGTAGGTAGTCTGCTTACCTCTAGCTTTACTAGCCATACTATTAGGATTAACTAGGTTTTGACCCCATCTTCCCATCTTACTTCTTACTTCATAGTGTAAGTGAGAACCATCACCAGTTGAAGAAATTACATTACCAGTATGACCAATTTGACCAATCTGTTGACCAATAGCAATCTTTCCTTTTTTACAGGTAATTTTCTTTAAATGGGCATAAATATGATAATAACTACCAGATTTAATAACAACGCAATTCCCATATTCACTTGGAATACCTAAGCTTCTATTTGCTCCACCTGCATGAATGACAGTACCGTTAACATTTGAATCTAATCTTTGACCATTATAGCCATCAATGTCAGTACCTTCGTGTCTGCCCCAAGAACGACTTTCTCCGAAAGAACCAGTGACAACACCGTTCCATCCTGCAAGATATCTATTACCGCTTTTCTTCAAACTGCCTCCACCAGATGATGGGGCTGTTTTGTATTGGAAACTAGACGTACTAGTTCCTCCACCTTTAGCTTTATTATACATTGAAGTAACACCTTTTGTCCAATGGTTGTTTAATCCATTAGGGTCATTACCTGCTCCAGAAGGTGCATATTTCTTCTGAATCGCCGCAATTGTTTTAAGACCTTGTGAAGTATAATTCTTATGAAGATTTCTAATCATTGATTCAATACCTTGTTCTACTGAATCAAATCTAAAGAATGTTTTGTTTCTAGAATCGTACATACCACCAACGTTGTTTTTCTCACGTAGCATTTTAGAACTACCGTTACCAGTTTCCCACATAGCAATAGCCATAGCCAAAGCAGGGTCAACTCCGTACTTTTGTCCGTATTTTGCAAATTGAGATTCTTTACCAGAAAGTCTTCCCTTTAAGAAACTTGAACTGTATGAAGAACTTCCTCCACCAATTGCCATATTAGAAGTATAACTAGCTTTACCGTTACTAGTATAAGTCGGAGCATAATTAGAGACTGTTTGATATCCTGTTTCAGATACACCGTAGCTAACTAACTTACCACTCTTAACTTGTTTTTGGATTTCCTCACGTTGTTTTTTCAGTAGAGCAACTTCTTTATTCAAGAGTTTAATTCTATCTGAAATACCATCACGATATTGTTTACTCCATTCTGGGAATTTAGCCATCTCTTTATTCATTTTAGAATATTGAGTATTGATTTTAGAAAGTGCAAGCTCATATTTATTAGCAATGAAAATAGCTTTTTCTTGTTCTTCTTTTGCTTTCTTCTCTTTTTCTTTTTTCTTTTCACTAGCTTTAGCTTTCTTCTCGTCAGCTTCTGCCGATTTCTCAACAGCTTCTGCTTCTTTTTTAATAGCTTCGGTTGCAGTACCTTGTTGACCTTGTTGGTAATTTGGTACTTGAATATCTGGGAACACTTGTCCTGCGCTAACAGTTGCTTGTTCTAGCATACCCATCTCTCTAGAAAGGTCTGCTACAGCTTCTTGTTGTCTACCAAAGAATTTAGCACCTTGAACCGCCGCATCTTCCCAATTTGCACTTTGGTCAGCATAGAACATTTCATTTGCTTTATCAATAGCTACTTGGTAGGCATCAATTTTAGCTTGTAATGCTTGAACAACTGAACTTGCATTTTGAAGTTCGACGTAGGTTGCTTTCTGTGAAGCATCCATAGATTTATTTGCATAAGCTACCTCAATTTGTTGTAACATATTATGAGCGCCTGCTAAAGCATCCATAGCTCTCATTCTTTCATAGATTTGAGCTTGAGTATATCCTTCTGCAAGACCTAACTCTTTTGTAATTTCAATCATTCTCAATTGACTTCCTGCTGTTTGTTCTGTTTGGTTAACAAGCTCGAAATACTCACCAGTCAATTCACTTACTCTTAAAGAGTTTTCAATAGTACCTTCTGTGATACTCTTAGTGATTTGATAGTAAAGGTCTTTTTGAGGAACTACACGACCTAATAGTTCAGATTCAACTGTAAGTTCATTCGCATACTCTCCAGTAGCTTCTGTGATTTCGTCTTGACTTGTATTAGTAGCCTGCAAAGCACTAGCAAAAGCTTTAGTCATTCCAGAAACTTCTTCAAGAGCAGTACCTAAAACTTTATATTGAACAGATTGTGATTTTGAAGCCTTACCAGAATCAATTTTAGCTTTCAAGATATTTCGTTCTTTTTGGATATTTTCTTTTGTTAGATTGATTTGAGTAATCATATCTTGTCTTTGAGCTTTACCTGCCGAAACGAATGATTGAGTAGAGAAATTCTTTCCAGAAATCCCTTTCATTAATTTACCCATGTCAGCAATAGCAGAACCAGATTCTTTTAATGTGACCATTTCCTTCTCACTTAACTTAGCTTTTTGAGCAGAGTTTGTAAGAATATTTTGAGTCTCAACATTCATCTTTTGATACTGTGCATTTGTTTGAACAGCTAGAACCATTTCTTCTTGTTGCATAGCTTTAATTTTTTGTTTAGTTGTAGCAATTTGGAAGTTCTTCTCATTGATTTCTTGAGTAGTTCTGTCAATATCTTTTTGGATTTGACCAGATTTTTGGTCAGCAGACCACATTGCAGTTGAAGCATTATTTCCAGTTGCTGGGCCTTTTGACAATTTATTCTTTTGTTCTTCCAGTTTTTGTAATTCATCTTTAAGGTCAGAAACATTTCCTTTTTCTTTTTTAATGTCGTCAGACATCTTAATTGATTTTTCCATTTGTTTAGCTTTAGCGTATCTTTCAACAATTGCAATAGATTCCTTCATTACATCGTTATTAGCAAGGATAGCATTACCTTCACCATCATAACCAACGATTAAATTAGGGAACATCCCTGCAAGGTTTTTCTTAGCTTCTGCTAATTTATCTGTTTCTTCTGTACTTAGACTTGTTTTCTCACTTAAATCATAGTATGCTTGAGTGAAAGTTTGAACGTCTGCTCTGTTTTGATTCAAAGTTTGAACCATTGAATTCATTGTGTTATTAAAAGCTTCTTGCTTTTGTTTTGCTTCTGCCATTTTAGAAACTAATTTTTCAATTACAATTGTTACACCTGTAATTAATAATCCGATTCCCAAAGTAGAACCAATCAATCTTAAAGCACCTGCAAGAGCTGTACCTGCGACACCTGCCGATGCGAAAGCCGTTGACAATCTTCCAAAGAACCCACTTGCTTTACCTGCTGTTTGTGAAGCTGTATTAAGGCTTGTATTAACAGCATTGATAGAAGCACTAGCTTGACCTGCGCTACGTGTTGCATTAGCTGTATCAAGTGTAGGAGCTTGTCTGTTTAATCTAGAACCTGCTTGTACTGTATTATTAGAGACAGTTGTTTCTATTAATCCACGTTTAGCTAACATTTGTTGTTTTGTTTGCTCAACTGTCATTCTTTGCATAACTGAAAGATTAGCAAGTAATGATTGATTAGCAGTTCCTAAAGTAGAAATCCAAGCAACAGTTCTCTTAGCAATCTCAATGAAATTGATTGAAGTCTTATTAGTTACTTGCCACCATACAGCTAGAGCCATTCCGACAGGAGCTAATACGGCAGGTAATAATCCGACTTTATCAACAATAGAACCAAACATTCTAAAGATTTGACCAAGAACCTCAACAGCGTTAATGAAAGCAGGTGTTAAGAAAGCTTCACCTAAAGCTAGAGACATTTCACTGAAAGCATTTTTAAGTCTGTTTTGACGAGCTTCTAATGATTTTTGGAAGTTCATGTTTTCGACGATAGCAGAGCCATATGAATCCATAGCTGTTTTACTTGCGTCTACAACAGTTCCTTGTTGTTGCATTAAGATATTGAAACGTGCGATATGGTCACGACCTGCGATAGCCATAGAGACGTTGTTTTGTTGTTCAGTATTTAGAACTCCCCACTTGCCAGATAGACTAGCAAGAATATCTTCTACTTTCAAGAATTCTCCACCTGCATCACGTGTAGCGACACCAACGGCTTTTAATTCTCCTTCTGCTTTTTCGCTTAAAGTTCTTGTGAAGATTGTTTTCAATGAACGTCCGATAGTAGAACCAGATTCACGTGTAACTTGACCAATTGCAGTAATTTGTCCGATTACAGTATCCATAGAAACACCCGTAGCAACAGCCGAACCTGCGACCTTAGCTAGACCTTCTGCAAGTTGTTTAGATGATACAGAGAAGTTGTTATCGACTTCGTTGATAGAGTCTACAACACGAATGACTTGTTCTTCTGCGATACCATAAGCTTTTGTAATAGCTGTCAGATATTCAGATGATTCGGTAGCATCCAAATCAGAAATGTTATTAAAGATTTGACTTGCTTCTGTCATTGATTCTAATTCTTTTCCATCATAACCTTGTTTTGCAAAATTAGTCTGAATGTTCATAACTTCTTCAAGTGTATTTCCTAATTCATTTGCTTTATTGATAGCGCCATCAAGCATAGATTCAAAATCTGTACTTGCAGGAAGAACACGTTTAAGTTCCGTCATAGCTTTGTCTACTTTTAGGATTTCTTCATACATTCTACTGATTGCATTTTGAGTACCATAAATAGCAGTAGTCGCTAATCCCCATGTCATTGTACGACCAATCGCAACCATCATTTGTTGGACTTGGCTTAAATCACGGTTAGATAAACGTTGCATAGTTTCACCTAGCTTGTTTACATCTCCTGTCATTCCATTCATTTGATATCGTGAGATTTTCCATGAGTTGTTTAATTTATCCATAGTCTTAGTAGAGAACTCATAGACCGTTTGGTTTAAATCATTGACACTTTTACGGAATGAATAAACTTGACCTTGTGGTAAGTTCTTAGCCATTTGACCGACAGCAGTTTGCACTGATTGTGAATTTTGAAGATTATAACCAATACCTTTTAAGTCGTTAGTCATACGTGAATCTTTTTCACCAGAACCAATAGATGCTTTCAGTCTATCACGTTCTTGTTTCATAAGACGTAGTTGTGCAATTACATCTCGAACATCTTTAGATGATACTCTAGCACCTTCTGAAAGTCTTTTAAAGACATCATCCATAACAGAGTTTTTAGCATTACCGTTCAATGCTCTAATTTGAACATTAACACCTTCTGATTCATGTTTCAAGGCTCTTAGTCTTGTTTCAGCGTTTTTGAATCCATTATTTTGACCTAATCTAATAATTTCTTCATTCATTTTGCTTATTTCTTCTCTTGCTTTAGGTCTGTTTTTGTTATTAATAGCAAACAGTTTACTTTCAAATGCTTCAATATTTGAATCGTTTAGTTTCCCAACACCTCTTACGTTTGCGCTTTCACCGTATTTGATTTGAGCTTCACGTAATTTGTTGATGATTTTCATTTTTTCTTCGAATATTTTTTTATACTGAGAGTGTTCAGCTTGCTCTGCTTTGACAAGTTTTTGCAATGATTGAATAGCATCAACAGTTTTAGCTTTGTTGACATTTTGTAATAAGTCTCCACTATTAAGTCTACTTAATTTACCTGCGTTTACAGCAACTTCAATCTCTTTTCTCAATTGCGCTCTTAGCTTAATTAATTTTTTAGTTTGTTCTTCTTGTTTATTTAATTCTCTAATCGTTGTAGCATAAGCACTCTTTTGACCTTTAGCACCATCTTGTACTGCAAAGTTCAAGGCTTTGACTTCACCTTTTGCATTTTTAATATTGATTGTGAATTTTTCTAATTCTTGACCAGAACCTCTGATTACAGATTTTGCATCAAACTGACTAGTGAATTCATTACCAAATTGTTTCTTAACTTTATTCATAGTAGCTTGAATTAGTTTTAAATCATTATTAGCAGAAGCGAATAAAGTTCCTCCACCTTTGACTCCAGAACCTTTTGTAGCTCTAGACATTTCATCTTGAATTTTCTTTACATCGTTTTTATTGATACTTAAACCGACATCTCCAAGACTTAATTTTAATCCTTTTTTAGCATTATTCCAAGCTGTAATAATGTCAGATTGTTTGAACTCTGCTCCAACTTTTACTTTAATATTTGGAATCTCTTTAAATCTTTTTCTTAAAGATTCAAAAAATCCTTTTTCAAAAGTAAAACCTGTGATATTAATTTTCCCTTTTAGTCCTTTTTTTAAGATATTCTCGACATCTGGACTAATACTTAGTGATTTTACTGTAAGCATTACACTAGCATTATTAGGTTTTTGTGCCATCTATTTCATTCCTTTCATTCATTTTTTACATTTTTATACAAAAAAAATGGGCATAACCATTTACGGTTACGCCCTTATTTTTAACGGTATGTCTTCCCATTTTGATAGTTGTTAGGTGAGAATCGAGTAATACGAATTGGAACAGCTTTACTAGAGATTGAATTATAATCTTCAATCCCCTGTTCTATAAAATCATATCCACTAAACTTACCAAATCTATAAATATTTTTGAACCATACGTTCTTTTTTACAGCCCAACCCTCACTAATTAAAACAGCAGGATTTGATATGCTATTGTCATCCCAATACGATGAAGACAACATTCTTTTTTGGTCAAAAGTAACTTCTATGAAGAAATACTTTTCACCGTTGTACATCTCACTTCTAACATCTGTAACAATTAAACTTTTAAGAAGAGCAAATCTTCTAGTATAATGTTCAGAAGGTTCATGTGAAAGATAATATTTTTTCAATCTTTTATAAATACAGTTAGATAACTTCTGAGCTTCTTCTTGTAAGATTGCAACAATCATAGTTTCTTCTAAATTAGAAGGTTGATGGATTGATTTACTTACTGCTTTTTGAAAATTACTCAACGTCTCCATCTTCTTCATCATCTGAATCAAAATCAAACATTGCAAGAACTTCATTATTTTCAATTTCTTCTTTAGCACGTTCAAGAGCTTCTGAGATATTTTCACGGTTATCTTCAATGAATTTCTCAATAAATGTGAAAGTCTTATTGACTTCTGCTTCTGGTAATACGGAAGTTACTTCTCTCCATAGTCCATAGTCTTGAAGAACTAAAACAGTCTGTAAAGTTCCTTTGAAAGTACCATCGAAATCATCTTTCAAACTAGTAAAGTGTTTTAAAATCAAACCTAAAATATAAGGTTCTACATTGACTAGCTTATCTTCTAATGGAACTTCGGCTTCAATTTCTTCATCATAAGCCATAGTTAAAACAAACTCTGCTCCAAGTTCTGCTAATTTAGTATCAACGAATTTATCGTCTACTTCGATGTAGAACAAAACTTCATTTCCTTCTGCATCAATACCTTTAACATTATGTCTTACCGATTTAGCCTTTAGTGATTTCCCTGCATTTACAAGTGTTAATTTTTTACCCTTATTAGCCATTTTATTTTCTCCTTTTTTATTCCTTTTTATCCCTTGACTCTATATTCTCTGATAGAGTCTTGGTTAATAGCTTTATTGAAAGGACGTATAAAACGTCCTCTCTAAAAACAATTAATCAAAAGCGGATTAATTCAACCATTTCTTTGTTATCATCTTGAAGTACATCAAGTGTGAATGTGAAAGTAGATAGGTTTTCTGCGTCCATTGTCAACGTAACACCTGGCAATAGTTTAGCACGTGCGATTACCATTTGGTACGCATGGTCTTTACCAGTTTTTTCATTACGAACAAGTGTATTACCAACAACACGGTATGTTGAAGGGAATTTATCTGTACTGAAAGTAACAGTTGTAGCGTTCTCGACTTCTTTGTTGTAGTAAACAAGATAGTCTGCTCCTTCTACTTTAGAAGCTCCTGTTAGAGTAACTGTTCCAGTTGCGAAACCATAACCATCAGTTGCGCTTTCGTCAACATCTTCACCACTAGCTCCATCAGCTAACATACTGACAGCTACGATTGAGTCTGCGTCAGCAAGAGGGATTGTACCATCTGCTCCCAATTTAACTTTCTTAGTTAATAGAACTGTTTTAGCTCCTTCTACTACTTCTGAACCTGCAAGCATAGCAAGCGATTTGTCAGATAGTAAAGCGTCTTCTACCTGTAATTGACCTTCACGGTTGTAATCCCAACCGATTAAGCGTCCGTTCCCACGACCACCACGGGCATATGTTGTTTCCGCAGTAAGTTCTAAGTTTGACATCTTAGCTGTGTCCATGAAAAGTTCTGGCTTATTTGTTTCTAAATTGATAAAAATTAAGTCAGCGACTTCTTTAATACCATATCTCATTATTTTTTTCCTCCTATTTATAAAAATTGCATTTATTACATGACATAAGAATCTCACCTATGTCAAGATGAACTCCAATGCTCTAGTTCATCTATTTTAGCACCTTGCATCATTGCACTGAAATTCATATTGAAATTATCTATTGCTGTTAATCTCTTAAACTCGTCGTACAGTTGGAAAATCGTCAGATTAAAAATATTGAATCTGTTGATTGAATTGCTTTTAGTGCTTACAGCCGATACGATGCTTGAAAATCTTATTCCTGTATCTTTTTTCTTTTCTATCTTTTTTTTAGCAGTCTTAATTTTAGCCATAATTTCTTTTGCTTTGTCGTCAGCAGGAATGTATTCTTCTTCCTTGTCATCTGCTAATCCATAAATGATTTTTAACATATTTTTAATTTCGTTGTATTTATCACGACTCAAAACTTTTCCTTCATTCATACCAGATATAAAAATAATCTCAAGATTATCGTTCATCTCTGCTTTAGATTTGAAAAAGAATTCAAAGGCTTTGACTGTATTTAAAAAGGCTTCTGATTGATTTGATAAACTAAAAAACTGGTAAGGCATTAAGAGTCTTAGCGATTCCATTCCCTCTGCTTCAAAAGTTGATTCATCAAACTCATATAGAGCGTATGAAATATACTTCTGATAAGTGTCATATCCAATTTCATTAATATCTGATAATTTAAGTGAAGGGATAACTAAATCATCAACTTTAATTGGAACACCTTCTTGCAATTTTAGGGAAAGTTCTTCGTTAATCATCGGTTGGTCGCTCGTTGATTCCGAAAGCGTTCGCTTGGATTCTGTAACCTGCCACGTTATCGTTTACCTGTAGAATAATGAATGAATCAATAGACAGTTTTCCAAGAGTACCTTTGGTATCCTTAAACGTATCTGCTATTTCTTCCATGATTACAAACGCTCTAGTCGCTTGTTTCATCTTTCCATTATCATCAATCTTTATGAACCACATACTTACAGGAACTAGTATATCAAACATCACTGTATAGTCTGTTATCACTTCACCATTATCAATCTCTCCATCTGATATATAGGCTCTGACAATAACTTCGCTTTCTATTTGTACGTTATCTTGTGAGAAAGGATAAGGCTTTAATTGTTTCTCAATAACTGTTTCAGCAATGTCGGGTACTTGTAATGGCTTGTCGCCATTAACTTTTAATAATTTTTTAAAATTCTGATTTTTGTCTAATTCTGAAACTACCACATTCAAAGAACTAGATAGGAACTTAAATGGTCTCATTCATAATCACTCCATTCATCATCGGAAGGAGGATTAGATACATCATCATTGAAATGAGAATCGTAGAACATAGAATTATCTGCAATTCCGTTTACCAAATCATCGTTTGGCTTAATTGTATCAGTCTTTACGACTAACTTAATAATATTATCAAGAGTAACATTGTCTACTGTTTCAACGGAATAAGAAAAACCATTGACAATGAACCTCATATTTGGTTTAATTATAGATGAAGAATTATTCTTCTGAACATAAAAGTCTGCTTTTGTGCTTGGAGAGTTTACGTCAATCATATCCTCACGGATGTTTGCTGTACGTTGCGCTCCATGACTTAGTAATTCAAAAGTCTGAGTCTTATCTCTGTTAGTAAATCTAATAACAGAATTAACCTTTCTTGTTTTTGCTTTTGGATATACTTCGTTGAAATAATCCACGAAAACAAGCCAAGAAGATGAATCTTCAATCATATTTATAATGTCGCCCTCTTTAACAATATCGTCTGGTTTAAAGATAAAAGACCTTGCAACCATTTCATTCTCATTGATATATCGTGCGTCATAATTTTCTAAGACTGTTCCATCTGGTTTTATAATTGAAACAACAACATGATTTGGGTTGTCTCTAAAAACTTTTTCTACATTATGCTTTGTAATATTTTTTTTATGGTCGGCAATAGTTTCACCTAATGCTCCGACTCGTCTTCTGTAGCTATCATAGTTTAGCATCTTTCGACACCTCTACTTTAATTTTTTTAATCAAGCTGATACACTTGAATACTTCACTCCTAACATCAGAGTGTTTGATTTCATTATTTTTTATTAAGATTTGAATAGAAGCAAGTGTCATGATAACTGAACAATATTTACTACTTGTAGCAATTTGTTCCGAGATAATGTGCATACCGCCTAATTCAATCAATAAAGAATCTAAATACTTTCCAAGTCCACTATTTTCATCTTCATAAAGACCTAAGACTTTATAAACTCTATTCACTAAATCATCAAGATAAGACCCTACAACAATTTTTTCTTTACTTGTCATTTCTCTTACCCCAATTCTTATAACCATATTTAGACTTCTTTGATTCTGCTTCTGAAACAAAAGTAGTATATAAGTTAACTAATTCTTTTAAATGATTTGCTTGCGAATAAGAACGAAACTCTCTATCTGTTAATTCTTTTTGAGTATTTGTAGTGTTTAAAATAACGGGTCTCAAATATGAAACCATCATATAACTCACTAAAATATCAACTTCAACATCAGTAAGTTTTTCGTTGAAAGCTACACTAGTTCTATCTGATAAATCAGTTCTACAAGTATCAAATAAAGGAATAGATTTTTTTAGTAACAAATCTAAAAATTCTGCAATGTCTTCATCTGGTAATTGTAAGATTGAATAGTCATGGATATTAGAAAGAAAAAGACCGTAAATTTCACTAAATTCAGTCATTTATATCTCTCCTTAATCTTTTAACTTAATACCAGAATATTCTTCGATAGCACGAATCTTAGCCATTGAAATATCTTCTTCTTCACGGGCTAATTTAGCGACGTATTCAATTAATAAATTACGTGACCCTTTAGGTAAATAACTAATAGTTTCCTTGATTGTTTTAGCATCAAGCTCTAAATAAGATTCTACATCAGCCATATCAAAGAATGTATTTTCATAATCTAATTGATGTGCTTCTGCAATTTCTTCGTCCATAATTATGATGAATGGTTCTTTAAGATATCGTGGATGACGATTCAACAAAATAAGAATATCAGCGTAACTTACTTCTGCAAATTGTCCAATTCCAGTTAAATCAAAACCTCGACCTGTTTGCGGTGAAGTATAGAACGTGTTTCCACTTACTACCGACATGATTGTTACAATACGGTCATCATCAAAACGTTTCATCATTTTTGGAGCAGTTTTTCTACGTGGAATAACTGACTTAGTAGACTCAACTTTTTCTTTATCTTCAACTACTTCTTCTACATCTTCTTCTTGAATTTCTGAAACAAGTTTCTCAATTTTCTTGAAGTGCATCTTGTTTAAGTCTTCCAATTTGTAGTCACCAGTAGCCATTAATTTTTCAATATTTTCTTTTTTTCCCATTTTAATCCCTCTCAATTCCTAATAAAAAATAACAAAAAAAATAAGAGAGGATAGACCTCTCTTATTAAATTGTTTAATTAATCAACCTAAGTTGTAAACTCCCCATACATGACCTGCGATGACAGCGATACCGTCTTCGAAAGTTACGATGAAGTCAATACTGTGGTCTCCCTCAACATTGTTTGCTTCATGAACGATAACTTGTCCTTTGTCAACCAACTTAACGAATTCTTCTTGACCTCTAGGAAGTACAAGCAAGAAGTCATCTGCGATTGCAAATTCATCTGTACCGATTTTAACAGCTTGTGGAATTTCACGTAGTTCCATACCACGAACCATACCAACATATCCATTACGAACAAGTTCTTCTTTTTGTCCGTCTGTGATTAAAGCAGGTTGGATTTTAGCCAATGCGCTCTTAGTTCCAAGAACTACAACTCCATCAGCAATTGCTTTAGCTTCAACTAATGCTCCAAGCTCAACAAGTTTAACTTCGTCGAAAGCTCCAGATTTTTTGTAAGGTGCGCTTACAGAATCGAACGCTTTGATGATTGTATCATAGATACGTTCTTTCTTGTCTTTCATGATTGAATCATAAAGTTTTTGAATCATTCTGTTCCAATCAATACGTCCTGTCAAGAAGTGCATTAATTCTGTGTAGATTTTAATACCTTTTGCGCTAGTACCAACAGTCATTTGACCGTTATCTAGTTTTTGACGACGTAAATCAGAAGTTCCGTCTGCAATACTTGCGACTTTGAACATTTCTTTTGATTCGATGTGGAATACCTGAGTATCTCCAAGAGCAAGGTTACGAGTTTCAACTAGACCGTCGAACTGAGTCGTAATTCCTTCTCCAACAGCGATATCAAGAACTTCCTCGATGATTTCGAAAAGAGCTACTTTGTTTCTACGATATACTTTATAGTCAAGTTTACCGTCTTCGATTCCTAATTTTTCGAACATTTCAGCTCTCATAATTTCAGAAGCTGTCATTTTTGTATCTTTTAAGTCTTCTTGGCTCAACTTACCTGCGTAAGCATTATAACCAAATAGTGCTAAGTTTTCCATTAAATTATTTCTCTCCTTTCAACAATCAAGCACGATGGACGCGAACTACTGCGCCATTCTCTTGTTTAAATCCAATTTTTTCAATTTCAATAATTTCGAAAGCTACTGGTGCGCCATCGACAGGTGCATCTGCAACAGCCAATTTGTCTGTTCCTGCAACTACAACTAAATATTTACCAACCGCAGGCGTACCTGTGACTAGCTTCGCATTAAGCGTGAAGATGTCTCCGTTTACCAAGTGGTGAACACGACCTGCTTCTCCTGCTTTCAATACGAAATCATCTTCGTGTGAAAGACTATCATATACACGTTCAACAGTTGTGTGAAGTGCAACTTCATCAGTAGCTACGATGTCGGCTTTAGCTTTAGTTTTGAAGATTTCACGTTCTCCTTCTGCTAGACCGTCAAGAACAACAATATTCCCAACTTTTTTATCTTCATCAAACACAACAGAGTCTAAGTGACCATGTTTAGTTGCGTTCATTTTATCAAGACGTAAATTCATTATTATTTTTCCTCCCTATTATTAACCTTTATATTTTCCTACAATATCATCGAAAGAACTTGTGTCTTTCTGTTTTGTGTCTTTACGGCTAAACTCTTTATGATTTTTATTACCCTTCTTATCAATAGAGTTGTCCTTAGCATACTTGCGACCAACAAGTACAAGAACATCCGTTTCGACTTTCTCAAGCAATGAATCCATAGCTTGTGAGTCTGTGAAGTCTTCAACTGAATCGACATATTTACCGACCATTTCAGAAACTTCCTCATTATTTAATGACAAGATGCTTGAATATTCGTTAATTTTTCCAGAAATGTTTTCAATTACATCTTCTTTGACTGCTTCTGCATATTTATTAGCATAATCTGACAGTCCTTCTACTTTACTATTAAGGTCTGTAATTTCTAAGTCCTTAGCTGTAACAGTATTAGTTAGGTCTGTGAAATCGTTTTTAAGCGTACTATATTCACCATCAAGAGCTTCTTTGGCATCTTTAAGTGTAGCATACTCTGTTTCGATTGTTTCCTTATCTGTTTTCAATTGGTTGAATTCAATTTCTAGTTCTTCGAACTTCTGTTTGTAATCGACAGTAGGTTCTACTTCGACTTCTTCCAATTCCAATGCTTCGAAAATTTCTTCAACAGGTGTTTCTTCTGTGAATTCTTTCCCTTGTAATTTAGTCTCCAAATCTTCAATTGTAAGACCTTCAACTTTATGAGTAGCTGAATATTTATTTTTAATTGCTTCAAGAATTTTTTCAAAATTCATTTCATCACTTCCTCTTTCTTTAGAATATTTTGCAAAGATTTCTTTGAACTCTTTTTCTACTTGACTATATGACTCTTCTTTGGTATACTTAGTATATAACTTAGCATGAGCGCCTTCGAAAGCAGGTTCTACACCTAGAAGGCATAAAGCACTAAATTCGAAATCTGTAATTTGGAAGAAATCATCTTCTCTATCATAGCCATCATTAACTAAGATTTCCATAGATTGACCAACTTTACCTTGTGAAAGTAGATTCAACTCTTGGTATCTCCCACTCCAAAGTACAACTGGTTCAACTACCAGATACTCTCTCATTTTACCAGATGGTTCTTCAATCATCTTCCACGATACAGTAGCTGATTCTGGTACAAAACCGTAAGGTTTTGTAGTTTGAATATATCGCATACCGTCATCGTCCATTTCTAAACGACCTCCGTGACCTTTGAAAGCTCCGCCTTCCTCGTCAAACTCCCCAACAACAGGGATACCAAACAAGCTAGGAATAGCTTTTTCAATATCTGCTTTCTCAAAAGCTGTGTAGTTTCTATTATCTTCATCATACATGATTGCAATAGACGCTTGCATAAATTGAGTGTTTTGGAAATTAACTGTTTCGTAACTTAGGATTCTAGATGACATCATGTTACCTTTTTTATTCATTTATTACTTCCTCCTTTCAATTAAGAATTATTATCTCTAGCTCTCTCTGCTCCATCTGTAACATCTTCGGTATTACCTTTTTGGGGTCTACCGTTTGGGTCTGTACCCGTTTCAGTTGTAACGTGAGATGATTGCAATGGAATCATATTCTCATGCAATTTTAAGACATTATTTTCAAAATTAATCATATCAATAGCTTCTCTAGGATTATATCCTAAAGCACTTGCTAGTTCTAGTTTAACAGGTAGTCCGAACTGAGCATTTTTCAATAGCGTTTCGATATAATCATCTTTATTGTATTCCGTCATATCTAAAATTTTATATTTAACTTTAGATTTCTTACCTGCCATACCTTTGACACGACGGTTTACCCATCGTTCTAATTGTCTCAATACCATGAACATTGTACTTTCATCTACTTTAATAGAATAAGAAAGTCCAATAGCATTTGTTGCTTTACCAAATAGTGCTTCTGATACACCATTAGTATTCCAGAAATTTGATTCAGCTTTAGATACATTGTCTGTGTCGCTAGTAATATTTTGTTTTAATGAAATATCGCTAACATCCATAGGTGTTGTAGCTAACATAATTTCTTCTGGTAAGCTATCTGCAAGAAGGTCATGGAAAAGAGCAACTGTATTAGCTTCAATAGCAAAGTCATCATTCTTATTACTTCCATCACGAACAGGAATTTTCTGAACAATGATTTTAAGTGTATTTAATTTATCTCTAATTGTTCTTAATTTTTTGTATTGTTCTAATTCTAAAATAGATTTAAAACTTCCAGAAAATGGAGGAACTGAATATTCTACATCTTCATCAATCTTTAATGAGATTGAATCTTGAGAAGGAACGACCACGTATGGTTCATTTCCGTTTCTTGCAAGAATAATAGCATTTCTAAGTTCTGTTGAATAAACAGAAATGTCATCGTCATCAAAGAAATGAGTTGCAACTGCAAAATTAGAAAGACCATCTGAGATACTAACTAATTGAACTAGGTCTGCATCAACATCCACAAAGTGAACATAACTCTTAGCATCAATTACTATACCATAGTAAGAACCTGTTTTATATAGTACACGGAACATTTTTTTAGCTTCGTGTTCTAAATTTAATTTTTCAATTTCAACGTTTACTGAACGATAAGTTTTTAAATCTGTATCTTCATTAGGAATAATAATCCAATTCAGTAAAGGTGAATCAGAAAAATAATTAATAATTCTTCTGTATTGTGAAGATTTTACATAAAGAGCTTTCGAAACCTCTCTAAGATAGACAGGATTAATAGCTCCCCTAGACATTTCATCATTTAATCTATCTTCATCTAAGATATTTAATTGTCTGATAGTGCTACTTCTAAGTCTTCTATTTAATTTAGAAATAGATAGCGCTTGAATTTTTGCAAAATCATGCTTAACTACATCACGTGAGAACTCCTGTGTTTCTTCTTGGTTTTTATTTTCTTCGCTCATTAATATCATCTCCTTTTTTAGAAGCAAAGACTTCTCTATCATTCATTCCTAAAATGGTTGAATTTTCGGTTATTTTTTCGGAAAACATCAGAAACCTTTAGCTTTTCTAATTTTCATCATCTTAGCAGGTGGCTGATAGACTCTACCTTTATTCTCTAGGTTTTCCATCTCTAACTTTTTAATATACCATAAAGCATATGAAACAGCAGAGTATTTATCTTTGTTAATTCTTTTAGAAACTTGTTTTACTTGAATATCTCCAGAACCAGTTTGATGATACTGTAAGTTCATTACTTCTTCTACAAATAAATCAGTTGAAATAAATGGAACTAGTTTTTGGAACGTATCACTCTTTTGAAGTTCTTTAGCTCCCATCGCTACTTTCTTTTCACTTTCTCCGATAAGGATTTCAACATCTCGACCTTTAATCATTACCATAAAGTTTCTGTGAATTAATGAAGCCTTATCTTCTTTGGTATTAGATGATAGTAAATATAGAATCTTAGCGGAATTAGGTTTGTCATATTTTGCATATGATTCATCATTGATAACAGAGTAAGGAGGATTCTCGTCAATATCATCTAATAGATAATCAACCACACCTTTACCTAGACCGTTACTATCGACGATTAATGTTCTGGCTTTATAAATTTCCACATACTCTTTAAGTTCCATTGCTTGAAGTTTAAAGTGCATACTTCCATCCATACCAATTACATTTACAAGTCGCTTATAATAACTTCCATCACCTTTGTCCACAACTTTAAAGACAGCCAATGCAGAATCCGCATTTTCTTTTTCTTCGCTTCGGGCAACGTCATATGAAAGAACGTAGAAGAAATCTACACCTTTCTTTTCTTCTGTATATTCTGTTTCAGCTTTCTTAATCTTTCTAGACTCATACATATCCTCTGAGCTTACGAGAGCGCCTTTAGATGCTCCAGTCCATACAGACTCATACTCACGCTCAAAACCACCAATGGTGAGCTTCTCACGCTTCTCCATGATATCCTCAAGGTCTAACTGAGTAGAATACATAGTACCTAATTGATAACCTGCTCCAAAATAGAAGAAGTTCTTACCATCAATCATACCTTTAATTGTTTTTTCTGCTAACTCATAAGCATAAGATTGCTTGCGACCTGCCGTTGTGATATAGATTTTTTGTTTGTGTGGTTCATGAGTAGTGTCAATCTTACCACCAGAAGTCAATCTATTTAAAGCCATCATAGGTAGAACTGATTCATTCAAGATATCTGGGTCAACTGATTCATCTGCGATTTCCTCAATAAGACCTGCTGTTCTACGTCCTCCACGTGCGCTGTTTGCCATTGCAACAATGTCTAGGTAGCTTGTATTCTTAAACTCAATACGGAAGTAATCTTTATTTTCAGTAGGCTTCTTAGCGAACTCACCACGTAAAGCAGGATACCAGTTTAAAATCTCTGAAATCTTTTCTTTGGCGATAGCAGTCGCCTGCTGTTTTCCTGGAGCTGATATGAATAGTTTACTGTTAGGATACATTATACACTTCAAAAACATAGCTAGGATTGCGATGTAAGACTTAGCAGTACCACGGGTAGCCACAAAGTAAACCTCTTTGTAACGGAAGATTAGACGCAAAAACATACGTTGATAAGCGTAGAGTCTGACAGGTGTTCTTTCATCTGAAATGAAATCAATAAACAAATCTGGCTTGGCTCTCCATAGACTTAAATATTTTCTCCAACTATCTTTAGCTTTTTCAAAATCACTATCAAAAGTTTTCTCTGCGTTATTTTTTACGTTGTTAGCTCGCTGTCTTTCTTGTTGCTTACTATAATTTTGGTGGCTCATTCGCCCCACTCTCCTTCGAATTCTTCTTCTTCGGAAGAATCGAAATCAAGAAGTTCCCCAACACCATGAAGTTTTCTATAATGATTCAATACAACCAGAATCGTTTTATCAATAACATCTTTCTTTTCTTCTATTGGATAAGGTTCTACAAATCCATCTCGTTCAATTTCATCAAAAATCTCACTGAAAGAACGTACACCTGCTTGTTCTGAGATAGAGATTTTATCAATAGGTCTGAATCCACCATCTTGCAATGTCTTAGCATATGTTTCGCTTAACTGTTTAATCTTTTGGACTTCTCCTGCTTCGATTGCTCTATTCTTTAGAGCTGTAATCTTAGCCATTGATTCGACCATTTCAAAGTGAGTAGGTGTTTCTACTACAAACGATGTAATCATATCATTATAGAACTTATTCATTTTTTTCATTTCTTCAAGAGTGAATGAACTTCCCCATCTTTCATACATCATAGCTTCTTCGTCTGGAATATCATCAATTGCAGAATCATTAAAGTTAGGACTCATACTTCTGTAAAAATGACCAACCTCATAATCACTGACATCTTCACCGTCATTGTGCATAGCTTTGATATTGTCAATTGCTTGAAAATCTCTAGAGTTTAAATCTACACCGCTTTCATCTGTTTGTTTCATAGTAATCTTTTTATTGATTAATTTGATGTAAGCTCCTAAAATTAATTTAGACTGACAATTTGATTCAACTAAAGCTCTGATATATTTATCTCCATAAAATGGAATATCCATTTGATTAACTAATTTCTTAAACGTTTCATGATTGAAAGCATCTTCCATTCTTTTAGATAAACAATTCTTACAAATCGGATATCTACCATTAACAGCAACGGATGAATTAGATACATAATATAAAACATCTCTTTGCATTTTATTACAACTAGAGCAATAAATTTTATTATCTTCTTTTTTAATCTTCATTTTATTTTTTCCTTTCTCCAAAAACACAAATAAGCCTAGAAAGGCTTATTTTAAAATACAATATTGTGCGTACAGAATCTTCCTTTTTCTGTAAATATCACAATTTTCTGTCCTGCTTTACCAGTCTTACCAATCGAGATTGCATAGCCATCAGTACCCTTCATAGAAGCATTTTGAAGAACTTCTGTTCCATTTTCTTCACGTTCTACAAATGTGTGTCTATGACCCATCAAGATATAGTCTGGTTGATATTTAAGCATTGTAGTTAAAACCTTGTCAACTGTTTGCGGATTATGCTTGTGACCATGTACACCGACAATTTTATGACCTAAGATTTCTAGCTCGATAATTTCTTCGTGCGTCTCATTCTCATAGAAGAAAACATTTTCAAGCGCCATTACATGAGACTTGACATACCAAGAGATAAGATTCTCAAATGATTCTTTATCTAGACTGTCTTTCTTATTAGGTGTAACACGTGAATGATTACCTAGTGTCATGTGAACGTGTACTTCTTCAAACTCTTTTGCAAGAATTTTGATTGCATCTAGAAATACTTCCGAATACAGTTTAGTCTGCTCTACTACGTTAATCATATTTTCAATTCGTGTAGTGACATGAATAAGACCTTCAATTGCATCACCAAGTTCAGTTACATTTAATTTCTTAATCCCGTAAAGACGACATCTATCAATTGTTTCTTGAACTAGAATTCCCATTCTCTGTTTGAAGATATCAACATCATATTTATTCCAAGCATTATCACACTCCGCCCCTGCGTGAGCGTCTGAAACCATAAGTAAGGCTTCTTTATCGTATTGTTTCAACTCGACCTTAGCGACCTCATTAATAGCGTCAGAACTGATAAGAGCTTCTTTGAAGGCTTCAAGATAAACCTCACCTCTAGCCATTTCTCGTAAAGCTCTATTAATAGAAGCTCTTTCATCGGCTAGCTTGATTCGCTCTTTTTTTAGCCCTTGTTGAATTGCGAGAGCTTCTTTCTGATAATCCTCTGTCGTCATTTCAACAACTGTCTTATTTTCTTTTAATCCAATCTCATATCCTTTAATCATTTCTGAATATCTTTTTCTGTAAGTATCTGGACTTAGTACCAGACCAAACTTATTATTCATTTCCATAGCGATATCAGACCAAGAATAATCAGTATCATCTCTTAGTTTTTTAATTTCTAAAAATAGTAAACCATCTTCCATTAAAATCTAATCTCCTTTTTTATTCTTTGTCTTCTAATTCTTTTTGTAAATCTTCGTCCTTAACTTCTGTTTTATTTTTACGACTTGATTTCTTTTCGTTCGTTTCCCATTTAAGAGTATAAACTTCACGTTCAATATCCATAACAGCCATGTCTAATTCTTTTTTAGCTTTAGAACCTAATTTGTTGCTATCTTTCTGAACTACAATTGTTAAGGGCTTACCTTTTTCAAAATTGTAAGTTTCTCCTTGAATTTTTCCAGTCGCATCAAAAGCAAGTACAACCTCAATCTCTGCTACGAAAACACTACCGATTAACTTACGTGTAATCTTGATATCATTTTTCATTATATATTTTCCTTTCTTAATTACAAAATTAAATTGGGGGAAATGAATCCCCCAAAGTATATTACATTTTATCTGCCAATGTCGAAATTTTACCACGTTGGTTTCCTTCAAGCATTACATGAGAGAAGAAATCCTGTCCTTTGTATACTTCTAGTAAACGATTGATACCGTTATCGTAACCCATTGCTAAAGCTGTGTCAATTTGTCGTAAGTCGTAATCCATAATCAACTGTGACGAATCACTGATACGTTCTAGAATAGTTTTCATCAAATCTTTACTGATGTTTTGAGCTTCTGTGAAGAAAGCGATTGAGTCTTCAATACTTACACCACGGATATACTCAACAGGGAGAACAATGATTTGTTCCATATGAATCATATTTCTAACAACATCAAGCCCACCTAATTTAGTTGCTAGAATAGAGCCAATGTTTGATTGCAATACTTTGTCAACCAAGTCACCTTTTAACAGTCCGAAAGTATTTGCTCCACGTACAGGTTGGTTATTTACAAAGATGTAAATTTTAGTTCCATTGTGTTGAAGCTCTGACATGATGTGACTTAGTGCAAGATACGTTTTACCGCTACCTGCTTTACCTCCAAGAATAACAACGTCATCACGTTTTAAGGCATTAATAGCCATTGCTTGACGCATATTCTTAGCTTTTACTTGACCCATATGAAGGCTATCTAGTAATTCTGACATTTGAATTTCAACGTGCTTAATCCATTCATCTTTTGTTTGAACATATTTAAATCCGAATTCACCTTCTGGAGTTTGGATTAAAAGGTACTGATTCATTAGCAATCCATGTACGTTATGGTCATTAACTGTTCGCATACTCATTCGACGCAATTGTTCAACATCTTCCATAGTACCTTCGATTACTTTGACACCAGAGTAAATATCTAATCCAGTATCTTCTACTTCACGAACTTCTGTATCTTGGAATTGAGCCAATAATGATAGAGAGTTATCTTCTGTGATAATTCCGTACCCTTTTAATTTGGCTAATTCAAGAAGTTGGTTATCTGCATATTCTAGGTCGCCCTGTGTGCAAGTTTGAACTGTGATAACAGTAGAATCAATCTGGTCGTTATCTAGAAGTTCTTGTCGGTTCTGTTTAATCCAACGGATAGCTTTTCTTGCTAAAGCTCCGACAGCACTATCACGGTCTTTAAGTTTTTCTAACTCTCTAATTACTGAAATAGAAAGCACAATCTCTTCTTTGTTGATTGATTCTAATTTTTGAATAAATGTAGACGTATCAACTAGAAATCGTTTTTGCATAATAAATTTCTCCTTTAGGCTTCTTTATTTTTTAATTCTTCGTTTTTCTTTTTTACCGCTACATCCATTTGTCGATGATTTCGTAATACTAATTTTGTACGATAAGGTAACTCGACAACTTCTTTAGTCGGCAAACGTTTTGTCTTAGGCTCTAACGCTCTTAGCATAAAAGCTCCAAGAGGTGTATAAATTTTACCGTTTGGTTCTACTTCTTCAATAGCTTCTGACATCGTAGCCTTTAATGATTGTAACAAAACTCTACAAGTTTCTAATGATAAGTTGTATCCTTGCTCTCTAAGAACACGTTGATAAATTACAACTAAATCGTCTAGAAAGACTGATTTAGGTTCATCTGAATTGATAATGTCTTTTTCTTCCAACTTATTTTCCTCCTATCTCTATTATATCACAAATGTATTTAATTTGCAATGCTATTATTTCTATTTAATGTACAGTCAATACATTTCTTACTGTACTTGTTCTCTTTCTTGTAAAAGAATAATTCGTTATCTGGTTTTACAACTCCACAAGAATTACAAGACTTCATATTATTGCCATCTAAAACATTTTCATGATACCACATAGAGTATTCGAGAGAATATCTTCTTGCCATTATACTTGCCATTTGTTTCATTCTGTCATATACTCTAGCAGGATTCTTAAATCCTTTGATTTCAGCGATTGCTCTTAATGTGTATTTATCCCAATACATTTCAAGAATAGATACGTCGTCTTCTGTTAGTGATTTTTTCATTGACTCGTCTAAATCCCATAATAGGAATTTCAAGTCTCCGTCAATACTTCTCTGAGATTGTTTCTGTAAATCTGGATACCATCGTAATAACTGATAAACGTGTTCGGGGTCTCTCAAATTAATTAACTCCGCTACGTTATGTCCAGAACTTTCACTGATATTTCTAAAATCAATTACTTTATCAAAACAGGTTTTGACTATTTTCATTTCTGTTTTAATTTCACGATTAATTTTCTTCAACTGATAAATATATTTTTTATCCTCATTCGACAACTTATCAAAGTCCGCTTGATATTTGTCGATAAGTTCTTTTATTCTAATAGATGATAGTTGATATGATGTTAAAAATTCGTTCGATAAAATCTCTTTCTGTGTAAGTGGTTTCTGCTTAGGCTTAATCGCTCGTCTCTTTACGTCTCGATTATCCATAATCATTTGATATTTTTCTACTCCACTGAGACTTTTTAATTCGTCGAATGAATTGCCAACCATTATCGACTTACCTAATAATGATTTTTCAACCGTATGGTCATAAACCTCATTAGGTGGTTTATTTAAAACATTGTTAGATTTAAATTCAATTCCATCTTTTTCTGAAATTTCTTTCATGTCTCTTGCAGACAGCAAGTAGTCAGTGATGTATTCCAAGTATTTTGAACCGACTTCATCTAGGTCATAGTTATCATTAACGAATTCTAATCGTTCTTCGTATTTATCGAGTGTGTAGTCAAGGTAAAAACTATTCAAATATAAATCTTCCTTTCTATTTTTTAAAAGTCTGTTTCCTGACTTCTAATTATATTATACCATATATAGAAGGAAAAGTCAAGCATCTTGACAATATAGTTTGAGTTCTTCGTAGTCTTTAATGTCTAGTAAGAAGTCAATGTAATCGGCTTTTGCTAAAGAATTTATAGGTGATTTTTTAATGAATTTACCATATACTATTTTCTTATTATGGAATCCAGAAGAAGTTCGAACGGCGATAGTTGCAAAATTTATATGCTTAGAAACTATATATCCATTCATTACCTTCCCTTCGTCTTCAAAGACGTACCATTCTCCCACGATTAATAATTTTTGTTCCACAGAACCTCTCTCCTTTCTTAAATATACCCACGTGCATAGCGCACGTATGCGTATACATATATAGAAAGAAAAATCCCGTTCTCATTATTTATTCCTAATAAGGCACAATATTCGTGTATATTTCCAAAGCCGATATATAACTATTAAAAAACGATACATAACTATTGTATTCGATGTTAAGATGTGCTATACTAAGGTTAACAAATCACAAGGAGGAAACAAAAATGAACAATGTATTAAGACTAATTGATAATGCAAACACATTCACATCATTCATCGACTCAAACAAAATTCACTCAATCTCAACAGCTAAGGCATATGAAACAGACTGCAACCAAATAGCCAACTTTTTATTCGATAAGAAAATGGCTTTCGTAACAGTGCAAGAAATTCAGAATATTAACGTAGACGACATCGTTAGACTACAGGTTGCATTGAAAGGTAGCTTTAAAGCGTCCACAGTTAACCGTAAGATGCAGTCATTCAATTCTTATATGAACTACCTTCGTTCACACGGAAACGTCATACACGACGTTCTAGGCGGTGTGAGAGCTATCTCTAAATCTGATGAAGAACAACATGAAGTTATGACGCTTGAACATTATCAATTATTAGAAACATTCACTGTTCGTGAAGACTTGAAAGAATTATTTAAATTAGCATTGTTCACTGGATTACGACGTAATGCAATTTTCAGTATTGATAAAGAAAAAGCCCATACAAAAGATGGGAATTATTTCATAACCGTAATTGAAAAAGGCGGAGAAAGAATTACTCGTCAAATTCCTCAGTCTTCCTATGATTATATTTTAAGTTCTACCAAAGAGAAGCCTTACCAGATTCGTCCTAATACAATCACTGACCACTTTAATAAATTCACAGAAGTATCTGGAACTAAATACAGCTTACACTCAATTCGTAAACTAGCAATCAACTCCGTAATGGAAAAGAGCGATATCAAAACAGCTCAATTATTCGCAAACCACGCATCAGCATCAACAACATTAAGTCATTATTTAAAGAACAACGATGAAAGCTCAACAGTCGGTATGAATCTCATTAACTCTGATAAGGTAACTGAATCTGATTTTGAATCATTCTCTAAGGAACAGCTTATCGAATCTATTATGAAAATGACAGAATCAGAAAAACAAAAAGTGTTAAAAAATATTAAATAATCTGCTAGAGGGGGTTCTAGGGGGAGAGTGCAAGTGAGCTTTAGCGAACGGCAAAACGTCTCCCCCTAATTCGTTGCACAAAAAGAAAAGAAAAAGAACCAAAAAGAAAAGAAAAATAATATATATTATTTATAATATTCTATTGTATTAATAGATAATATATAGTATAATAGATAATATAATAATAAAAAATATATTAATATATATACTCGCTAGCGCTCGTATCATTATTATAACATGGAAAAATGATCCTGTCAACATTTATTTTTATTTTTTTTTAACCGTTGACTTGAGAGAATAGATGTGGTATACTTATTATAGAAATCAAAAGGAGATGATTATATGGCTTTAAACGAACAGCAAAAGCAATTTGTAGAACATGACGGCAATCATTTGATGGTTATTGGCTCGGCAGGTTCTGGTAAAACCCATTCATTAATTAAACGTGTTGAACACCTTATTGAAGAAGGAGTAGACCCGACACGTATTTTCTTGAGTACATTTACGAACGCTTCTGTTAAAGAGATTCAAGAACGACTTGAGAATGACATCGGATTTGAAGCGTCTCTCGTAGAAGTATCAACCCTTCACAGTTGGGGATATCGCTTGATTCGAGAGTTCTATTCTTATAACAATAACGGCGGAGATAAGTATGTTAACGGTAAGATTTTGTTTGACTTCGCTTTGACACGACATTATATTGATACGCTTAAAGAGTTCGACCAAGATTTCCAGAAAGCATACAATCCTTTCTACTTTGCTAATGAAATTGGTAAACTGAAACGAATTGGTATTACACCTAATATGTATAAAGCAATTCTCAATCAAGTAGAAGACTACAATGATTACATGGCTTCTGGTGGAGATGATTATGCAGATGATTTAATCTATACTGGTCATAAGGATGATATTCTTGAGTTCTACGAAAAATCAGAAGAACGTCATGTTCAGAATGGCACTTGCGACGGTGATGATTTGATTCTTGAAGCTCACAGTATCCTACATCGTTCGTCTGCTTTCCGCAAACGTATTGCAGATAAGTATGACCATATCTTAATTGATGAAGCACAAGATACTAGCAAACTCGTTCATGATATTCTAGAGCTACTGAAAGATACTGTTAAGATTACTCTTATTGGAGATTCTAAACAATCAATCTACGCTTTCAATATGGCAATGTCTAAAATGTTCTTATCATTTGAAGAACGATTTAATGCAGATGTTGTAGCACTAACTAAGAACTATCGTTCATCACAACGTATCGTAGAAAAAGCTAACATGATTACAGACCAAATGAGTTTCACAACTCCTACACGTGACCATATGGAAGCATTTGTTAAATCAGACTCAAATATCAGTCTTACTATTAATGACACTTTAGCAGAAGAAGCTATGTGGATTACACGTGAATTGCAAGCACGATTAGATAAAGGTGAAGATATTTCGGATACGTTTATCTTACACCGCACAAATGCACAGGTTCTATTAATCGAACAAGCTCTATTCAACAATAAGATTCCTTATGTCAACTTATCTAAATCAACAATTCTAGATAACGCTATGATTGCAGGTATTGTCGGATGGCTTCGAATCTTAAAAGACAAGAAAGATAATAATGCTTTCAAAATGTGTTACAACTATCCTAACCGTTTCCTATCTAAAGAGTTTTTATCACGTGTAGTTAAAAAAAATGACCAAGACACACTCGTTCAAACGATGTTAGCTAAGAACTTCTTCATTAAGAATTTCGAGTTTAAACAAATTGATGATTTCCAAATTATGTTCCAACGTCTTTATAAATGGTTCAAAGAAGGAAAGATTACTGAAATCATTGAGTATCTATATGTTGAAGGTAAAAAGAAAAGCAACAAAACTGTCATCATTGACGGTGTAGAAGTAGACATGGGCAACACACCAGAATCAATTGGTCGTGAAGATGTTGATATGATTATCAAATCTATTGAAGATAATGGACTTGAAGAATTTATCGCCTTTACTAAAAACGTCCGCAAGAAGGATGGAGATGGTGTCGTATTACGCACTGTACACTCGTCTAAAGGGCTTGAAGCAGAAACAGTATACGTGGTAGGGCTTAACGGAGAAATGTTCCCACACGTTAAAATGATGGAAATGCGAGACATTCCTAATGGCTATGAAGAATTCTTTGGTCATCCATTAGAAGAAGAATTAAACTTATTCTATGTTGCTGTAACACGTGCTAAAACCAATTTGAAATTATCTTGTCCGTTAGAGAATCCAAATGGTCAACGTTGCGCACCATCAATCTTTGCAAAGTATGATTGGTCTTAATTGACCTTTCATACTTATCTATTAAGGAGGAAATTATGAATAAAGTAGAATTGTATTTAATTCCTAATAGTAACTGGTTTTATGTCAGTTCTTATGGAGTTGAAGCCTTAAAAATTAATTATATGGACTTATATAAAAAATTCATAGCATTAGGATATGAAGAAGGAAAATACAAAGAGATGGAATTATTCTCCAAAGAAGATAATGTTTTAATTTTAGAATATTATCAACCAAGTTTGGGAACATATTTTAATTCTCTTTCATCTGTTGCTGAAATTGCTAAAAGGATTAAAAAATATAATATAGATAATTGTGAAATAGTAATGTTAGAAGTTGAAGCTGAGGACTATCTTGGATTTGAAGGATTAGTATTTAGTAATTTAGACAAAGCAAGAGATGATTTAAAAGTTACCAAGAGATTAATCAATTTAAAAGGAGATATTTAATATGAAAAACAAACTAATTCGATTCTTCACACGACAAGCGGTTAGAAAACAAAATACTTTAAATAGTACAATTGAGGTACTAGATAAGCTCAATTCAAATCAAGGAGAAGAACACGCTAGAATCGCAATGGTTGCATTTCTTATTTTAGGATTGGTTTCTTTTGCAGGTTTGACATTCATTTTTAGTATGTTAGGAATTACAGTTCTTCAATTGCTTGGAGCAGTTTTATGTTGGTTCTTCATTATGATTTTAATTAGAATGGTATTACTTCTTGTATCTTGATAATATAAACGAAAATTTATTGATATTACCATAAAATAAAGAGGTTGACTTTGACTTTGTTATATGCTATAATTATAAATGTAATAAAGAAAAGGAGTGATGCTTAATGAAAATTAGCAACATTAAAGAACTTAGTATTGAAAATAAGAAAAGTTTAGAACAGATTGCACTAAAACTTTCAGAAGAAACTGGAGAAGTATCTCAAGCATTGTTATCTTATTTGAAGGCAAACGGAAGCGAATATAAAGGATTAGAAGCTACTGATGTTCGAGAAGAATGTATAGATGTAGTTATTGTAGCTCTATCTTTATTCTATAAGATGAATGGAGAAGATTCCGAATTCCAAGAAATCTTTGATTCTAAAGTAGAAAAATGGAAAGAAAAATCGAAATAATAAAAAATATTTAAAAAAGTGTTGACATTACGCTGAATATATGATATAATATTATTATAAGGTTAAGAGACGCTAACAGCAACTCATTTATAGACTGAACTTTTAATTCAAACTCTTAAAATGCGTCTCGTTAATCTTCTAAATACTTTTAAAAAAAGGGAGAAGATAATATGTTAGAACACATGAAAAATGAATTTAATAAAACGACTACTACAAATGGTGACTTGCAATTCCAGTCAACACTTGATTCTGTACTAGACCTGTTTGCAAAAGGTGGAGCTATGCGACGTTCTTCGGACTCCGAAATTACGTCATTAGTATCTAAAGCATTTGCAGACGATAAAGAGCTTGCTCTTAAAACTCTATTTTACCTACGTGATGTACGTGGTGGGCAAGGTGAGAAGCGTGTCTTCCAACTTGGACTATTACATCTGTCTACTGTTGATGCAGATTCAGTTGTTAAAGTAGTAGAACACTTAGCTGAATATGGTTCTTGGAAAGATTCTGTCATCATGCTTGATGCAAAATCTGCAAAAGTCCGTAAAGCAGTATTGAAAACTTTGACTACACAGCTCCTAGCTGACGTTGAAGCTCATACTAATGGTGATTCTGTATCCTTGCTTGCTAAATGGTTGCCATCTGAAAACGCTTCTTCACGTGCGTCTAAAGCGAAAGCTAAGATGATTCGTAAAGAACTTGGTTTAGATGCTCGAACTTATCGTAAGATTCTATCTAAGCTACGTGCTAAGATTACTCTTGTAGAAACATCTATGTCTAAAAAGCAATTCACTGACATTGATTATTCTAAAGTTCCATCACAAGCTATGATGAAATACCGTGGGGCTTTTGCTCGTCAAAACCCAGAAGGATTCGGTGAGTTTATGGAAGATTTGAAATCTGGTAAAACAGAAGTCAAGGCTTCGACACTTGCACCACATCAAATCGTAGAAAAAGTCAATCAAGGTCGCTACGGCTTCTCTGATTTAGACCATACTCTATTAGATGAAATGTGGAAAGCTCTGCCAAACTCAATTGAAGGTTCTTCAAATGCGCTTGTTATGGCTGACGTTTCTGGCTCAATGTTCGGTGGTTCACCTGCTCCAATTGATGTATCTGTGGCTCTTGCTATCTATATTGCCGAACGCAATACTGGTGCTTTCCACAATCACTTTATGACGTTTTCTTCACATCCTGCATTGGTTACTGTAAAAGGTGATACAATCGTTGAGAAGGTTCGTAATGCAAATAAAGAGAATTGGGATATGTCAACTGACCTTGAAAAAGCATTTGATACAATCTTGAAAGTTGCTGTTGATAACGATGTGTCGCAAGACGAGTTACCATCACAATTGATTATTGTTTCTGATATGCAATTCAACCAATGTGTACGTTCACGTGCGGACGGTCGTTGGGGTCATGGTGATGCCATTGGTACTTCGGTATTCAAAAATGCACAAGCCCGTTTCTTGGAACATGGTTACGCATTACCAGACGTTATCTTCTGGAACGTGAACGCTTCTACTCTGCCTGTAACAAAGGACGAAACTGGAGTCGCTCTTGTATCTGGATTTAACCCTGTTGTAATGAAAAACATCATGCAAGCCCAAGACCTTAACCCTGTCAAAATGATGCTAGATGTTGTTGGTTCAGAGCGCTACGCTCTAATCAAATTATAATTAAATAAGGGGTTGACTTGTCAGCCCCTTTATGTTATAATTATATTATATTCGAAAGGAAGTATATAATGGATATTAAACAAACGATTGAACGTAAACGTGCTGAAATTGTAAATCTTGAATTAGAGATTGAAGCTCTTGAAAAAGCTCATAAGATTATGGTTGATGAATTAGCAAAAGTTTTGGATAAGGATGTTCCTGTTTTAATTGATGGTCGAACAAACATTTCTTGGGGTACAGTTCAAGATAAAACAGCTATCAAATCTGTTGAAATTGAAATGCCTGTTGAAAAAGAACAAGATGGAGACATTGAAGTTAAAGAAGTTCTTCGACAATTTAGCCAATTGTAAATAAATACTTGACAAAGTATTGAATATATGGTATAATATGTATATAGTAATAATTATGACTCATTAAATTGAGTCTTATGGAGCTATGGCAGAGTCTGGATTATTGCGTTCGCCTTGAAAGCGAAAGTGGGTCAAACCACCGTGGGTTCGAATCCTACTAGCTCCTCCATTTTTTCAAGATAGAAGTATGAAGCTTCGACAAATACTGATTGAGTTATGATGACTCGACAAAAAAGTTAAAAAAATAAGTATTGACAAAACGTTCAATACATGTTATAATAAGATTATAAAGTAAGGCTTTTATTTCCGGCAGAGATTAGAGCTTCGCTACATTAGACACTAACAGCAACTAACTTACACTTATCAAATTGGATGAAAATAGTAAATAGTGTCTAGTACATACTCTTAATTGAGTAATATAGGTAATAGAGCTTGAGGTAAGAATGTGAAGGTCAAACCTACAAACTTCTTACGAGTAAAGTATTACCGCACATATAAAAGCGCATACAGCAATCCTTTCTAACTCTATGAGAAGAAGGTATTCCAGAATTGGAACTTTTAATACTAAGTATTAATTGAAGAAGCAATATCAACTAGATTCAGAACTAGGGTATTGTGGATAGAAAGTCTGACGTTGAAGGAAGGCTCTACGATAAGAAAACTTCCTGCGCTTTGTTATTATGGTCTCGTATTCCAACTGGCAGAGAAATCGGTCTTAGAAACCGAACAGTGTGGGTTCGAATCCCACCGAGACTACTATTTTTAAATATTGTTGAATGTATCTGGATATAGCTCAGTTTGGTCAGAGTGCTCTGTTTGGAACGGAGGGGTCGTAGGTTCAAATCCTACTATCCAGATAGATTCAACAATATAAAATTAAGGTTTAGAATGTTTGCTTTTGCAACTACAATACAATAAAGACACTAACAGCAATCCTTACAAATTATTCTTTATAACTAAGAACAGTAGAAATGTAACAGTGTCTTGATGTATTCGTGCTAATTCTATAAGTATTGTAAAAGGTTGACGAGCGTAGAGATACCTTTCCTTAATTAAATCATGGGGGTTATGGCGTAACGGTTAACGTACTACACTGTGAATGTAGGAATCTGAGTTCGATTCTCAGTAGCCCCACCAAAATGCGGAAGTAGCTCAACAGGTAGAGCATCTGGTTTCCACCCAGAAGGTTGCGAGTTCGAAGCTCGTCTTTCGCTTCACTTTAGCCATATAATCCGTTTTGTATGGCTAGAGTTCTTATTGTCCTATAGCTCAATGGTAGAGCGCACAACTTATAATTGTGTGATTCAAGTTCAACTCTTGATAGGACGACCAATATTTATAATGGGGGATTAGCTCAATTGGTAGAGCATTGCACTGTCTATGCAAAGGTTGCCGGTTCAAATCCGGTATCTCTCGCTTTTATAAATCCATAATGCGAAACACAAGGAGTGCAAACACTCTCCTTAACGCCAACTTGTGGATTTATCTTTATGGTTTCGTAGCTCAGTCTGGTAGAGCGATAGAGTGAAATTCTATGCGTCGGAAGTTCGAATCTTCCCGAAGCCACTTTAATTATGGAGATTCGCCAACAGGGTTAATTATATTCTACTAGTACCGTTTATAATCCGCAGGGAGTTGGACATTTTGCAAGATGTGAGGTTCGATTCCTCAAGTCTCCCGATTTTTATTATCGAGTTGTACCCAAGTGGTTAAGGGGTCTGTTTGCTAAACAGATAGGTGACTAACACTCATGCGCAGGTTCAAATCCTGTCAACTCGGCTTATATTACTATCAAAGGAATGATTTTATGAGAACTTATAAAGTTATAGCCGAAGAAAATAAAGAAATGATTCTAAAGATGATTTCAGAAGGAAGTTCAAAGAAACAGATATATTCGATTCTTAAATGCAGTTCAACAACATTTGATAAAGTTCTTAAACATTTAGATTCTGAATATAATTATTATGGAGAAAGGTCTGCTGATAAAAGATTTAAATACTGTAGAGTATGTGGAGAACTAAAGAGAACGGAAAAATCATTTTATCTAAGAAAATCTGGCAATTCTACTTATCGTTTATCTGTATGTAAAAGTTGTCAAAGAAGAAAATCAATGATAGAATACAAGAAAAATATCAATACGCTATCCGACTATAAGAGTTCTCTAGGCTGTGCTAAATGTGGCAATAAGAAGCACTATGTCCTAGATTTTCATCATATCGACCCAAAACAAAAACTCTTTAATATTTCATCTAAATTCAGCAGTGATATAGAGTCGGAAATAATAAAAGAAGAGATTGCAAAATGTGTTGTATTATGTTCAAATTGCCATAGAGAGTTTCATTATCTCGAAAGAGAAGAAGATATGACTATTGAAAAATATTTAAAGGAATGATTTTAATGAAATATGAAATTATGATTGAAGATAATTCTGATAACAACAATAAAATTATGAAATCGTATCCTATTCGAAATTGGGGAGACTTTAGAGATTCTTTATATTTTCTAGCTGTTGACTTATTTGTAAGCACACCTACTTCTATTGGTGGATATGAATTAATTAAAACAACCACAGGTAATTATTGGACTATGGAAGTAAGTTCAGAAAAAGATATTATAGATATGAAGATTAAAGAAAAATACAATATAGAAATTAAAGTTAAGAAAGATGTTGACTTTTAATAAGTAATATGTTATAATTAATTATAGACTCAAACAGCAAGCAAACCCTATATGAGATGCAGGTAAAAACGAGTCTAGTATCACGCAGGTTTAGTTAAATGGTATAACTTCGGCTTTGTAATCCGACATTAGAAGTTCGATTCTTCTAACCTGCATTTTAATTTGCTTAGGTACTCAAGAGATTAAGAGGATAGGTTGCAACCCTATTATCCGTCGGTTTGAATCCGACCCTAAGCTCCATGCTCACGTGGTGGAATTGGTATACACGACAAGTTTAAGCCTTGTTGCCATTTGGATTGAGAGTTCGAATCTCTCCGTGAGTATATTTTTAAAAAAGTATTGACATAACATCGTCGATATGGTATAATTAATTCAGAGACACAAACAGCAATTACTCCTAATAACATTCTATCAAATGACAGGCGAGAGTTCGAATCTCTCCAATCTAATGCTAGGTAGGGTTGTGGTGTAGCGGTAGCACAAAAAAGGCGTGTCTCGTCTATGAGAATCCTAGCTTCTCAATTATTATTTCGGGTTCGTCTAACTTGGAAGGATAGCGGACTTTGAATCCGCAGATACTGGTTCGATGCCAGTACCCGAAGCCATTTTAAAAAAATTATTGACAAATTAAGAAACATATGTTATAATTAAGATACAATCAACGTTGGGAAACGTCGATTTACATAGCGGTGTAGCTCAAAGGCAGAGCAATCTCTTGATAAG